GAATACTTACGAAAGAAAAAACGCTGGACTAAGAAAATGGCTGAGCGTGAAATGGTTATGATTGATTTATATTGTGGGCTAAAAATAGAAAAATAGTTTGGATTACAAAATTAGTTTTGATATATTAATAAAAAAGAAAATATGGACTTATTAAATAAAGCAAATGAAAATCTTCCTCGTTCGTCTAAGGAAGTTGAAAAAATGATTGACAAAGCTACTAAACACTATGGTGAATTTCTAAAATCAGTAGGCTTTGATTATGAAAAAGATCCTCAAACTATGGACACACCTCGTCGTGTAGCTAAAGCATGGTTAAAAGATCTTGTAATTGGATCAGTAACTGACGAACCTAATATTACAGTATTTCCAAATGAGGAAAATTATAATGGTATTGTTATTCAAACAGGCATTCCAGTAATATCAATGTGTGCACATCATAATTTACCATTTATTGGTTATGCTACTGTAGCTTATGTGCCTAGTGATTATGTGATTGGTTTAAGTAAATTAAATCGTATTGTAGATTGGTTTGCACGTAGACCTCAAATGCAAGAATCACTTACTCAACAGATTCATGATTTTGTAGCTAAGAAAATGGAATGTGGATCTGTAGCTGTAAGTATAGCTTCAAAACATATGTGTTGTTCAAATCGTGGAATCAAACATCCTACAAGTACTATGACCACAAATAAATTTAGTGGAGTATTTATGGAAAAAGATAATTTGATTCGTGAAGAATTTTTACATGCGATTCAAAAGAATGGAGTAGAATTTTAATATGAAAATAAATAAATACAGAGTATTATCAGATGCAGTTGAAAAAGGTATTGAGGGTGGGTATTATAAAGCCCGCAGGCATACAGATACACTAGATGAAGATCAATTTAAAGCAAATATCTATCACTATGTAATGACAGAAATTTGTAAATACTTCAGTTTTGATGAGTCTGATGATGAAATAGTAAATCTAAGACGTATACCAGAAGATGGTTGTTAAAAAATATAGGTTGATTGGGAAACCATGCATCTTTTAACTGTAGAAAGGGCTGATGCATGTGGTGAGGGCAGGTTCCATAATCGGCAAGAAACGCCAATCGTAAAAGTAGATGTCCACGCACCCATCTTCTACTTTCCTAAAATAAAAATTTAAATTATGAAAACACTTATTTATTCTTTATTCTTTTTTACATTAATTTTAATTGGATCTGCTTGTATTCCTACTGGAGGAGATATTGCTTCTGGAGTAGCAGACAGTATTAATTTTACAATAGCGAAAGGAGCACATTTTTGTTCACCTCGCTTAAATCAAACCCACCCAGGCATTAGTAGAATGTCTTATTACATCCAGTTTGAAGATAATTGTAAATATAAACTTAATACAACTGATAGTAATGACATTAATAAAGCATATGGTTACTCTTATGGAGCACATCAAACTAACTCAACTAGATTAGGTTGGAATTGGAAACTTGATACACTAATGCTTTACAATTACTCTTACTTTTCAGGTGTTCGTGTATCAAGAAAAATTGGTAATTATGCAAGACAAGTACCAATTTATGTTGATCAAAAATTATCAGGTGATACATCTTGGATTACATTAGTACAAAATGGTAAAGCAACAACTAGATTTGTTGTTGGTAAAGGAACCACTAAACAAACTGGTTATATTTTATATCCTTATTTTGGAGGCACATCAGTTGCCCCTAATACTATGAATATAAAAGTTTGGGGAGTAAAATACTATTAATAGAAAGTTATGAATAATATAGATCCACAATACCTATCTCTTTGCCAAGACATTCTTGACAACGGAACCAAAAAACAAACTAGAACTGGTACAGATTCCATTTCTATATTTGGTAGACAAATTCGTCATAAAATGAGTGATGGATTTCCTTTATTAACAACTAAAAAGATGGCATGGAAAACTATTGTAACAGAATTACTTTGGTTTTTAAGAGGTGATACCAACATTAAGTTTTTGCATGATAACAACTGCCATATTTGGGATGGTGATTATGAGAAGAGTGGTAGAACAGATGGTGAATTAGGTCCAATTTATGGTAAGCAATGGAGACAGTGGCAAGGTTGGTTAGTTAAAGATGGTAAAGCAGTTGGTTCACTTTGGTATGATCAAATTGCAAGATTAGTTCATAGTCTAAAAACAGAACCTGACTCAAGACGATTAATGGTATCAGCTTGGAATGTAGGTGAATTAGATCAAATGGTATTACCTCCTTGTCATTATGGATTTCAAGTTTATACAAGAGAGTTGTCTATAAAAGAACGATTTGAATTATGGAATAAAATACCTACTAGAGATGTCATGGATTTTCCTATTGGATACCTTACAGAGGAACAATATCATGAAGTATTAGATAAAATTGGAGTACAAAGAAGAGCAATCTCTCTAATGTGGAATCAACGAAGCGTAGATGTTCCATTAGGTTTACCATTCAACATTGCTTCCTATGGTTTATTACTTCATATATTAGCAGAAGCAACAAATATGATACCAGATGAATTGATTGGTAATTTAGGTGATTGCCACATTTATGAAAATCAAATTGATGGTATTAAGGAACAATTAACAAGAGAGCCATTTAAATTACCTGAATTGTTTGTTAATAGTGAGTTTTGGAATCATGAGTATAGTACTATAAGTAGATATATTAATAGTATGGAGATAGGTGATTTTCAAATAGAAAATTATCAATCACACCCATCAATTAAAATGCCTTTATCAAACTAGCTAAATATTATAATATTTATATGAAACCACAAACTGTTATTTTTCATGAAAACAGGCTCCACACACTTCCTACTTATCTTACTATTCTTATGTTTATCAGTCACTAGATGTGCTAAAGAAGAAATTTCTCCATCAGGTGCTCTAAACAAAACTATTCCTTTAGATTTAAGAATACCAACTTGGGAAAGATTAATGTATGTAGATAAAACTGATACATTATATAATAATACTCAAGGTAAAAATACTTTTAGTAGATACCTTAAAAAATATAACTTTACAGGAGTATATTTTTATAGTACTTCTGGAATTGTATCTTCTACTTCTAATTATACTAATTTTAGTAATTTTTTAAAGCAATTAAATGATAGTGGTGTAACAACTAGAGCTGTAGTGAGTGGTAGCTCAACAACTTTTTCAACCACAGGAAATATTACTAGATATAATAACTCACAATCTGATCCTACTAAAAAAATTAATATAGCTAATTTAGAACTTGAGTGGTGGAATGGAGCTACTACTTGGAGTAACTGGAATAATATAAATCAACAAATAAATAATGGAACAATAGTTACAAATGATTTTTATGAGGGTTGGTATAAGAACTTAGGATCAACTATAGATACTATTGCCTCTAAAGATCAAGTTAGATATTCAGATAGAATTTTATTACATTGTTATCAAAATGGGATTCCTACTTATAGTTATGCTAATGCTCAAAGTACCGGTGCCACCGGTGGCAGATTGGATATTATCGCCAAAGGGGCACGACAGGCTAATAAACGAATTAATCTCTACATCATTATATCTGCTGAGAATACAGCCTGGGGAGCTAGTAATACTTTCACAGGTCCTACTTTAGCGGCTGCTTTTGGGTATCCAAATCCTTATTTATATATTGAAACTCAAACGTATAATAATATTTACTATAATATGACATCGTTTCAAAAGCAGTGGATTAACTTTAAGGGATTTGTGTGGTTTACTAAAAGATATTGTTATGCCGCTATCCCTCCTAGATAAGAATTTAATATGAGATTGTGGTTAACTAGACAGCATAATGGGTTATACATGTTAACAAAAAATAAACCTATAATAATTAAAGTAGAAGGTAGAGAATACGAAGATGCTTATGTAGCTCCAGGTGAACCTATAGGTATAAGAAATTTTTGTGACGCGATTTTAAAACTTATAAATTTAGATAAACCACTTAAAAGAGGACAATCTATTGAAATATTATTAAGTGGTGAAGTAATTACTATAGAATAATCCTTAGTTAAGATTTCTCTATATTTATGAGAAACCTTAACCTATGAAATCTAGACTTCTTTTTATCAGTAAACAAAAACACATTTATTCAAACATAACTAATACCCCTATAGCGTCTGGTCTGTACAATTCAGCTCAGTTTGTTGTTAATATGTTAAATCATAATGGAGTAGAAGCTAAATTAGCAAATGTAGTTGATGCTAATTCTATAGATAAAGAAGTCCATTTATATAAACCAACTCATGTTATTATAGAAGCATTATGGGTTACGCCTGAAAAGTTTAAAGTTTTAGCTAAATTACATCCAAATGTAAAATGGATTGTTAGATTACACAGTGAAATTCCTTTCTTATCAGGTGAAGGAATCGCTATAGAGTGGATTTATAAGTATCTAGATTGTAAAAATGTAATTTTATCTGTTAATTCAAGAAGAATGGATAAACAACTTACAGAATTATTAAAACGTCCTATCCTATATCTTCCAAATTACTACCCAGTATACAATCATAAAAATAAAAAACAACCTAAAACTCATATCAATATAGGATGTTTTGGAGCTATTAGACCTTTAAAAAATCAATTAATACAAGCAGTAGCAGCTATTAATTTTGGAAATAGTTTAAGAAAATCTATTCATTTTCATATTAATGCTACTCGAGTTGAAGGTAAAGGAGAACCTATTTTAAAAAATATAGAAAATTTATTCGCAAATAATCCATATCATAAATTAATTAAACATGAATGGATGCCTCATCATGAATTTGTTAATGTGATTAAACAAATGGATATTGGAATGCAAGTGAGTTATTCTGAGACATTTAATATTGTGACAGCAGATTTTGTAAATAATAATATACCTGTTGTAGTTTCTCCTGAAATATTTTGGGTAAATAATTGCTTTAAAGCAGATCCTAACTCAGTAGATAGTATTCAAATTAAATTAGAAACTGCTTACTTTTTTGGTGATTGGGGATTATTTAAATTTTTAAATAAACAAAAACTAAAATTATATAATAGTGATTCAAAGTACATTTGGTTAAATAATTTCGCGTAAATTTTAAAAATTTCGCAATATTTATTGGTGTACAATCAACCAAAACCAAATGAAATATATCATTCTAATTATATTGTTTCTTACTTTTTCAACAAAAGTTAAATCTCAGTATAATGAATCTATAGGTATAGTTTCTACATCTTACTATAAATCAACAAATATAGAAGATTATGACATTATTCATACTGATGATTTAGGTATAGTTGTTTGGAGAGTTCCTTCATATTTTAGTGATGAAATTTTTGACTTAAATAATGAATCATACAATATATTAGGTTATACAGAAGTGAAAAACAATAAAATTCTTTCTAATCCATCAGATTATGACTATTGGTTAGTTAAAAAAGATGAACCTGTAATTTCTGTTATTTCACCTAACCCAGCTATTAATAACGTAAATATATTTATTAATCAACTAGTAGAAAATTTACAAATATCAGTATACACAACTAGTAATTTATTGGTTTATAACACACAAATTATAGATTATCACACAAATTTAAATTTATCTAAATTATCAAATGGTATGTACTTTGTAAGATTACATACTGATGAAAAACTATATAAAATCTATAAATTATGCATTTTACAAAACAATTATTATTAGCAGTTTTATTATTAACTAGTACTTTATCTTTTGGGCAAAAAACAATAACTTGGTATCGTATTACTAATGATACCTCTACTCTAAATTATAATCCATTTGGAACCGGAAATATAATTAAAACAGGATATTATAATATAAACCCAAAAACTGGGGATCAATATAGATATACAGGTAGTACTACTTGGGTTAAAGATAGTTTATTTAAGTCTTTATCATTAAAGGATACTGTATTTATTGTAACAAAAGACACTATATATATTAGTTCATCAGGAGGTAGTGGAGGAGGAGCTGATTATACACCTGAACAATACGGAGCAATCAGAGCAAATCAAACTTTTGCTCAACGTGGTATTACACAAGATACTATCAACGCTCTTTATCCAGGAATGGGTTTTACTACCTCGGATCTTGTTGATTGGGCAGCTTGGCAGATGGCTGTTAAGCAAGCAACATTGAATGGTGGTGGCGTAAAAGCAAGAGGTGGTACTTATTACATTGGTACTAAATCTATAATGATTGAAAAATATTCTAAATACTTTCAAATTGATGGTAACTATTCTAAATTAATATCTACTGGTACTACACCTATATTTAGCAGACCTTCACCTACAGATAATAGTGATGCTAATACGATGATTGATCTCAGGTGTACTTTTAGAAATTTAGTATTGAAAGGCACTAATACTCAAATTGGTATTGATATCGGTCCTACCTATGGTGCATATTACCAAAACATAATGGGCGAGACTTTAGGTGAATGTATTCACTTACGTTTTGCTTTGAGAACCACAGTAGATAACTGCTTTGCTACTAACTGCGTTTCTGGTTGGGTAGCTGATAGAGGTAACTGGGCTGGATCTTCCAACTCAAACTCTCAATCAAACCATACTACTTTTAGAAGCTGCAGATACTTTGGTTCGGGAGATGTTGCTTTTAAAATTGTAGCTGCCTCAGGTGTTGTAGTTGAAGATTGTATTATCGAAGGATTTTCAGTTAGAGCAGGTATTGATTTTGATGGACAATCCTCAACAGTAGTAAAAGATTTTACAGTACGTAATACTCACTTTGAATGTACTCAAGGTGCTACAGAAGCATTTATTAAAGTTAGAATGGCTAATGGTATTGTTACAATAGATAAAGTATTTGGACAATACGCTTCTATCTTAGCAGATATAGGTGCTACAGGTGGTTATATCACAGCAGAAATATCTCATGTGTCTTATTGGGTGTTCAAAGCTGGTAAAGCATTTAATAACGCAGGTGCTGTAGGTTGGATATTAAAATATAATGAAAACTCTTTAACAACTCAAACACCTAGTACCACAGTTCCTACTTGGTTTAGTGGAACAGCTGTACAAAATTGTAGTGGTGGAGGGTGTGGTTCTAACAGATATTATTTCTTAGCAGTACCTAGATAATATTTAATTTAAAGTTCTTAATTAAGGCTTGGTGATCCAAGCCTTTTTTCTTATATTAATAAAAAATAAAAGTTATATGGAAAAAGAAAAAATCTACCAAGAATTAATAAAAGTACTTAAATCACAAGTTATTGATTTGTCAATGATGTCTAAAATTGAATTAGGTGATGATGTTATAGAAAAAATTGTTTCATTAGAACAAAAACTAAATTATGTACCTTATATCTCTGAAGTAGAGGAATTTAATGCTACAATGGGCAAGCCAAATACTTATACTCCAAATATTCCAGATGAAAAAGAATGGATGTTTGTTTATAATTTTATTTTAGAAGAATTAGAGGAATATAAGGAAGCTTGTGAAACAGGAAATATTGTAGAAGTATTAGATGCACTTTGTGATATCACTTATGTAGCAACAGGTAATGGAGTTATGCTTCATGGTTTAAAAGATAAATTCCAGGATGCGTATGCTGAGGTACAAGCATCAAACATGAGTAAAGCTTGTAAGACAGAAGAAGAAGCAATTGAAACAGTTAAAGTAAGATCTGAACAACAAGGTGAACCATGTCATTATGAAAAAGTAGGTGAATATTGGATTGTCTATAGATCAAGAGATAGAAAAGTGATGAAAAACATTAACTATTTTAAACCAGATCTTAAGAAATTTTTTTAATATTAAATAAAGGTTATGTACCAATCAATTTATTACGACCGTAAATCATACACTTATTATCTTCGTGATGATCAAACAGGTTGGTCACAATTTCAATATCAACCAACTTATTGGAGACGTGTTGATGATTGGCAAGAAAATGCTCAACCAGTATTAACTGGTGGTTGGGCTATACCAACTAAAAAATATGATAAAGAAGATACTAATTTATTAGAAAAAGATATTGATAAAGAATTAGTTGTATTACGTGAATTATATTACAAGTATGATGATGTTGTACCTGAATGGCATAATATAGTTTATTTCGACATTGAGATTGAAATGGGTGGAGCATTAACACCTGAATATATTTCTTCTGCTCCTATGCCTTTAACTTCTATTGCTTTGATAGATGTTACAACTAAACAAAAAATATGTTTAATTGTAGATAAAACAAAGGAAATAAAAGAATATAATCAAGATGGTCAACATATCATACCTTGTGGTTCTGAAAAAGAATTAATTAAACGATTCTTAGACAAACTAGAAGAATTAGATCCAACTATATTAGTAGGATATAACTCAGAATACTTTGATATGCCTTACTTGTATTTTAGAATTAAACAAGTAATGGGTGAAGATGAAGTATTACGTTTATCTCCTATTCGTAAAGTAGATTATCGTGATTTTAATGGTGAGCATCAGATTACTGTTGGTGGAGTTAATCATCTAGACTATATGTTACTTCATAAAAAATATATTATGAAGGAAGAACCATCATATAAATTAGGAGATATTGGTTTAAAATACGTTAACTTAGGTAAGGTAGAATACGAGGGAAATTTAAATACATTATTTAAAAATGATATAAATACCTTTATAGACTATAACTTACGAGATGTTGAAATCATTGAAAAACTAGAAGGTAAATTAAAATTTATTGACCTAACAATTATGATTTCTCATATCTGTAATATTCCATATGAAAGTGTTTATTGGAATACAGTTATGAATGAGGGTGCTATCTTAAAGTATTTACGTCGTGAAGGTATTATCTCACCTAATAAACCAACTACTCATAATCCATCTCTAAAAGCAGCTAATGAAACATATGCTGGTGGTTACTTATTAGAACCAGTACCTGGTTTATATTTTGATGTGATTGACTTAGACTTTACTTCACTATATCCTAGTATTATTAAATCACTTAATTTAGGGATTGAAACATTAATTGGTAGAATTAAAGTACCATATCATTCTACTTATGAACAAAATCATTCATTAGAAAAACTTAAAGAAAGAGATCCTAATGAAGAAGTGACTGTTGAAAAATTAGACAAAACAAATTATAAACTTAAATCAGCTAAAATTAAATTAAAAACACTAATTGATTTAATTGAAAAAAATGATTATACAATAGCTGCTTCAGGTGCTATATTTGATACTAATGAACAAAGCATTTGTTCTACTATTTTACAAGGTTGGTTTGAAAAACGAGAACATTACAGAGCATTAAAAAAGAAAGCAGGTAAAGAAGAAGATTGGACCAATTATAAATTATATGATTTGTTTCAACATTCATTTAAGATCTTACAGAACGCAATGTATGGTACATATGCTAAAAATGGTTGGAGGTATACTGATGGTCATTTGATTTGTAGTGCTGCTATCACAAACAGTGGTCAACGCTTAACCCAAGAAAGTATTGTTTATGTTAATAAAACTATAAATGATGAATTAGGTGTTGATAAACAACATATTTGTATTAGTGACACAGATTCTATGTATATTGTGTTAGGTGATCTAATCAAACATAGATATCCAAATCTTAAACCAGAAGATAAAAACGATAAAATACTAGAACTAGCTCATGAAATACAAACATATTCAAATGATTACCTAAACGAGTTAAGTAAGAAATTATTCAATATTAAACCTGGCACTCACTACTTCCAATTAAAACAAGAAGTAATTTGTGCTGGTGTACTTACAACTGGTAAACGAAGGTATGCTATGTATGTCACTAATAAGGAAGGTGTTCCTGTTGAAGAATTAGACATGAAAGGACTTGAATTGATGAAGTCAAACATGAATAAGTTATTTAAAAAGTTTGGTGAGAATCTAATTAAGGATATTTTGTTTGGTAAATCAAAAGAGGAAATAGATAATAACATAGTTGACTTCTATAAGTCACTTAAAACACTTAATCCAAAAGAATTAGGTAAACCCACAGGAGTAAAACAAATATCAGCATATCATATACCAGCTAGAGCAGGAGAAATGTTTAGCTCATTTAGGTTGAAAGCACCAGCTAATACAAAAGCATCTGTGAGATATAATGACTTACTTAAGTTTAAAAAATTAGATAAAAAGTATGAATCTATTATTGAAGGTGATAAGTTGTTTATAGTTAATCTAAAACAAAATCCTTATAATCTAGAAACAATAGGTATTCCAAATGCTCAAGTACCACCTGAAATTGAGGAATTTGTTAAACAATATATTGATGTTGAGGAGATATTTGAGTCGTTATTAGGAAATAAATTAAAGAACTTATATGGTGATTTGAAGTGGGAGTTTCCATCACTTAATCCTAACATTAAAAAGTTTTTTAGTTTCTAAATTTGGACTTCTAAAATATTTTTCTTATATTAAACTAAATAAAAGTTATGATAAATAAAGTAGAACTACAATCCATAATTAATAAATATTATCTTAATGGCTTAATTGAAGCTGTTAAATGGGATATTAAAGATGATATTCTAAATATTAAATTTACAGCACCAACACGAGAAATGATTGGTGAAATAAATCATAATGAATTTAAACTAGAAGATTCATCATTTGGTATTAGTAATACTTCACAGCTACTAAAATTAATTAATATCACAGCAGGTGAAGTGATGTTGAGTTTTGTTAAAAATAATAAAATATTTAATAAATTAATTATTGCTGATCAGCAATTTACAGTTAATTATTCATTAGCAGACATTTTAACAATTCCTAAAACAGGAGCATATAGTGGATCTGAAGAATGGGATATTGAAATTGAATTAGAATCTGAAGCTATAACAGCTTTAATTAAAGCTAAATCAGCATTACCTGAAAGTACTACAGTGGTTATTAATCCATATTCTAGTTTAGATGGTGACCCTCAATTAGAACTTACATTTGGTGGTGATATTGAATATGCCAATAAAGTATCTTATTATTTAAATATTAATAAAAACACTAATAAGGAATTTGAATTAGCATTTAATTCAGATCTACTTAAAGAGATACTTAGTTGTAATAAAGATTATGAAACAGCTAAAATGTCTGTTAATTTAGAAGGTCTAATTAAATTAGAATTTAAAACAAATAAAACAACAAGTACTTATTATATTGTAAAGAAAGATGTTTAATTTAGTAAAAAAAGTTATTAATTTTCAAGATAATTTATATATTATCAAACGAACAATTAAAGAAACTAGTATTAAAGAAGAGTTTGTGTTAGAATATAAAGAATATATAGGTGCGGATACAGTTTTAAAAAAGGATGGATTATATTATTTCGCTATTAAAATTGATGAAGCTCAAATAATTCCTGAAACAGGTCAATTAGAACTGGATTTTTAATATATTTATATAAGTAAATAAAGTTATAAAATAAAGATTATGTCATTAAAAGCAGTTTTCAACAACATTATTGTTAAACCTCAAGAAGAGGAAGAAACCACTTATGGTTCAATTGTAGTACCAGATTTAGGAAAAGAAAAAGGATTAGTAGGAACTATTGTCTCTGTTGGAGACGGCTACTGGTCAGTCACTGGTAATTACATTAAAACAACATTAGAAGTAGGTCAAAAAGTATATCTACCAGCTATGGGACCAACTAAACTTGATCATGAAGGTCAAGAATATTGGGCATGTCAAGAATCACAAGTATTAGCAGTTATAGAATAAATTAAAAGTTTATGAACAAAAAAATCGAATTCGGGTCTGATGCCCGTAAAAAACTAATATCAGGAATTAATAAGGTAGCAGACGCAGTCACAGCTACATTAGGTCCAAATGGACGAAATGTTATTTACACCGAGTATGGTGAAGTACGAAGTACAAAAGATGGAGTTACTGTTGCTAAACAGATCTCAAATGTTGAAGACCCACTTGAAGAGTTAGGTGTTCAAATGATTAAACAAGCATCAATTAAAACAGCTAATAACGCGGGTGATGGTACAACTACATCTACACTTTTAGCTCAACAAATTATTAATGAAGGTTTATCTTACATTGATAAAGGAGCAAATGCTGTTGAAATTAAAAGAGGTATTGATGCTGCTGTTAAAGAAGTAGTAACATGTCTTCGAAAAGAAATAGCTGAAGATATTACATCAGAAACTCAATTAGAACAAATTGCTACTATCTCAGCAAATAATGATCCTGAAGTAGGAAAATTGATTGCGACAGCAATGGAAAAAGTAGGTCGTGAAGGAGTAGTTACAATTGAGGAATCTAAAACAGGTGAAACATATCTTGAAACAGTAGAAGGTATGCAGTTTGATAGAGGATATAAGTCGCATTATTTTGTTACAAATAACAATGATATGACTTGTACTTTAGAAGATCCATTTATCTTAATTGCGGATAAAAAATTCAATCAAGTAAAAGATTTGTTACCTATTTTAGAAGGAGTATCAGGTACAGGCAAATCACTTTTAATCATTGCTGAAGATATTGATGGTGAAGTTTTAAGTACACTTATTGTAAACAAAATGAGAGGTACTATTAAAGTAGCAGCTGTTAAAGCACCTGACTTTGGAGACCGCAGAAAACTATTACTTGAAGATATGGCTATTATGACTGGTGGTCAAGTATTTAGTCCTGAAAAAGGAATGAAATTAGATAAGTTTAGTTGGGAATGGTTTGGTAAAGCTCGTTTAGTAACTATTACTAAAGATCAAACAACAATTGTTGATGGTAAAGGTGAACAAGAAAAAATTGATGCTCGTATTGAAGAACTACAACATCAAATTGATAAATCAGTTGTTCCATATGAAAAAGAAAAATTACAAGAACGTTTAGCTAAATTCATTGGTGGTGTAGCTATTATTCATGTAGGTGGAAATAGTGAGTTAGAAATGAAGGAAACTAAAGATAGAGTTGATGATGCATTACACGCTACAAAAGCCGCTATCGAAGAAGGAATTGTACCAGGTGGAGGAGCAGCTCTATTATATGCTAGAGAAGCTATCACTAAATCAAGAGCAGAATTAGACTCAGATATCCATATTGGTAAATCAATTGTTTATAAAGCATGTGCTTCACCATTTATGAAAATTTTAACTAACGCTGGTTACTCAGAAGGCGAATGTTACGGATTAATTAATGGATTAGGTGGAGATGATAATTGGAAAGGATATAATATCAAAACTGAATCTTTTACTAACATGAAAGAATCAGGTATTATTGATCCATCTAAAGTAACTCGTAATGCAATTGAAAATGCAGCATCAATAGCTGGTACAGTATTGTTAACTGAAGCGGCGGTTGTTGAAATTAAAGATGATAAAGAACAAAACCAAATGGCTGGAATGCCTGGAATGTTTTAATGGAACAAGAAAAGAATATATTGATAGCGAAGCGTGTCCCCCCTGGGGACCGCTGGTCGCTACTTAATGGTGAGGATACAGTTTATAATTCGTTAACTGAAACATTAGAAGCATATTATCAAAAAAGTACTATTAAACCTCAAGCGTTTAGACTTGAACCATTAAAAGGTGAGTTATATGTTATTACTACTGAAAATGTAGAAGCTCCTCCACCTAAAAAGTTTAATATCTACGGAGACTATTAATTTGGATTTCAGAGAAATATTCTATATATTTAATAAAAATAAGTTATGTCAAAAAGGTTACACACAATTCTAAATGAAAAATATCGTCCTGATACATTAGAAGGATATATTTGTAAAGATGAAATTAAAACCAAATTTCAAGAATTCATTAAGAATCAAGATATCCCTCATTTACTATTTGCAGGTAAACCAGGCGCAGGTAAAACCACAATTGCTAAAATATTAGTTAATAATATTGATTGTGATTACTTATATATTAATGCAACTGATGAACGATCAATTGATGTTATGAGAGATAAAGTAGGAGCATTTGCTGCCGCTGGTTCATTTAAACCACTTAAAATAGTGATTCTAGATGAAGCCACTCATATTTTACAAGCATCACAAGTTATATTGTTAAACATGATGGAAACATATAGTTTAACAACACGTTTTATCTTAACAGGTAACTACCCAGAACGTCTTATAGAACCATTAAGAAGTCGTTTACAAGAATTTGATTTATCTCCTCCTACTAAAAAAGTAGTAGCACAACATGTTAGTGTTATTCTAGATAAAGAAAATATTGAATATGAAATTCCAGATCTAGTTACTATTGTAAACAAGTTCTATCCTGATTTTAGAAAAATCATTAACAATTGTCAAAAATATACTGTTGATGGAGCTCTAAAATTAGGTGAATTAAATGATACAGATGAACAATATAAAGAACATATATTAGAGGAATTAAAAAAACCGTCTAACAAATCATTTAACAATATTAGACAAATTATAGCAAATGCTGATGTAAATGATTTTGATGATTTATATAAGTTTTTATATGAGTATTTAAGTGAATATTCTAAAGGTAACGATGGTTTAATCATCTGTTATTTAGAAGAATATATGTACCACGCAACATTTAGACTTGATAAAGAAATCAATATAATGGCGTGTATATCAAAAATATTAGAAACAATAAATAATAAAAAAGTAATATGAACCAAGAACAAATGAAAATGAATGTGGACATTAAACAAACTGTCCCTGTAGAATCAGAAGATGGAAATCAAGTATTTCAAGAAGCAGTAGTGCTAAGAAAAGCAAGTAAGTTTTTAGTTGGTACATCTGAGGATGCTATTATTCCTATTCCTGTATTCATTGATGTAAAAACAGGTAAAATCTTAACAGCATTGTTGCCTAAGGAAATTCGTGAAGAATATGAAGAATACAACAACAAAAAGTAAGTCATTTACTGTATTTGATTGGATAAAAGCAATCATTGATACTAAACCATCTTGGGATTCATTTAATCCAGACCAACAAAAACAATTTAATAATTATATGATTCATCGTTTTTTAAGTATGAATCCTAAGTATATTGAGATTGTAAATTATGTTCAAGGTTTGAATTTAAAAGATCCTAAAAAGTTATATGAAGTATACTGTTTTATGATTCCACAATCTAAAAACACTTACTCAGCTTATATTAAGTCAAATACAAAAAAGACTTCACCTGAAGCAGCTCAGCATATAGCAGAATATTTTGAATGTTCTATAAGTGAAGCAGAAGAATATATTTCATTAACTGATAAAAAATGGTTAGAGAATATTTTAGTAGCTAAAGGAATTGATGAAAAAGAAATTAAAAAATTAATTAAATAAAAATGGCAACAGAAAAAACAGTCATCCAACAAATGGAAGAAGAGTATCCAGAAGTAGCTAGAGAATATAAAAAGATTCTTAAGGAACAATATGAATTATTTGCTGGAAAGATGTTAGATTATGGTCTAGATAATATTTCTATGGGTACACGTCTTGAAACTCAAGATGAAAAGAAACTTTCATTAACAGCAGTTTGGATTCGAATGAATGATAAAATGAATCGTTTAAAAAATCTAGTTTTGTTAGGTAAAGAAAATCGAGTAGCAGATGAATCTACAACTGATAGTTATAGAGATATTACTAACTATGGTATTATTGCTCAGATAGTGCAAAACGGAATGTGGAAAAAATAGTATGGCCAAAAATAAATTGCCTGATGTACTAAAACGTATAAAGAATTTCAAACCAATTGAAATTAATTATGCATTCCATAAAAGTATATCTTATTCTCAATTATCAATGTATTTGTCTTGCCCTAAAAAATGGGCACTACAATATAGAGATGGTCATAAAGTATACACTCCAACTATTAATACAGTATTTGGAACAGCAATCCATGAAACATTACAACATTATTTAAGTGTAGCTTATAATGAATCAGGAGCAGCAGCAGATAGAATTGATTTAGAAACATATTTTGAAGAAAAATTTAGAGAAGTATATTCAAAAGAATACCAAAATAATAAATCAGTTCATTTCAGTGATCCTGGAACAATGAGAGAATTTTTTGATGATGGCATTGCTATTATTAATTTTGTTAAAAAACGTAGAGGTGAGTATTTTAGTTCAAGAGGATGGCATTTAGTTGGAATCGAGATCCCAATTGTTATTTCACCAGATAAACGCTATAACAACCTTTATTTCAATGGATTTATTGATTTAGTAATGTATCATGAACCAACTAATGAATTTATTATATATGATATAAAAACAAGTACACGTGGGTGGAGTGATAAGGAAAAGAAAGATGAAATAAAACAATTTCAAATCCTATTATATAAAACATACTTTAGTGAACAGTTCGGAGTCCCAGCTGATAATATTGATGTTAAGTTTTTTATTGTAAAACGTAAAATATGGGAGGAAAGTGAATTTCCTCAAAAACGTGTTCAAGAATTTACTCCAGCAAATGGTAAAACTAAAGTAAATAAAGCTAAAAGTGCATTAACATCATTTATAGAAGATGTATTTAGTATAGATGGTTCTTTTAAATCAACTGATCATCAACCTACACCATCAAAAAATAGTTGTATGTATTGTCCTTTTAAAGATAAAAAAGATTTATGTGAAAGTGCAATCTAATTAGATCTACATATATTTATATATATACAATAAATAATGTTATGGACAATACACAATTAACCTCTGTCAAAGTAGACAAGGATCTATTTGACAACTTTAAAATCGAATGTGTTAAGAGAAAATTTTCTTTAAATAAGCTTGTTAATCGGGCAATTGATTTATATCTTACTAATGAAGATTTTAGAAAACAAGTTACCAATTATTCAAATCCAAAAATTAAAGACTAAAAACAAGTTCTATGAATTCAAGTTTTGCTTATTTACCTCAAAATGAGAGGAAAAAGATCTTATTAATTTGTGATGATTTAAGAGTACATTCTGGAGTAGCAACTGTTGCTCGTGAAATGGTTTTAAATACAGCTCAACATTTTAATTGGGTTCAGATTGCAGGAGCAATCAATCATCCTGATAAAGGAAAAAGATTAGATTTATCTGGAGACACTAATACAAATACAGGTTTAACAGATGCTTCTGTTGTGATGTATCCTGTAGATGGATATGGTGATCCAAATCTAATTAGACAACTCATTAAAATTGAAAAACCAGATGCCATTTTCTTGATCACTGATCCAAGATACTTTATGTGGTTATTTCAGATTGAAAATGAAATTAGAAGAAAAATGCCTATTATTTATCTCAATATTTGGGATGATTATCCAGCTCCAATGTATAATAGACCATTCTATGAAGCATGTGATGCATTATTAGGTATTTCTAAACAAACTGTTAATATCAATAAATTAGTTTTAGGTGAAGAAAAAGCTAAGAAAAAAATTATTGAATATGTTCCTCATGGTTTAAATGAAAATATTTTTAAACCAATTGATAAGAATGATCCTAAATTTAGAGAATTTAAAAGTCAAATTTTTAAAGGAAAAGAATATGATTTTGTTTTATTCTTTAACTCTAGAAACATTCGTCGTAAACAAATTCCAGATACACTTTTAGCATACAAATATTTTATTGATGGATTATCTGAAGAAAAAGCTAAGAAATGTGCTTTTGTACTTCATACTCATGTAGTAGATGATAATGGAACAGATTTAGGAGCAATATGTGATTATTTGTTTGATGGAAATCCAAAATATAATATTATATTTACACCTCCTGGTTTAGGACCAGAACAAATGAGTTGGTTATATAATATGAGTGACACTCAGATCTTATTAACAAGTAATGAAGGTTGGGGATTAAGTTTAACAGAAGCGCTTTTAGTTGGAAATCCAATTATTGCAAATGTGACTGGTGGAATGCAAGACCAAATGCGATTTGTTAAGAATGGTAAATGGGTAGATTTTGATGCTGATTTTCCTTCAAACCATAATGGTACTTTAAGAGAACATGGTGAATGGGCATTACCAGTATATCCAACAAATCGTTCAATTCAAGGATCACCAGTCACACCTTATATTTGGGATGATAGATGTACAGCTGAAGATGCGGCTAATCAGATTAAATTTGCTTATACTTTAGGTAGAGAAAAACTTAAAGAAAGAGGATTAAAAGGACGTGAGTGGGCTTTAAGTAATGAAGCAGGTTTCACAGGTGAAAAAATGGGTAAACGAATTATTGAAACATTAGATCATTTATTTGCTACTTGGACACCTAGAGAAAAATTTGAACTTATCAATACTAAAAATATTCAAAAAAGAGTTTTAAATCATAAATTACTTTATTAATATGAGCGGTAAAAATAGTTGTGTAATCTACGCTCCAGTAGATACCTTATCAGGATATGGTAGTTTAGCTCGTGACACTACTAAATCAATAATTGAATTAAAAAAAGACGAGTGGGATATTAAAATTATTTCTTGCGGTTGGGGAAATACTCCAAATGGGTTTATTGATGATAATCCTGAGTGGAAATTTTTAAATGACTATATGATACAAGGTCAATTAACAACTCAGCCTGATGTTTTTATTTGGATGACTATTCCAACTGAATTCCAAAAAGTAGGTAAATACAATATTGGAATCACAGCAGGATTAGAAACAGATTTAGTTCCAGGTGATTGGATTGAGGGATGTAATAGAATGGATTTAGTTCTAGTATCATCTGAACATGGTAAAAAAGGATTTGAAATTTCTAAATACCAAAAACAAAATCCTCAAACTAAAATGTTTGAAGGAAATATTGAGTTAAAAACACCTGTTGAAGTATTATTTGTAGGTATGAATACTAATATCTATAAATTTTTAGAAACACCAAATAAAGAAATTGGAGCGTTAAATACAATTCCTGAAGAATTTTGTTATCTGTTTGTAGGACATTGGTTACAAGGAGATGTAGGCGAGGATAGAAAAAATGTAGGTCTATTAATTAAAGCGTTTTTTGAGACTTTTAAAAACAAGAAAAATCGCCCAGCACTAGTTTTAAAAACATCTATTGTAGGTCCTAGTTATATGGATAGAGATGAGATTTTGAAACGTATAAAAGTAATTCGGGACACTGTAAATTCAACTGATTTACCTAATGTTTATCTATTACATGGTGAATTTACAGATGAGGAAATGAATGAGATTTATAATCATCCTAAAATTAAAGCAATGGTTTCATTGACTAAAGGAGAAGGATATGGTTTACCGTTAGTTGAATTTACTCAAAGTAAAAAACCATTAATTACAACTAATTGGAGTGGTCATTTAGATTTCTTAAATAAAGAATTTACTCCATTAATTGAGGGTACATTAACAAATGTCCATCCAAGCGCAGCTAATCAATGGTTACATAAAGAATTTAAATGGTTCTCACCTGATCTAGGTCAAGTAGGATTTTATTTAAGAGATGTTTATGAAAACTATAAAAACTACTCAGACGGAGCTAAACGTCAAGCATATTTTGCTAAGACAAATTTTAATTTTGAAAAAATGACTGAGAAGTTAGGTGAATATTTAAAACGTATTCCTGAATTTCCTAAACAAGTTCAACTTAAATTACCACAATTAAAGAAAATTGAGTTACCAAAATTGCAAAAAATAGAAGAAAATGGATAATCTAATAATATGTAAGCATTGTGGATCAGATGCTTGTTATGTAACAGAAAATGGTCCTGAAATTAAAACATATTCTTGTTTTGGTTGTGGATTTACTACAAACTCTTTAATGAAAGAAGGACAGGAATTTTATGAAAAACAAATTTCTGTTTTACCTGAATTATATAAGGATCTTTTATTTACAGATGATGAAGATTTAGTTTGGATGCCAACAACTATTAATTTACCTCAACAAGGTATGGTGTTCTATAATGGTACTTCTAAAGAAGATTCTAAATGGTCAGCTGTAAAAGCAGTAAAAGTAGCTGAAGAGGAAAAAGAAAAATATCCAATCAAAGGTAAACCAGGACAATTCTATGAATATAGAATGGATATGGGTTCTATTATGAATTATGAAATGAAAGACTTTATGGAAGCACTTTCTTATATAGGAATTTTTCCTGAAGAAGAAAAATAATTTGGCTTAATAAAAAAAGTTTTATATATTTAATTATATGAAAATAAGTTATGCTATAACAGTTTGTAATGAACTAGAAGAAATTAGTTGTTTAATTCCTCTTCTAAAAGAAAATATAAGACAAGAAGACGAAATTGTAGTCTTACTTGATAAACCAAAAGCATCACAAGAATTATTAGATCAACTTTATAGATACTCATCAGCAAATTGGATCACTTTAAAAGAAAGTGAATTTAAAGGACATTTTGCAAACTGGAAAAATGAGTTAAATCATATATGTTCTGGAGATTGGATCTTTCAAATTGACGCTGATGAATATCCTAACATAACTTTAATAGAAAGTTTACCATTCATTTTAGAAAACAATGAATCTGATATCATCTTAGTTCCTAGAGTAAATACTTTATATCCTAAAGTAGATGAAAATTATGTTAAAAGATGGGGTTGGAAAATAAATGAAAAAGGATGGATTCAATGGCCTGATCATCAATGGAGAATTTATAAAAATACTCCTGAAATCAAATGGATTAATAAAGTTCATGAAAAGTTAGATGGATATAAAAATTATGCTCATTTACCTGGATTAGAAGATTATGCTTTATATCATCCTAAAACAGTAGAAAGACAAGAAAAACAAAATAGTTATTACAATTCATTATGAAAACAGCCCTAATTACAGGTATAAATGGTATGGATGGAAGTCATTTAGCTGACTTCCTCCTCCAAAAAGGTTATACTATATATGGTTTAGAGAGAAGAAGTTCAGGTGAAAATAGAACTAATATTAAACACTTAGAAGGTAAAATTAATTTTATAAAAGGTGATTTAACAGATCAAAATTCACTTTTAAGAGCATTAAAAGAATCTAACCCAGATGAAGTATATAACTTAGCAGCTCAATCATTTGTAGGTGAGAGCTGGAATACACCTGAACAAACATCTAATGTGACTGGTTTAGGAGTATTAAGAATACTTGAAGCAATTAGAGAGTATGGTCATGAAAAAATTAAATTCTATCAAGCATCAAGCTCAGAAATGTTTGGTAGAATGGTAGAAAATCCAGCTAATGAAAATACTCCTTTCTATCCTAGATCACCATATGGTGTAGCTAAATTATATGGACATTGGATTACAAAGAATTATAGAGAATCATATAATATGTTTGCTTGTAGTGGTATTTTATTTAACCATGAAAGTGAAAGAAGAGGTATTGAATTTGTAACTAGAAAAATATCTGATGGTGTAGCTAGAATCCATTTAGGACTCTCAGATCATATTACATTAGGTAATCTAGATGCTAAACGAGATTGGGGATATGCTCCTGATTATGTTGAAGCAATGTGGTTAATGTTACAACAAGATAAAGCAGATGACTATGTAATTGCTACTAATGAAACTAGATCTATTAGAGAATTTTTAGATGAGGCTTTTAAAGTTGTTGGAATAACAGATTGGTCTTCTTATATTAAACAAGATCCAAGATTTATGAGACCAGCTGAAGTAGATGTGTTACGAGGTAGTTATTTTAAAGCAAACTCTGAGTTAAGATGGTCTCCAAAAACTAGTTTTAGTGATATGGTTAAGAAAATGGTTGAGAACGATATTGAAAAATTAAAATGAAAAAGAAAAATATATTAATAGTTTCTACTAGTGATAGATGTACTGTAGAATTAATTAACATTGTTAAAGAAATAAAAAAACGAGATCATAATTTTTTCTTTTTATATACAAATGAATTAAGTACTCAATATCCTCACATTTCATTAAATAGTTTTATGTATGATTCTAATGTAACAGAGTCAAACAAAACATATATTGCTAAAACTTTAGGTGGTATAACCTTACCTTTTATTCCTGATGTATTACTAGTAAGTAGAGAAAATTGGGAACCAGAAAAATCAATGTTTGTAGAATTTAAACAACTAGGAACTTTAATATGTTGTATTGAAAACTCAAGTTGGTTATACTCAGAAATTGACTCTAAATTAGAATTATATAGTAGAAAGTCTTTTCCTACAAATTTAATAGATATGTTTTTTGATCATAGTGACTGGGTATTTGAAACTAAAAAAATAGCTAGTTGGGTAACTCATAAAACTAAAATAGTAGGTAATTCTAAATTTGATAGTCTTATTGATATAGAACCATATAAAAAAATAAAACCAATTATTATTATTTATGGTTCTATGAATAAATTTATGCATGATGAGATTTTAGATAAAACTAAAAATATAGTAGAAAAACTTCATAGTGAATATGAATTATTTTATAAACCTCATCCTGTAGAATATATTGATTTTTCAAAAGATTTTGAAAATAATTTTGATAATCTAAAAAATATTCCTTATATTAAAGTAATAAAAGATGAAGCCTCATTTCAATCTATAGTCAAAGCTTCAGATATAAATGTTGGCATAATAAGTTCAATAATGTATTATTCTTTAGTGTTAAATAAAAAAACAGTTATTTTTGATATTAAAGATATTGGAATTGAAAAAGGATTTGATCTACAAAATTATAATCATACTAAACATTATGATTTTTGGGCTCCAATTATGAGAGTAAATTCATTTGAAGAGTTAGTTGATAAAATAGATCCTAAATTTATTGATAAGGCTATTGATAGAAAAAATAATTTAATTAATATTATTAAAAATAATTTAATAATTTATGATGATAATTTTAAATGGTTAGAAATAGATTCTCCTAATGCTAAATCAGTGTTAAAAATATTCGATGACTTTAATGATTTTAAAGCATCAGAAAGAATTGTTAATGAAATAGAAAATTTATATGTTTAATAATAAAACTATATTAATTACTGGAGGAACAGGTTCATTAGGTAGAGCTATCATCCAACGTCTTAAAAAATATAATTGTAAAATTATTGTTTATAGTCGTGATGAAGGTAAACAAGCTTTATATTTTGGTCAAGATAAATCAATTATTAAAGTAATTGGTGATGTTAGAGATTATGAACAATTAGTCAAAACATGTAAAAAACATAAACCGAATTATATTATCCACGCCGCCGCTTTAAAACGTATTGATGACATGGAATATTATCCTGAAGAATGTGTTAAAACAAATATCCAGGGTTCTATAAATGTTGCTAATGCTGCTATGGAAGCTAACGTTGATAAATGTATTTTAGTTTCTACAGATAAAGCATGTATTCCTATTAATGTATATGGAGCATCTAAATTCACAGCAGAAAGATTATTTACAAATTCTGATTATAATTCTCCTAATACTATTTTTAGTTCAGTTAGATACGGTAATGTAATAGCTAGTAGAGGTTCATTTATTCCTTTATGGTTAGATTTAGTTAACCAAAATAAAAGTATTAATGTTACTTCTTTGGATTGTACAAGATTTTTATTTACATTAGAAGATGCAGTTAATACTGTATTATCTTCTTTAATTAATAGTATTGGAGGAGAAGTATTTATTCCTTATTTTGACTCATTTGATATGGAAACTATAATTAAAGCCTTATCTCAAATAACAAATAAAGAAATTAAATATAATACTATAGGAATGCGTCCAGGAGAAAAATTTCATGAAGATATGATAGCAAAAACTGAGTTGCCATTCACATATCACTCAAATTTCTTACCAGGATTCACAACTGAACATTGTAATAAATTACTTTGTGTTATTCCTCAATACACAGAAAAAGAATATATTTTAGAAAAATATACAGGTCAAGAATTTAACTCAGGTATATTTTTAAATCATGATATAGATTATTTAACAAAACTAATAAATAAAGGTTTAAAAGATGCTAATTAAAAAGAAGAAAATTAATGAACAAGAACTTTGGGATAATGCTCTTAGACTTATGCCTAGAGGTACTCAAACAATGAGTAAATGTCCTGATCAATTTGTAGATGGAGTTTATCCTAAATTTGTAAAATCAGGTAAAGGAGCCTATTTATATGGTCTTGATGATAAAAAATATCTTGATTATATGTGTGGTTTAGGACCAATTATTCTAGGTTATAACCATAATCGTACAAATAAAGCTATTAAAAAACAACTTAAAAATGGTATTATATTTTCTTGGCCTACTTTATTAGAACAAGAATTAGCTCAATTAATTAGTGAAGTGGTACCTTGTGCTGAGCAAGTTCGTTTTGGTAAAAACGGAACAGATGTTAATCTAGCCTCAGTAAGAATAGCTCGTTCATATACAGGTAAAGAAAAAATATTAAAACCTAAAGGTGGTTATCATGGATGGGGAGATTGGCATGCCATTTCAATTAGAGATTATGGTGTACCTAAATGTTTAAAAGACTTAATAGATGAATTTGAGTTTAATAATTTAGATAGTTTAGAAGAATTACTTAAAAAAGATGATGTAGCTGCTGTTATTATTGAGCCACAAGCATTAACTACTCCTGCTCCTGGATTTTTACAAGGTGTAAGAGATTTGTGTGATAAATATAAAGTTGTTCTTATTTTTGATGAAGTAGTAACTGGGTTTAGATGGAGTTTAGGTGGCGCTCAAGAATATTTTGGTGTAACTCCTGATTTATGTTGTTTAGGTAAAGCTGTAGCTAATGGAATGCCTTTAGCCGCTATAGCTGGTAAAAAAGAATTTATGAAAGAATTAGATTATGTTTTTTATTCTATGACTTTTGGAGGTGAATGTTTATCATTAGTAGCTGCTATTGAAACTATTAAAGAACTTAAAACTAAAAACTACAATTATATTTGGGAATTAGGAAATATGCTTGACTTAGGAATCAAAGAAGCAGCTAAAAAATATAATCTAGATATTAATTTTGCTGGTGACGCTCCTAGACATAATTTAACTTTTAATTCTGAGACATACCCAGATGCTGATGGATTAAAAGCTTTATTTTACCAAGAAATGGTAAAACAAGGAATATTATTTCCAAATGTGATTTATATAAGTTTCGCTCATACTAAAAAAGATATTCAAAAAACAATTGATGCTGCTGATAAAGCATTTAAATTTTTAAGTGAAAATCTTAATAATATTGATAGTGTCTTAGAAGGAAAACGCCCAATAGCAATTTTTAGAAAAAACAACTAATAAAAAATTTATGGCTTACAATGAACAAAAAGTGTTAGAAGCACTACATAATTTAGAGACAGTAGGATATTATAAAACAAATGTTGTTGATATTCTAGATTCATCTGGGATAGAATCTTTTAATAAAGCAAGTGATTTTTATGATCAAATGCTTTCAAATCCAGAAATACAGTACCAATTAGAAACTATCAAACAAGGTTTAAATATAAAAAATAAAGATAAATTTTATGAAATAACTCATTATGATTATTTAAACCGAGGATTATCTTTACAAGATGGAGATTTATTTAATTTGTATTTAAATGATTATTTTATTGAATTATCTACTAGATTTTTAAAAATAGATCCTTTAATTTATAATGTTTTATTTTGGATTCACGGTGAACGTCCTTTAGGAAGAAGTGGATCTCAAAACTGGCATAGAGATGGAGAAGATTATAAATTAATGAAAGTTTTTATCTATTATCATGATGTAGAAGAAGAAAATGGAGCACTACAGTATGTACCTAATAGTTACTGTGGTGGAAATTTTATTTTAAATCAAGGTAAAACAACTTTTGAAGATTACATATATAGTAATGGTGGAAGTTATAATATGACCTCAGAACAAACTGAGATATGTAATAACGCTGCTGTTACTTTTAAGGGTACAGTAGGAGATGTTATTATTACTAATAATAGTGGTTACCATAGAGGAGGTTTAGTATCTAAAGGATTTAGATGTATGAGTCATGCTTTATATTTAAGACCTGATGCTATTTGGCTTAGAAATGGTTTAAATATTAATTATGACCCTACAGTTAATCAAATTAATCCTAATTCTCAAGATTATATTAATTTAAAAGAAAAACAAAAATATTTAAAAATATATTAATATGAATTATCCTCATTGGATTAATTGGAATCATTATTTTAAGCTTCAAAAACAAGAATATCTTACCCCAGAACTATTCTTATATAACATAATTGATATTTTACCAAAAAATATTAATACCATTATTAATTTTGGTTGTGCATCTGGAAGAGATTTTAAACCTTTTAATAATAAATATAAATTAATAGGATTTGATATAGCTCCATTTGATGAAATAGTATGGGTTGATAAATTTGAAAATTTAGAATATCATGAATGCTCAATAAAAGATTTTACAGAATATGCTAATAATATTTTACTAGATTTATCTAACTGTTTAATTTATACTCAAGGTACTATGATGTATGAGAGTAAAGAAACTCAAGAAAATTTCTTCATAGAATTATTAAAACGTGGATGTAAAAATTTTATATTTAATGAATATCTAATTTCTCAGCCTCATCAAGTACCAGGAGGATGTTTACAGCTAAATCCAGATTATTTTAATATTCACTGTTTTAGAAATGGAGGAGGACTTCAACCGTATGCTCATATATCTTTAGATGTTCCTCAAGATCAAATACTTAATTTATTTAAATAATATGAAAAATATAAAAGATATAATTTTTGTTATTCAAGCAAGAACTCAATCAACTCGAGTTCCAAATAAAATGCTTAAACCATTTGCTAATTCTAATTTATTTGAAATAGCTATAAATAAAGTTTTACAATCATCTATTATTCCTAAAGAAAATTTCTATCTATCAGTTATGGATCAAGAATTAATTGATATAGCTAATAAATATGGAATCAACTATTTTGTACGAAGTGAAGAATCAACTCAAGAACCTGTAACAATTCAAAAAGTATTTGAGTGGCATGACAAATTACCTTTTAAATATTTTGTACTTATAAATGCTTGTAATCCACTTTTAAAAGTAGAAACAATAGATAATTTTGTTAACAAGTTTCTTGAAGTAGATTCAAACGGATTATTTGGAGTATTTGAAAAGAAAACATTTTTATTTAATAATGATGGAGTTATGATAAATCGTTTTTTTGGAGAAGATAAATACTTAGCAACATTAGAAACTAAATTTGTAGAGACATGCTATGAAGCAGCTCACTCATTATACGCGGGTTCAACTGAAGATGTAGCTAATGGAATATATATGGGTTCATTTAAACAACCAAAAGATCCAAATTTCTTTGTGATGGAAGAAATTGAATGTTTTGATATTGATTGGCCTTGGCAATTTGAAATAGCAGAAAAATTATATATTAACCTTTAAAAATAAAAAATATGAGTTACGAATCAAATTGGGGTTCTTTAATTTCCCAAATAAGTTCAGAAGAATTATCTTTAAAAGATCTTATAACTAAATTAAACTACTGGGATCAATTTAACCCAGCTTATCAATTTAAATCTAATGAATTTATAGAAAAAAATACTGTAAATATTATATATGATAATAATATTAAAACAGTAACAATTAAAGAAGCAGCATCTTTAAAAAGACAATCTGTTATGTCAACTATAGGTTCTCAAATAGATGATTCTGTTGATGCTGTTATAGAATTAGGTAGTGGATTTGGGAGAAATATTTTTATGTTATATGAAGAATTTTCTTCTAAATATCCAAATGTAACATATATAGCCGGAGAATACACAGCAGGAGGACAAGATGTTTGTAGCGCTATAGTAAAAAAATATGATTTACCAATAATATCTTTACATTTTAATTATTATGATTGGAGTAGTTTATATTCTTTTATAATAGAAAAAAATTATAAAAATATATGTTTCTACACTAGTTACTCAGTTGAACAAATACCTTATTTAGATAAACAATTATTCTTAGATCTATTAAAAATAAATAATATTAAATTCACTCATATAGAACCAGTTGGATTTCAAATGGAAAATGGTAATCCTCAATATTCTGGAAATCCAAATTATAATCAAAATTTAATACAAATATTAACTGATCTTGAAAATGAGAATCTTATAAAAATTGACACATATAAACCAGATTGGTTTTGTGGAGATGGGGGATTCCATAATGTTGGTAGTTTAATTCAATGGAGAAAAATTTAAAAGCAATAATAATAGGTGGTGGGTCTATAGGTAAAAGACATTCATCTAATCTAAATAATTTAGGAGTACAAACCCGAATTGTTGATATAGATGAGATTGATAATATAGATAATATTTTACAAGAAAATTTTGATATAGGTTTAGTTTGTACTCCTAATATTAATCATATTGAACACTGTATTAAATTAGCTCAATATGGTGTGTCTATATTTTGTGAAAAACCTTTTTATACAAAAATAGATGGTATTGAAGAATTACTAGCTATAGTTAAAGAAAAAAATTTAATAACTATGGTTGGTTGTAATTTAAGATTTATACCTGAAATACAACAAATTGATTCTAATAGTAGATATATTAATGTTTATTTTGGGTATAATCTTAAAAAATGGAGACCAGGAACTAATCATTTAAAATCTTATAGTTCTAATAAAAATTTAGGAGGAGGAATATTATTAGACGCAATCCATGAATTAGATTATCTTTATTATAAGTTTGGCCCTTTAAAAAATATTTCTTATATTAAAAATAAATTAACTGATATAACTAATGATACTGAGGATTTAGTCACAGGAAGAATAGAATTTGAATCTGGAACTATAGCTGATTTTACTCTAAACTATCTATCAGAGGATTATCAACGTTATTATGATATATTAGAAAAAGATTATTTAAAACGAGTCCATCTTAAAATAGATAACCAAATGTATATTAATGAAATTATTTATTTTCTGAATCAGGTTAATAATAAACAACAATGTATGAATAATTTTAAAGAAGCTAATAATTTATTGAAACATTTAATATGAATAAACCACCATTATCTAATTTTTTTATAGTTAATCAAGTAGTAGACACAGAAACTTTATTTTGTTTTTCAAATGAAAAACATATGCCATTACATGAATATTCTGAGTATAAATCAGTAAAGGGAGGTTCTTCTAATATAGATGATCCTCGTACTATTTGTCAGATGTTAAGAAATGCAAATGGATTAACTGATTTTGAATACCATAAAGATTTTATACTTCTAGTAAATTTTGCTAATAATGCTGTAATAAAATTAGGAAATTATAGTAAAGCTCCAGGAAATGACTGGGAAGGAAATAATAAATCTAGAAGTGAATTTACTGAGGATAAAAGAGTATTAGGTCAACAATACTTAGATCATTCTCATCATAGTGTATTTGAATTGCTAAAGAAAATAAAAGATACAACAACAAATGAAAGAGCTAAAGATTATTTAGTTGAAATATCTTATTATTTTGAAAGAGTTAATGCTAAAATATTAGAATACGAACAAAAAGAGAATCAATGAATACAACTTTTATAATAGCAGAAGCAGGAGCAAATCATAATCGTAACTTTGATCAAGCCTTAGCTTTAATAGATGTAGCAATTCATTCTGGAGCAGACGCTGTTAAATTCCAAACATATTCTTCAGAAACATTATATGCTAAAAATGTCCCTGATTTTGCTGGTTATAAAAATATCAATCAACTAATTAAAGATATTGAGTTACCTCGTGAATGGCAAAAAGATTTAAAACAATATTGTGATGAAAAAGATATTGAATTTATGTCTACTCCATTCGATGAAAAAGCAGTTGATGAGTTAGTTGCTTTAGGAGTCAAACGATTAAAAATAGCAGGATTTGAGGCTACAGATTTTAGATTTGTAGAGATGGTAGCATCATCTAAATTACCTCTAATTATATCTTTAGGTATAGGATTTAAATATGAATGGATAGATAAATTATTAAATATAACTTCTAAATATACTAATGATATAACATTATTACATTGTAATAATGCTTATCCAACTCCTATAGATGATATTGATTTAAACACAGTTAAAAAATTATCATTAGATTCTAGATTTAAATGTGGTTTATCAGATCACACTATGTCTACTCTAATTCCATCATTAGCAGTAGCTGCTGGAGCCCAAGTGATAGAAAAACATTTTACATTAAGTAAACATTTACCCGGTCCTGATCATCCATTTGCTTTAGAGCCTATTCAATTAATGGAGATGATTTCTAATATTAGAATAGCAGAAATTGCTTTCACTCCACAAAATGAAGAATACTCTAAATCAGAAAAAGATTTTATTAAAGCGAGACGTTCAATAGTAGCTAAAACTAATATTAAAAAAGGAGATATTTTTACTAAAAATAATATCACTACTAAACGACCATTTTTAGAAGGAAATATCTCAGCTACTAGTTTTAATTTTATATTAGGTAAAACAGCTGAAAAAGATTATGAGGAGGATAGTTTTATATGAAAATATTACTAGTATCTAAAAATAATGAATGGTCAGAATTTTTATATAATTCTTTAAAACAAAAAATCAATATACATTGGGTTAATTCTTTAACTAAAGAAATTGTAGAGAAATACAATCCAAATTGGATTTTTTTCTTTCATTGGTCTGAAATAGTTTCTAAAGATATTTTTGAGAATTATAAATGTGCTGTTATTCATACTGGAAATTTACCTAAAGGTAAAGGAGGTAGCCCACTTCAAAATCAAATTTTAGATGAAATAACTTCTAGTTATGTTAATATTATAGAAATGAAAGAAGAGATTGATTCTGGAGGAATATATTGTTCATCACCTATAACATTACAAGGAAATATAACTGATATTTGGATTACTATAGCTATTATCACTAAAGATTTAATTTTGAAATGTATTAATGAAGATTTAATTCCTAGACCTCAATTTGGAGAATCTCAAATTTATAAAAGAAAAAAAGATAATCAAATTAAATTTGATGATTCACTTTACTCTATATATAATCAAATAAGAATTTTAGATTCAAAAGAATATCCTAATGCTTATATTGATATAGGAGAATTTAGACTTGAATTTAGTAGAGCTAAATTAGAAAATAATGAAATCATTTCAGATGTTAAAATTAGAAAAAAATGAATATTTTAGTATTAGCTGCTCATCCAGATGATGAAACTTTAGGTTGTGGAGGAACTATATTTAAATTAACTAGTGAAGGCCACCATGTTCAACTTCTTACTTTTACTGATGGAGTAGGAAGTAGAAATAATGAAGAAGAAAATAGGAATTCTAAGTTACAAGAAGTATCAGAGATACTAAAAATAAAAGAATTCAAATCAGGAACATTTCCAGATAATGCTATGGATTCGGTTCCGTTATTAGAAATTTGTAAATTCTTAGAGTCAAATATTATTATTCAACCAGATATTATATTTACTCATTTTACTGGAGATTTAAATATTGATCATCAAATTGTAACTAAAGCTGCTCTAACTGTCTTTAGACCACAATATGGTAAAAAAATGAAAATATATTCATATTATGTTCCTTCATCTACAGATTATAATCCATTAACTACTTTTGATGCTACAACATATCTTACCTTAAATCAACATGAAGTTGAAACTAAATTAAAAGCATTAAAAGTATATGATAAAGAAATGAGACCATATCCTCATACTAGAAGTTATGAGAATATAGAAAACCTAATGAAAGTTTGGGGATCAGAAGTAGGATCTTTATATTGTGAGAAATTTAAACTTCTTAGAGAAATATTATGATAAAAGGAAATCTTATTTATTTAGTTAAACCTCAAAAAGAAGATATGCCTTTACTTCTTGAGTGGAGAAATAATCCTGAGCATAGAAAATATTATAGAGAATATAGAGAATCTAATTTAGAAGATCAATTAAATTGGTATGAGAATATAATGATGAAGGATTCAACCTGGCATCATTTTATAGTTAAACCTATTGATAATCCAAATATAAATATAGGTGTAGCATTCTTGAATCATATACATCCTATATATAAAACTGGTGAATTTGGAATAACCTTAGGAAATCCAGAATATAGAGGAAAAGGTTATGGTAAAGATATGTTATTAACTTTAATTAAATATGGATTTGAAGAATTAAATTTAAATCGTATTTGGTGTGAAGTTTATTCTAATAATGATTCAATTCATGTTTATAGGAAAATAGGATTTAAAGATGAAGGAGTTTTAAGACAACATGTTTATAAAAATGGAGAATACTTAGATTCTTATATGTTAGGTATGCTTAAAAACGAATATAATACTTTATATAAATAAAATGATTGATAAAATAAAAAACTATAGAGAAGCAGTTTTAGATTATTTAAAACAAAATAATTTACATTTTCCTATAGAATCAAATAATCATAAAATATCTAATTATAATATTAATTATTATAAATGGAAACATCCTAATCAAGAAGATTTCTTTACTCATCAAAGACAAGAATGGGTATTAAAAAATATAGAAGGAATAAAAACATTAATTAAACCTAACTCGAATGTTTTAGATATAGGAGCACAAGCTGGAAATGTTGCTATTATGTTCTCATTATTTGCTAATAAAGTAATATCATTTGAACCTAATCCTGCTGCTTATGAAGTATTAGAGGCTAACTCTAAATTAAATTCTAATATTATTCCTTATAATTTGGCATGTGTTAAAGAAGACGGACCCTTAACATTTCACTACTCAGATCCAGGATTATGTAATGGAGGATTTGCTGAGGCTTTAAATGCTGGTATAGGAGTAACAGGACATTCATTTCCTTTAGATGTTTATGGAGTTAATGTCACTAAATTTTTAAAAGAATATCATCCTGATTTTATTAAAAACATAAGTTTAGTTAAAATAGATGCTGAAGGATATGATAAAGATATCATACCTACTATTAAAGAAATTTTAGATACAAATAAACCTATACTAATTACAGAAGTATATGCTGGTTTAAATGCTAAAGAAATAGATGAATTAATAAACGCTATTAGTAAGGTTAATTATGTAGCGTATAATGAAATTAATTATTATTCTTTATATGATAAAAATAAACCTGTTTTATCTTATAGAGATGTAACATTACAAGAAGGAACTACTAACTTAATATGCTTTCCACTATGATATCATTTATAATACCAAGTTATAATAATTTACAACATTTAAAAAATGTTTATACTTCTATTAAAAAACATGAACCTGAAGCTGAAATAATACTATTAGATGATGGTTCTACTGATGGTACATGGTCTTGGATTCAAGGATTACAATCTATTGATGATAAACTAATAATATATAAAAGTGACATTAGAGTAGGGCATACTATCCTATATGATAAAGGTATAGAATTAGCTACAAATAATATTGTAGGTATATTACATGCTGATATGATTGTTGGTCCTAATTATACTAAAAATTTATTAAAACATTTAAAACCACTTACTGTGGTATGTGGTACTAGAATTGAGCCTCCTCTCCATCCAGCAGGTAAAGAAAAAATTATTAAGGATTTTGGTCTTGATTTTGATACTTTAAATATAGATGCTTTTGAAAAATATTGTTTAGAAGCTCAAGATGAATTTAAAAATCAAACAACAAAAGGAATGTTTGCGCCTTGGATTTTATATAAAGAAGATTTTCAAGCAATTGGAGGTCATGATCCACTATTTGCTCCGTTTCCATATGAAGACTCAGATATATTTCAAAGATGGATTTTAAATGGATATGAGTTAGTTCAAAGTAGAGACGCTTTTGTTTACCATTTAACTTGTAGAGGCCATAGATGGAATGAACAAATAGGTAAAGATGATGATTATTATAAAGTAGTATCTCAACGAGCAGCTAGAAATTATTTACGTAAATGGGGTAGTTGGATTAAAAATGATGAGTACCAATATCCAATTATTCCTCATAAGTATGATATTGGATTTATAATTAAAAACTGTAATCAACAATTATTAGAAGTTCTTGAACCGTGGTGTTCTACTATATATGTTGACTGTGACTATAATTCATATATTCAAAATGAGCAACCAAATACAAAATATGATTTATGGGAGCGTATTAAACCATACCATAATGAAAAACAAAACTATATTTTAGTTGAATTTGATACTTTTAAATTTGGTATGAACCAATTTAATATCATTCAAAATTTAGCAGATATCATCACTGAATCAGGAGAGATAGGTGAGTTTGAATTAGATTGTTTTAAAATTACTATAATGAACTTAAAAACTTTTGAGAAAGATTTAATTAAAATTTAAGATTTGGCTTCCTAAAATCTTTAACCTATATTTATAAAGAAAGAAAAGATATGCTAGATTTTAAACCTTATTTTTATTATCATAAGAATGATATTAAAAAGGAACCAATTGATAAAATTTTGGCTCCAAATGAAAATGAAGCGTTAATTTATTTTTCTGAACGAAAACAAATTGATGAATACACATTCACTACGTTATATAATATAGAAACATATGAAGAAACCAAATCTGAATAATTTTGGTAAAAAACTTAAGTTAAATGAAAGACCTACAAAACAAAAAATAATAACTGAAAAAGAATTATTTATTGAAACAGTAGATATGTTTTATGAAGTTTGGATTAGGTCAAATGAAGCTTATGAAAAGTATAAAATAAATTTATTAGAGTACGAAGAAAAATTCTATCAAATTATTGAAAATTGTCTGTGTCTTAAATATAATGTTTGGGAGGCAGAAATTATTTTATGGTACATATTTGCTAGAGAATTAGATGGTGAAAATATTGCTCCTCTACTTCTTCAATTTGAAGGAAAAGAAGATGAGGAAGTAATAGTTAAAACATCCTCAGATTTATGGGACTTACTTGAACGCTTAAGAAAAGAAAACAATACAGACAAATAAAAAAGGTTATGAAAAAGTGCAACGCATGTGGAGAAGAAATCCACCCAAAACGACTAGAAATTCTACCATCAGCAACACAATGTGTTAAATGTTCTACAACAGGTAAAAAAGCAGGTGTCACTGTTGTTGTAGGAGAAGGAGACCATACATATAATGATGTTGTTATCATGGATCGTGAAGACTATGATAAGTATCAAGAATTAGAACATAAATTATATGGTCGTAGAAAAGATGATCCTCCTCACCCAGATGAAGAAATTGAAGAAGAAGATGATGAGGAAACAATTGAGTTAGAAGATATTGAAGAAATAAAAGATGTTGATTTAGAAGATTTAGAAGAGTAATGCCTAAACCAAAACCATTAACAAAAGAACAAGTACTTTTAGCTATGAAAATGACTAAGAGTAATAAGGCTGCAGCACGCTACCTTAATTGCTCTTATATTCACTATAAAATGTGGGCTAAAAGATATCATGAATTTGAAGGTGGTAGGTCATTATTTGAAGCTCATAAAAATCAAGCTGGTAAAGGTATTCCTAAATTCTTAGCTGGCAATCCAGAGAAAAAATCTCAATGGGATGTATTAGATGTGATTGAAGGTAGAATAGCTGCTGTTCATTTTAGATCTGAGGATATCAAAAGAAAAATGGTTGATGAAGGTTATCTAAAAGAAGAGTGTGGTATTTGTGGTTTTCATGAACGTCGAGTTAATGATTATAAAATACCACTTATCCTAAATTTTAAAGATAATAATCCAAATCATTATAACTTAGGTAATATTAGGTTTTTATGTTATAACTGTTATTTCTTAAATGTTGGTGAAATATTTAATCAAAAAGATATACAACAGTTAGAAACACATCAGCCTACATATAACACTAGTGAGGCAGTAGATTTTCAATTAGACGATTATCAAAAACAAAGACTAGCAGAATTAGGTCTCTACCAACCTCCTAAACCAGAAGATGATGGTTCTGAGTTTATTTCAAGACTTTAAAATATTTATTGATGTATGGCTAAGAACAAGAATCATGATAGATTAGTTAAAGACTACGATAAACAGAAGTCTGAACATTTAGATAAATTAGCTTCTAAAATGTTGAAGAATGATGAGAAAATGCAGAAGCTAAAAGAGAAAAAAATAAATAAAAACTTCCTAAAACTATTTTAAATATGGGTAAGCCAAAAGAAATTGAAGTCAGATCAATGACTGATTTCCAAGATTTAGTTGATAAAAAACATTTTAGTATATCTCAAGCCATAGTGGGTTCAATATTAAGTAATTTGAAAACACGTAGGAAAAATGTTCATGTATTAAGTGTTAAATGTTTAGAAGAAAATACAATATTTGATATAACTTTAGAAAAAACTAGTTTTAGTGATACTCTTAAAGAAAATCTAAAATATTTTGAAGATCGCGAGATGTATGAAGATTGTGCTGAAATAACTAAGGCTATTAAAATTTTAAACAAATCTGAATCAGCAGCATAAAGTTATATATGTATAAGTAAAAACATATACAATGGCTGCAAAAAAATCAGGTAAAGACACATCTAAAGTTATTATAAAAAAGAACATCAGCCGTCCTGGTGTTCATAGTAAGAAAAAGACTAGTGTTTTAAAATCAAGTAAAAATTGGAAGAAACCATATAGAGGTCAAGGAAAATGAAAAAATTATTATTACTGTTTATTTTAGCTTTATGCTTCAATATAAGTAAAGCACAAACCACAACAACATACACTGAGCTTAATGCTGGTGTAAGTGTTGGAACAGTTCCTTTATTTCCTGGAGCATCATTTTTATATGGTGCTACTACTAGATTTAATAGTGGAGTATTATTAGATTATCAAGGTGGATTAGCATTTCCTAGTATTTTAACAGCTAAAGCAGGTGTAGGATATACTTTTGATTCTAAATATGAATTATCACTTGGAGCTAGAATATGGCCTTCAACAACATATCTACAATTAAGATCAAATCGTCCAGATAAAAATAGAGACATTTTATTTACAATAGAAGCTATGTCTTGGGGTGCAACATCATTTGGCCAATCAGCTATTTTTACAGTTGGTTGGAGACATAACATAGTAAAATAAATTTAAAATAAATTATGAAAAAATCAGAATTAAAGCAAATCATACAAGAAGAAGTATCTAAAGTATTAAATGAAACTAGATACTCAGACACAATATCTAAAGCTATTAAAGATAAAGCTAAAGGTAAATCTCAAGATGAAATAATTGGAATGATATTTAATTATTTAAAAAATGATAAAATGCCAACAGGTGAGAATCCTAGATGGACACGTAATGAGATAATGAGTTTGATGAATGATGATGATTTCTTAAGTGATATTATATCTGATATTCAGAGTAAAGAGTTAAATGAAATTTCTCCTGAACTATTTAAAAGAGCAACAAATATATCTCGTTCTAGAAACCAAGATCAAAGAACAGTATCTATGGGTCGTGCCTTTTTTAGTAAATTTATTGGAAAACCATTATTAGGTGGTACAATTACTGATATTGTTTACCACAAATATCATTCAAGTCCATCTAAAGAAGGAGAGGTATCATTAACTGTTACTATTCCTGGTGAAAATGATAAATACATTTATTATGATGTACAAGATGATGATTGGGGAATAGGAATTGAAATTACTAGAGCTGATGCTAGAATATTATCACTTATAGCTAAACAAATCAATCCTGAAACAAAATATGGTGCTGGTGGGCAAGGATTCAGAATTAAAGGATATGGAATGACTGAAAAACTAAATGAGAATTCAGAAAAATACATGTTCTTTCAAAATCTTGAAACCATTAAAAAAGAGGTTGAAGAAATGTTAAGTCTAGATCCTCAAATGGTTGATGCTATTTTAGCAAATGGTCATGACTGGGCCGCGGATCATATCGCTACATCAAAAGATGATATTGAAGAAGTACATAACTTCTTAATGAGTAACAAAGCTCCAATGGATGAATTGACTAAAAAGCAAATGAAAATAGCTAAAGCAGCACCACCTGAGGACAAAATTACAGGAGCTGATTTTGCAGCATTAAGAAAAGGAAAATAATTTAGGGCTCGGATTACCGGGCCCTTTTTCATATATTTAACTTAAATAAAAAGGTTATGAAAATCAACGAAAACACAGAAGCATTTCCTCCTTACAAGTATTTCACAGATGTTGAGGAAAAATTCCTAAATTTTAAACCTAATTGTAGAGTACTGCCAGCTCGTCACTTTGATGATCCACAAATGTATTTTACACTTAGAAAACGTTTTGAACCAGGTTCACCGGGTTTTCCACAAGGTGGATTTGAGGTGACTGGCCCTGATGGAGGTACATATAATTTCTATTTAGATGAGGTAGTAGTACACCCATATCAGTTAGGTATGAAAAATTATTTTTCTAAAGCTCAAAACACTGTTAAGGAAAAAGTAACAACTGGACCTAAAGGTAAACGTGGTCGTCCTAAAAAAGATCCAAGTGAACTTAAATCAATAGCAGTGTATAAACCAACTGGAGGTAAACGTGGGCGTAGAGCGCTTGATCCTGAAGTGAAAGCGGCTAGAGAAGCAGAACGTATTGAGAGACAGAAGAGAAGCACTGGTAAACGTGGAAGACCAAAGAAGGCATAATATTTATAACATATACTACAAATATGAAAAAATCAGAATTAAAGCAAATCATACAAGAAGAAGTTAAATCTATTCTAGAAGCAGAAGATCCAATTAATGCTGCACTTAAAAAAGCAATTGGGTTTGTACCTCCAACAGGTGGAAAAGGTAATAGATTAGGTTTACCATTAGAAAAATTACCTACATATAATGATTTGCCTGAAACTGATAAAGAAGTTCCTAGAAAAGATATGAGGTATATTGATATCTTTATTTTGGTTCCAAATATTGGGGCTGAAAATGGTTTCTTATACTCTAAAGAAAAAGCTAAAAAATGGGTAGATACATATAAATCTACATATAATGGTGAAGAACCAAGATTTACAACTGAAAGAATCTCAATTGCTGGTAAAGATAATATTGTGAGAGGTACATTAGTATCTGATGAATATTTAGCTCATCAAAAAAGAATAAAAGATTACGAAGAGTCACCAGAATATCAAGAAGCGGTTCAACGCTTTTATGATAGTTTGAAATATAAAGGTGATTAATAAAATTTAAAAAGGCTCGGAATACCGAGCCTTCTTTTTTATATTTAATAAAAATTAAGGTTATGGCGAAAGGTAGACCAGTTGAACAAACCGCTGAATCACAACCACGAAAATTTATTCGGGATGTTAAATTTGAGGATGGTGTTAGTCAAAAATGGCACTATGACTTAGATAAAAGTCCAAATGGGCCTCTTATGGTTGAGATATTTTATCCTAAAGGATGGTTTAAGGATGAGATTGATGAGGTTGAAAATGAAAAATTACCTAAAACAAAACGTAAATATTTAAACCCAGCTAATGGTAAGATGGTTGCTTATACTAGAGCTAAAGAATTAGGAATTATATGAGTTGGAAACGAACAAAAGCTAAAAAAGCACTAATTGAAGTATTCCCAATTATCACCTCAGATGAGATGACTTTTAATTATAAAGAAGAAGGAGATAAGATTTATATAAAATATACTTTTGCTTGGTATGCATTTGATAAAAAGAATCTAAAAAAATATTTAGAGCCACTTAATGAAGATGTGCCATCTGAACTATCTCATTACCTAGATGAAGCATTTAAAAAATATAAAAAACAAAAATGAAGAAGAGTAGACAGGAGTATGAAGAAGAACCTGAGTTCATTATTTTAGATGAACGAGCTAGAGTATTTGCAGGTTGTAGAGAAGGTTATCCATTCTTCTCAGAAGACTTAGATGAAGCAAAACCATTACAAGGTCAAGAAAAATTTAATTTTCTACAAATGCATTATCATCTTAAATTAGAACAAATGTTTTTAGATACTAAACCAAATGTCAGAAAAAAGAGGCGCAACAATAAAGTTAGAATACCCATTTAATTCAGCTGGGTGTTTAGAAGTTCAATTACCAAATGGAAATTGGTATAGAGTGACTTGTAGAGAATTTAGATCATTTACATATCCTAGAAGAATATCTCAGATTAAGGGTAAGGAATATGTTACTGAAATCTATGAAGGTCCCACATATTTATATGGTACAAATACCATTGTTAATCTAGATAAAGTTGAGAAGCGAGGACTTCTTTTCCCAAATGATGTGGACCCAAGGAAAATCAAAGACACTAGAGCATTCGGACGAATTTAAAAAGATTCGTATTAAATATAATAAGATATTATCTATTATTAAGTCTTGTACAACTGGGAACCATATAGATTGTTGTTTTAGAATTATAAAAAATTTTGAAATATATTGCATTAAATCAAGAATACATCGAGATGTTTACATGGTTCTTGTTAAAAATTTAAAAGAATATACAAAATTAAAATTAAGAAGTATTAGGCTTACTTGATCTTTTTTCTTATATTTATAGAGATAAAAAAGTTATGAGTACAAATAAAAATTCATTCTTAGAAAACATGTGGTTATTTTTAATTATTTTAGTAATTATTGGTTTCATCTATAATATTGTAGAATGGATTATTAAAACTATTAAAGAAAAAGATTGGATAAGTTTAGTGATATGGTTCACTGTTACTTATTTAATATGTTTATATTTTGATATTATATAAAGGTTATGAAACTAAACACACTATACTCTCGCGCTACAAACGGCAAAATTAATGAATATGTTGTTGAAGTAGAAGGCAACAAATACAGAACCATATCAGGTTATACTGATGGAATTAAAACAGTATCTGAATGGAAAGTATGTGCTGCTAAATCATATTGTACAGCTGAGGAACAAGCCATGAAGGAGGCAACTGCGCTTCATCGTAAGAAAATGGAAGCAGGTTCATTTGAAAATATCTCTGATATTGATAATGAAACATTTTTTGAACCAATGTTAGCTCATGACTGGCATAAAGAAAAATCCAAAATAAAATACCCAGTATACTCACAACCAAAATTAGATGGTATTCGTTGTATTGTAAAGAAAGATGGAATGTGGAGTAGAAATGGAAAACGAATTATTAGTGCACCTCATATTTTTGAGACAATGGAGTCGCTGTTTAAAGATAATCCAAATCTAATATTTGATGGTGAGTTATATGCTGATAAGTTTGCAAATGATTTCAACGCTATTTGTTCATTGGTTAAAAAGACTAAGCCAACAGTAGAGGACTTAAACGCATCAGCTAAAGCGATTGAATATCATATTTACGATTTACCAAGCCATAAAGGAACATTTATAGAAAGATATACAACATTAATTGAGATGAGTTTACCTGATTGTTGTAAACGAGTAAGAACTGATGTTTGTGGAGATGAAGATATATTAAAAGACTGGTATGAAGATTATATTGATTGGGGTTATGAAGGTCAAATGGTTCGTTTAGACAAACCATATGAAAATAAACGCTCCAAATCACTTTTAAAACATAAATCATTTATTGATGAAGAATATACTATTCTAGGTGTTGAGGAAGGGATTGGTAACAAGACAGGAATGGTAGGTTCATTTATATTTGAAAGTAAAACAGGTAAACGTTTTAATTCATCACCTAAATTCAATTGGGAGGAATGTCAACGTATGTGGGCTGAACGAGACCAATTAATAGGTAAATCAGCTACAGTAAAATATTTTAACTTAACACCAGATGGAGTACCTAGGTTTCCATATGTGATTAAGATAGATAGAGAAAGTTACGAATAATATGGCAACACTAACAAAAGAAAGCATAGATAAATGGTTTAACCATAATCTAGATGTAGAAAATAGAGTCCTATATATGGGCTCAGTTGATAGAACTTCTGAATATGAATCAGGTGTTGATCACTTAATGGCTGAATCATTTATTAAAGGATTGCATGTTTTAGAATCTAAAAACGATAATGAAATCACTATCATCATGAATAACCCAGGTGGTGAGTGGTATCATGGAATGGCTATTTATGATGCTATTCAAAACGCTAGATGTCATTGTACTATTAAAGTGTATGGTTATGCTATGAGTATGGGTAGTATTATTTTACAAGCGGCTGATAATCGTATTCTGATGCCTAATAGTAGATTTATGATACATTATGGAGGTACTTCATTTGATGATGCTTCTTTACCATTAATTGAAAAATGGGTAAATGAGGAAAGACGTATAAATTATGATATGGAGGAAATATACCTTAAAGCTATGTTAGATAAGGAAGAAAAAGAAGGTCATGGATATTTAGCTAAAACTTTATCAAGTATATTAGATTCACCTAAAACGTTTTCTAGGAAAGCAGAAACTAAAAAAGAAGAACTCAGATCAGTATTAAAAGAAATGCTGAATTTTGATACTATCCTAACAGCTGAAGAAACAGTTGATTTAGGATTCGCAGATGAAATTTATAAACCTTAAAAATAAAAAGTTATGCCACAATTTTATAAAGATGTAGAAGCAGAAATTGATCTAAGTGTAGATGAATTTATTGAATTATGTAGTGAAAGAGATATCAATAAATTTGTTGATACTTTAAAATCAACAGGTCGATGGTTCATTCTTAATTCTGATCCAAAATCATCAGTTTTGGAAAAAGAATTTAATGATATGTTAATTAAGATTTATAAAAATCGACTCCAATTAACAAATGAAGAGGATGAATTGTTAAGAAAAATAGCAAATAGATTCTAAAAGGAAGGCTCGGATTACCGAGCCTTTTTCAATATATTTAGCTTAAATAAAATAAAAGGTTATGAAAAGGTTTATAGTAGGAATTATATATCTAGTATCATTAGTATCATTACTTCATACCTTATTTGCGGTTCCTGAACCTACTAATCATCAATTATTAGTAAGTCTTTTTCATGTGATGGTAATTATTATTATTTCAATTCAACGAGAAGAAATCGATAATGAAAATCAATAAAAATATGAAACTATTTTATTTTAATAAAGAAAAACTGGTCTATGTACCTGTTAAGTTTAGAACTCCAATAATTGGATTTCTCACACTTATAGTATTAGTGTTTGGTTTGGGATATGCTTCCTCTAATAAAGCAATTAGTAGGATAATCCATCGAAAAACAACAGATACAATTACTATACCATCTGTACCTTTCAGTGAAAAAGCATTAATAAAACTATTAGAGAGCTGTAATGTGAAATACCCACATATTGTGCTAGCTCAGGCTAAACTAGAATCAGGAAATTTCACTAGTAAAGTATTTAAACAAAATAATAATATGTTCGGTATGCGTAAAGCACGCCAACGTGTCACCTCAGCTCAAGGTGAAAAAAATACATATGCGTCTTATAGAGACTGGGTGGATTGTGTATATGATTACGCTATGTATCAAAGTTCTGTAATGTGTAATGTTTCTAATGAATCTGAATATTTTAGAAAACTTGGAGAAAGATATGCTGAAGATAGTTTATATGTTAGTAGACTTCAACGTATTATTGAAACTGAAAAACTAAAAAATATATTCGAGAATTAAGGGTGTTTCTAGGTTTTGTAAATATTTATAACAAAATCTAGATTCATAAATGGCTACATTAAATACCGGCTCAGGAGCTTCACCCAATCCTATTGTTACTGGACAGATAGTTCAGGCGGAACACGTCGCTAGAATAATTAATGCTTTAAATGGGACTGCTCAAAATACTATTATTATAGATGCTGATCTTATTCAAGGTAATTTAATTAATTCAACTGATGGTTCAACATCATTTGCCCACGGAAGTGGCTCAGACGCGTCAGGTTTATACTCACATGCTGAAGGAAAAGGTACAACCGCGTCAGGTGATTACGCTCACGCTGAAGGTTTATCAAATATAGCTAGTGGAAATCATTCACATGCTGAAGGAAATAGCACACAAGCATCAGGTGATTATGCTAAATCAATAGGTTCAAGTACTGTGGCATCAGGTGATTACTCATTTGCGGCAGGTGAAGGAACAATAGCGGCAGGTAATGGACAAGTAGCAATAGGTACTTATAATAAAAGTGGTAATACAACAGATTTATTTATTATTGGAAGTGGAAGTATAACAACTAGAGCAGATGCTTTTGGAGTAAATTCTACAGCTACATATGTCTCAAATTCTTTATATTTACCTGGTTTAACACAAGTAGCTAGCAAACCTAGTGTTTTAGTATTTGATAGTTCTTCAAAACAAGTATTTTATACTTCATCCACTGCTCTTACTTCTAATAACTCACTTATAACAGCTTCTATAGCTAATGGAACTATTACATTTACTAAAGGAGATGGATCTACTTTTGATATTGTTTTTAACACAGGTTCATTTAGTGGTTCATTTATAGGAACATTAACAGGAACAGCAAGTTGGGCAGAAAGTGCTAGTGTGGCTATAAGTTCTAGCTATGCCTTAAGTTCATCATATGCTCTGTCTAGTTCATATGCTGTATCAGCCTCATATGCTCCAGGTGCTGGATCTGTAGGGAGTTCCTTATCTCAAGGTACAGGTATAACTGCATTCTCATATAATGGAGGATCAGCTCAAACTGTAGCTGTGAGTGGAGCCTCAGCTTTAACAACTGATGTTATAACTAAATGGACTGGAACTGCATTTGCTAATTCTAGTCTAACAGATAATGGCACTACAATAACAGGTAATACATCAATTCAGTTAACTGGAGCTAATTCAAGTTTAACAGGTTCATTTAGTGGATCATTTACTGGAAATGGAGCCGGATTAACAAATGTAACAGCAACACCAGTATTCCCAACTGTAGCTACAACTAACTTAGCTTCATCAGATAAAGTATTTGTAAATGATGGAGCCAATAAATATATTATTTACTCTGATTTATTAACTGATTTAGCTGGTACTAATTTAGCTGTAGAATCTAGTGATAGTTTAACATTAGCTTCTACTATAACAGGACTCACCTCAATCTCAGCAACTAGTTTTACAGGTTCATATACTGGATCATTAACTGGTCAATTAATTGGGACAGCTAGTCACGCTGTTAGTTCATCTTATGCTTTGAGTAGTTCATATGCTTTAAGTAGTTCATATGCTTTATCAAGTTCATATGCTGTGTCTGCCTCATATGCTCCTACAGCTTCTTATATACCAACATTAAAAGCAGGAGAAGTAGCACCTGGTTCATTCACACAGCCAGGTGGAGTAGATAATTATCAAGCAACAGTTAATTTCTCAGTAGTATATCCTAATACTAATTATGCTATAACAGTCACTGGTGAAGATGCTAGGTCATGGACAATAGAAGGGAAAGTAGCGAATGCATTCACAATTAACTCAAACTCAACAGACGCATTAACCGGTAATGTTTACTGGATAGCAACACCATACAATAACTAATATGCCAACATTTGTAGCTCGATCAGGTAGTTTTAAAGATCTAAAAGTATCAAGTAGTTTACTTGTTTCAGGTAGTGTAGATTTCACAACACTAACAACACCACCAACAACTGTATCTGATGTACTAATAATAAGTAGCAGTGGACGAGTATTTATCACAGCTTCAACTGCTCTTGGAGGAGGAGGAACACCTCCTGGCGGAGTAGAATATTCTGTTCAATTTAACTCAGCTAGTGTTTTAGAAGGTGATGATAATTTTCTTTATCAGTATGAATCTAGAAGTTTATCTTTAGGATCATCAGGTGGCGGAGCACCTCCTGTAGTGAATGCAATCAACTCAATAGCTGTTGGTTATAATTTAAATATATCAGGAAGTGATAGCTCAGTAGCATTTGGACAAAATAATAATGTTTCTGGGAACTCAGCTTTAGCTATGGGTGATAATAATATTATCACTATTGATGGGGATGGTGGATTTGTTGGAGGAGGATATTCATTAGTAAGTGGAAATAGATCAATTGCTTTTGGATATAATAGTACTGCTTCTGGAACCCAAACAGCAGCATTTAATTTAAGTGCGCACGCATCAGGAAACTACTCATTTGCTGCTAATGCTGGTACTGTTGCTAAAGGAGAAGCTTCAACAGCTTTAGGTCAAAATACAGTAGCTTCTGGAGCAGCGCAAACTGTAGTAGGCCAATATAACACACAAGGTAATACAACTGATTTATTTACAGTTGGTAATGGAGCAGGTATAGGATCAAGAGCAGATGCTTTTGGAGTAAGTTCAACTAGAACATTTGCCTCAGGAAATGTTTTTCTTCCAGGGTTAACAACAACAAATCAGTCAAATGTTGTAACTATTAACACAACTACAGGACAACTATATTATACAGCATCAAGCGCATTTGGTGGAGGAGGAAGTACAAATCCGGGTGGTGTAGAATATTCAGTACAGTTTAATTCAGCTAGTACTTTTGAAGGAGATGCTAGTTTTCTTTTCCAATATGAATCTAAAAGTTTAGCTCAAGGAATTAATACTACTGCTGCTGGTTTATATTCACACGCTGAAGGTCAGTTAACTTTTGCATCAGGAGCCTCATCACATGCTGAAGGATATAGTACTACAGCACTAGGAGTATATGCTCACTCAGAAGGAAATGTCACAACAGCATCAGGAGTATACTCACATGCTGAGGGATCAGTTACAAATGCTATAGGAACAGCCTCACATGCTGAAGGATCAGAAACAACAGCGTTTGGAAATTTTTCTCATGCCTCAGGTGTAGGAACTATAGCGTCAGGTTCAGCTCAAACAGCTATAGGTTATTATAACAAACAAAATAACACAACAGATGTATTTGTTATAGGTAAAGGGGCTAACGCTGGTACTAGAGCTGATATGCTTGGAGTTAGTACTACACGAATGTTTTCCTCAGGAGCCATTTATTTTCCTGAGTTAACCACTACTAATCAATCTAATGTAGTCACAATTAATACAGCAACCGGACAATTATATTATACAGCATCAAGTGCGTTTGGTGGAGGAAGTGGAGTAACTATAAATAATAATTTTGATAATTATATTCTTACAGCCACAGGAACTGCTAATACAATAAATGGTGAGTCTAATTTTAGATTTAATGGTAGTATATTAAGTGTCACAGGTAGTTTAAATTCTTCTGGTAGTGTATTTTTCCCAATGTTAACTACCACTAACCAATCTAATGTGGTCACTATCAATACCACTACAGGTCAATTATATTATACTGCCTCTAGTGCTTTTGGAGGTGGTGGTGGCGGTGGAGGTGGAACTCTTAAAGATTTACAAGTTAATGCCACATCATATTCAAATTCTGTTGTTTTAAAATTTTCTGGTAGCAATTACTCAGGATCAGATGATGGAGCAGGTACCACAACAATATTTTATAAACCTAATAACGGTAGTGGAGGTTCTCCAGGTCGAGTTCAATATGCTGGGAATAGTGATAATTTTACAGGTCATACTAATTTTACATATGATGATGGTGTTAGATCATTAACTGTTCCTGGTTTAAGTGTAGCCACAGCCACAGATAATATAGATAATAGATTTTGCGCTATAGAAATAAAAACTGATCTTAATATGGCTACAGGATATGAGACAGGAAAAGTTTTTATGATAAAAAACACTGGTGGAGGATCTAGTTATTCTGTAAATGCTCCAAGTGGAGGAACAATTGATAATAATAGTAGTATAACTTTAGCAAATGAGGCTTCTGTCATTTTAGTACATTTTGGTAGTGAAGATTATAAGATAATGTCCTCTTACCTATATCCATAAAATTTGGCTTCCTAAATTCTTTAACTTATATTTATTATATAATAAAAAAGTTATGGAATTAGAAGAACTTAAAATTATAGGAAACGCAATTAAAAATGCCTCTGGTTATGGATTAGAAGCAGAAGTAGTCACATTCGCCCTTAAGAGTATGAAAGAAAATCCTCAATTATCAATTGTGGAGGCTATAGTTATGGGTTATGAAGAATGGATTAAATAAAAGAGAAGTTAAAAAGTTTGGCTTCCAAAATCTTTTAACATATATTAATAATATAAATTTAAAAATTAAAAACAAAAAAAAACGTTATGAAAAAAAGTAAAATGAAATCTCTGAAGCGTCGTATGAACCGCACAGCAATTTTAGCATTCTACATGGCACGTGAACGCCGTGGTGACAACCAGCGCATCGCTGCTGAAACTGGTTACTCTGAGTCTCACATCTCAAATGTGAAAGCTCGTCGTCGTCGTATTAATGATGATATTGCTAATGCAATGTATTATGTTTCACGTCGTCGTGTTAAGCAAACCGCTTAATTTTCAATAATTTTTCTTTGGTGTTTTTAGGGGCTACGGCCCCTTTCACCAGTGAAAAAAATCAAACACATGATTGTTTCTCTTATACTTTTATTAATAGGAATATCTATAGCTTATATTAAACTGGAAAAGAAGAATACTAAGCTAGAGCAAGAAATTAATCTGCTCAAAAGTAAAAATTCCCAACTTGAAAGAGAAGCAAGAGATGAAGCAAACAAAAAAATCATACTAGAATCAATCCTAAGAAATCGAACTCAAAATGAAGACCGCAAGTTATATTAACCGCTACGGAGATGATATTATTTTTAAACAGATTAGTGATAATCAAATAGAAATGATAGGAGGTGATTATTATAGAGTAGGAACAAATCTAGATGGAGTTATTGAGTTTGTTGATCCATCAGGTGGTCCATTTATTAGAGTAGGAATGGATGTGGGAAGATATTTCATGGATGGTAAAATAAGAGTAATAAAAGAAATTAGTTTTAAAGATAATAAAGTAACAATAACAATATGAATTCACGCTCCCGTATCCCCTCATGCTTATACCATGTAGAAAGGGTAGTTGGTTACACGTGGGTTCAAGTCCCTCCGGGAGTACTATTTAATCATGAAGTGTGGAAAAAATGTTCTAAGTGTCAAAAATATTATGATGTTAGAGAACGAGGATATGAATGTCCATACTGTTAAAATATGGTCCCGTAGCTCAATTGGATAGAGCAACTGCCTTCTAAGCAGTAGGTTATGAGTTCGATCCTCGTCGGGACTACTAACAATTAAAATATAAAGAAGATGAATCATCCAGATCCTAAAAAACACAAAATGCTTAGTTTTACCAAATCATTTATTAGAATGATAGGATATATTCTCCTACCATATGATATGATATTGGCTTCAATTGTATTACTTATCTCTGAATTTATTGGAGTTTGGGAAGAAACAGTATAATTTGGCTTATAAAGTTTTTAAATTTATATTCAATAAAAAGGTTATGTTAAATAAAGAAAAAGCAATTGATAGTATTATTGAGAACTTTAATTGGGGAAAAGTTCATAAAGCCATGACATTACTAAACTGGACATGGGCTACTAGTGAAGGTGAAGTACCCACTACCGGAGCATTATTTAAATGTGCAATGGATTTACTTCATGGTGCTTATGATGGTGCTGTAAAAGAAAAATCAAATTATATAAACGCTACAGGTGGATTTCGAGCAACAGCAACTGTAGATGAAGAAACAAAAGAAGTTATTGAATTAAGATTAGTATTTGAACTCACAAGTTGGGAAGCATATGATTATTAATTGGTTTAAGAATTTATTTAAAGAAGAATTGATTATTATTCCACTCACCACAAATGGTAAAGAAAATGGATTGTGGGTTGAGTGTAGAAAGGGAGATGAAACATATGTTAAATTGATAAAAATATATGGTTTACCTTTACCTAAAACAATTGAAACAGAACCTTATAAAGGAGAAGATAAGTAATGGATGTAGGACAAAAAGTAGTTTGTATCAATAATACACCTAAAGATAATCGACCTGAAACCATTGAAGCATTAAGTAAATTAAAAGTAGGTGAGACATATACAATTAGAGAAATACTATCTAATGATGGTTCCGCTATCGCTCTTGATGAAATTATCTCACCATACTCAGAACGATTAGGTCGTGAAATGGGATATAAATCAGATAGATTTGTTCCATTAGACTCATATCAATGGGCTGATGAAATTATGAATAAGATATCTGAGGAAATTGAAGTTGAGTTTTTAGTTTAATAAACATGGTCCGTTCGTCTAGCTGGTTTAGGACACTTCCCTTTCACGGAAGAGATCACGGGTTCGAATCCCGTACGGACTACACGTGCTGACTGATAATCAGCTAATGTGTCCCGCATGATGAGAAGTGAGGTCATTGCTCACAGGGACCTGAGCCGATTACTTGAGCCTAAGTCGGTTGGTTGGTGTACCAGTAACAGTAGTAAGTTAACACACAAGTCCTAACCTCTCACGAAAGTGGGTTGCCGCTGAGCGATGCTATTCGGTATTAGGGACAGCCGGAAACGGTTGGGCGAAATGGTCAGGTGGCTGAATGGTGAGGCAATTAATAAGAGTTATTCACACATGTGATGAATAAGAACACAGGTTCGATTCCTGTTCTGACCGCAAAAGTGTTAATATGTATAAATAAACAACACAACATGTATACATTCCTCATACAAGATGTACATGGACAATGGTTTAAATCTGATTTAGGATTTATAACTAAACAAGAAGCTGAAGAAGAAGCAGCAGCTATTGCTGAATATGACTTTGTTGAAATTGTTCAAGTGGTTGAGGAAGATGATTATGATTATATTAACTTTAATAAGAAAAATAAATTAAGTTAAATGCTAGTAACTACCATAATATTGAATGTTTTATTAATAGCATTTTTAGTTATAACTGGTTCTAAACGAAATATTGAAAGCAGAACTGAACGTGAAGCTAAAATACTAAAAGAATATTTTAAGGAAAAAGAATAAAAAATTTGGCTTACAGAAAATTTACTCATATATTTAGTGTATAAGAAAAAATAAGTAACTCAAACTAAAAAAAAGGTTATGCTAAACACTCAATCACAAGAGTTCCTCACTAAGGAACAAATTAAAGAAAAAGCAAATTCTATTTTTGCTACCAAAGGTGCTCACAATACAAGTGAGAAGTACACCCACATTCCAACTTATAAAATTATTGAGGACATGGAAGTGTTGGGATGGAAAGTAACTGATGCTAAACAGGTTCGCGCTCGAGGAGCCAATGCTGGTTATCAAAAACATTTAATTGTTTTTCGAAATCCAGACATTGTTATTAATGGGAGTGATGGTGATACAGTTTGGCCTCAAATTTTGTTAACTAATAGTAGTGATGGTAAAAATGCTTTCACATTCCGAGCTGGTTTGTTTAGGTTGGTATGTGAGAATGGTTTGGTGATTTCAACTCAAGATTTTGCTGATTTGAAGATTAGGCACTTTGGATATGATTTTAGTGAGCTACAGAAGACAATCACAGCGATGGTTGAGAAACTTCCACTCACAGTTGAGTCAATGAATAAATTTAAACAGACTCAATTGACGGATAAGCAGATTCTTAAGTTTGCTAAGGATGCTCTTGAGGCTCGTTTTGGTGAGGTTGAAATGAAACGTATCACAATTGACTATAACGAGTTTGTAAAAGCAACTCGTAAGGAAGATGAAGGAAATGATTTGTGGAGTGTGTTTAACCGAGTACAAGAAAAAGTAATTGATGGTGATTTCAAGTATGGTTACTCAACCAAAACACGTAAAGCACGTAAGATTAAGAATTTTAATAAAGATATTGAGTTGAATAGTAAATTATATGAGTTGGCAATAGAATATTGTTTGAGTTAATTAGTTGATTTTAGGCCAGCCTTAATTTGGGCTGGCCTACTTTTTTATTTATATTTAGATTATGAAAAAGATATATACTGACATTAGATACTTCTTCCTTGATTTAGGTGGACGTATTAAGAATTTATGGAGGTGGCTCCCAATCATTTGGAATGATAAAGACTATGATGATCACTTTATATTTGAAGTTCTTAAATTCAAGATAAAAAATACAGCTGACTACACTGAGCAAAGACAGTGGTTTGTTGGTTATGAACATGAAGTAGCTAGAATGAGATTATGTATTAAATTGATTGAACGTGTTCAAGAGGAATGGTATGGATTAGAATATTTTGATTACTATGAAACAAAATTTGATTTTATTCCAACTGAAGACAAAGATGAAAATGGTGATCCATACTACACAATGCATTCAGAAGTAATTGAAGATAATTTAGATGGTTACTTCAAAAAGTATCCATTAATATATAAACGCGTTGTAGCAAAATTGGGTTCCAATTCAGATAGATCACGAATTGCTCTTTATATGGGTAGAGAAAATCATGAACGAGCAAGACGTTTATTATTTAATACATTAAATAAACATATAGAAAATTGGTGGGATTAGGTTTTCAAAATCTTTTAACTTATATTTAGAACATGAAAAATAAGATAGATCGACCAAAAATATTTATGGACTTAGTAAAAGATAACTATGTTGTCACTCGTCTTGAAGATGATATACGAATGCCTGCTTCAGTCATTAAGTTTATAGAATGGAATAAGAATGGTGTAGGTGGTAAGGTACATAATGAACCGGCTGTTGGTCGTAGTATTGTACTTGATCCAACCGGACCAGGAAATTATATGTGGTTAACTACTGAAATCACTGAGATCATTAGTGAAAATAAATTCAAAACAAAAAATAGCACTTATACAATACATAAAATATGAAAAAATTATTTACACCTGAAAATTACTTAACTGGGTTCCTAACATGTACATTATTGTTTGCCTTGTACTTCTTATTTACAACAACTGATAGTTGGAGATATGTACTTGGGTTTATAGGAATGGTAGTAACATTTTCAATATTTGGTTTCATTGTTAATAAAACAATTGAAAAATTCTCAAAATGAAAATTTGGCACATAAGTGATACTCATACATTTCATGGTCTGCTAAATATACCTGATGGAGTTGATATGGTTATTCACTCAGGTGATTGTTCAAACCCAAGTAATCCATACTTGAATGAACCTGAGGTAAGAGACTTTATTGAGTGGTACTCATCACTTCCAATCAAACATAAAGTGTTTGTAGCTGGAAATCATGATACAAGTATTGAGAAGCGCTTAGTCAGACCTGCTGATTTCACTAGTAAAGGTATTGTTTATTTAGAAAACAATTCAACTGAAATTGAAGGTATTAAAATCTGGGGTACACCTTATACACCATCATTTGGAGTGGGTTGGGCTTATAACAAGTCAAGAGATAAAATGAATAAGACATGGCAGTCAATTCCTGAAGGAACAGATATAGTTGTATCACATGGTCCACCAGCAACAATAATGGATCTGAGTTACAATAGAGAAAATGAACTTGAGTTTTGTGGATGTTCAGCTATGAGAAAACATATGTTGAAAATACAACCTAAACTAGTATTGTTTGGTCACATTCATAACTGTGAAGATATTATCAATGCAGGTGTAAGACAGTTAAGTGCTTATCCAGGAACCACCTACTCAAATGGTTCAGTTGTGACTGATGGAAAATTTGGTAAATTAAGTTCAAACGGAAATATATTTGAAATATGAGTGATGAATGGACAACATTTAATGTAAAATACTTTGCGATACCAATGACTGCGTTAGTATTTGGATTAGTAATAGGATTTGGATTGGCTTCATCTACCAACAAACAACCAACTAAAAAATATCCACTACAAGTTCATATTGTATATGAGACAGCAGGATATTACCACACACCAATAATTGAATGCGACTCAGTTAAAGGTGATTCATTGTGGAAAGATGGATTAAAAATAGTTAATAAACACATTGTAAGCGTAGAATATAAATAATGAAAAAATACAACATAACAATTCTTGGATACTACAATAACTCAGATAGTACACATCAAACATCTATAATCTGCGATGGTATGAAATATTCCCAAGCAGGATGCTATGAGTTTTGGGTGAATAAAGATGATAGATATGAAGTTATTGCTTGCTATCCAATTAGAAATACTATAATCACATCTATTGAACACTTGAATAAAAAATGAATCCATTTAAACTAACAGACCAAGAAATAGACGAACTATGCCTATTCTCAGGTACATACACTTCTGATGCGAATGAAGAAACAAAGCAATATTGGAGAGAAGCATATCGCAAGGTTGAAGAAGAAGGAAATCAACAAATAGCCAAATATGGCAGTGTAGAAAAATGGTATGAAAGTGGTGAGGGGAGACTTCTATAGGCTTTCAAAATCTTTTAACTTATATTTAACTTGTTAAAAAGAAAAATATGAAACAAACAGCGGTACAATGGCTTGAACAAGAATTTATCAAACTTGAATCAACAGTTGGAGTACATCATGTAATGTATGAATTGATTGAACAAGCCAAAGCAATGGAGAAAGAGCAAAGCAAGACAGACTATGAAACGGGACAAGCATCAACCAAGTTTAAGTTCCCACTACCAGCAGAACAGTATTATCAAGAAACATATGAAAGGAAGACTATTTAAAGCAAATGATCAATGGTTAGTGGCGTATAATAATTCGTTAGGTGAATTCCAAACACTACCACTACATCCATATGACGTTCAAATCATAGAGGATCAAGAACAAGTATTTGATAACATCGAAGCACGTATCTCAGCACACCCAGATGTTGAATTTGGAATTGAAATGTTTTGGGAAACAGGTATTGATGAACCATTCGAAACGGCTTTATTGGTTAGAGATGATGATGATTGGGATGTGACGCTGAATGATGGATTAGAGGGATTATAAGTTTGGCTTACAAAATTTCTTACCATATATTTAGTATACACAAAAAAATAAAGGTTATGAAAAAAAGAGGCCGTCCAGCAACAAAAAACAAACCAGCACAAATGGCACATGTACAAATTGACTTTAGCCAAATCACAAAGCTAAAGAACCTAAACATTGACTCCCGAATGATGGAGCAGATGGAATCAGGAACAGTACTTGACTTATTGATCAGTCATGAAGGTGGAATGCCATGCGCTTCAAATGTGATGTGTGTTGGTGATCCAGGAGTGGGTAAAACAACTGTGTTGCTAGACTTTTTAGCCATGACACAATTAAAAAATCCAACTCGTAAATGTTTGTTCATTTCAGGTGAAATGGGAAAGAAACAGATGTTTAAGTACACACAACGTTATCCACAGTTTGGTTATGTTGATACTTTGTTTGTAAGTGATTATGCTCAACACAATGCTAAAGACATGGTTGAACAAGTTCTAAACATGGGTTGGGATTTGGTACTGATTGATAGTATTGCTGAAGTGATTGATGATGTTAGAACTGATATGGGATGGGATCGTAAAACAGCTGAATCATGGTTGGTAGATGTTTGTACCCAAAACAATAAGGGTAACAACAAAACTAATAAGTACACATCATTTATGTTGATTCAACAAGTTACTAAAGCAGGAGTGTTTGTAGGTAGTAATAAATTGAAACACATGACAGATGGAATGATGGAAATGAGACGTGAATCAAATCGTGATGGAGGTGGAACATATATGGAGTTCACTAAAAATCGAAATGGTGAGGTAGCAAATAAATTATATTTCCAGCTAACAGGTACTCAAATCGTTTATTCAAACATTAAAGCGGCTGAAGTAGAAGAATAATGAGTTAGGATTTCTAGTTTTTTAAACGTATATTTAACTCAAATAAAAAGGCACATGACACAAGAACAAAAATGTTGGAAAATGATCGAAGATGCTAAATGGAAATTTGATCATGACTATGAACGAATTAGTTTTAATTGGTCTGAATTACCTAAAAAGGAATTCAAAATGTTAGAATCATTCATTGAAGAAAAAGCTGTAATGTTATTTGAAAAATACCAAGATGCTTGGTTAGGACATGATGGTGGTCCGGGAATTGAAGCAAGTGATGATAGTTGGAGTGATTTAGTTTATGATGTAATTGGACGTGGAGAGCGTTTCTATAACTCAATTACAGTTGAGAAATTAAGAGAAATGGCTGACAATGATGATTACCAAGAAAGTTTTGCTTATTGTTTACAAATAAATTAATATGACTAATACAGGTTTAGGCGTTATGTTAAGAGCGCTATCAATAGGAGACGATGAAACACGTTTCGCTATTCAAGGATCACTAGATAAAACAATTGCTAGTGTTTGTATTGAAGATGATAATTTGTATATCAATTTCACTGATGATACAGCCCTAAGGATATGGGATGGTGGACAATCATGTTGTGAACATAGATATATGGTTTGTGATGACAATCTAAAAGAATATTCAGGAGCAAAACTAACTAATGTTTATGCTAAACCAGCTGAGTACATTGATGATGATTATGGTGATGTTCATGAAACAATGTTTCTTGAATTTGAAACCACAAATGGAGTATTCACAATTGTAAATCATAACTCACATAACGGTTATTATGGTGGGTTTTGGATTGAAGGAGAGATTACTACACCTTGGATTCCAAAATTCTAAAACATATATTTAATCTAAATAAAAAAAAATATGATATTCTCACCATTCTTTAGAAACGACTTACAATCAACAAAATGGGGTCGTACTCGAGTTAATTATGATTTAGTTGAAGCAATTATGATTGCTAAAGAATACTACAAACCAAGTGATAAAAAACGAGTATTGAATATTCAAAAAACTGTTATGCCAAATGAAAACTAATCGTGAACGAGCGCTAATGCTTTTGGATAAATTAACTAATGAAGGAGATGGTATCACATCTAGTTCATTATTAGATTATTTAATTAGGGATTATATGGATGCAAATGAAGCATATCAAGCTCTATTAGCAGCAGAACAAGAATTTTTCGGAAATGAAGATGAGTATGATGATGAGTACTCAAACAGTAAGTATAAAGTGAAGGACGAAGACTAAATTCATAAACATATATTTAAACTGAAAATGACAAACCGAAAACAAGTTAAAGTATTATTGGAACGTTTAAATGAAAGGGGTATTCCAAATGAAACTATTTTGGAATGGATAATTAACAATTATTTAGAAGGATCTCAGGCTATAGAAGCACTTCAACTGTTTGAAATGGAGTGGTTTGATGATGTTTTTGATAATCCATCTACTTGGCCTTATGAGGAAGAAGAGGAATAGGTTTTCAGAGTAAATTAACTTATATTTAGTTCAAATAAAAAAAGCACATATGAACTTACAAGACATCAAAACACAATTGGACGCCTTAAATAAGGCCGTATCAGAAATGGAAACTGCTAAAGCAGAATTCACATTCACAAAAGAACAAATGGAACGATTTGTTAAACACATTGCCTCATCATTAGTTGAATCAATCAATTTTCAAATTGACAATGAATTTGACTTGGATGAAGATTCAATTGAAATTGAAATTAACAACAATTATGGTAGAGATTTTACAGTGGATCTAAACATTGATCAACGTGAAATAAAACGAAACATTAAAGGCATTATTGAGTGTTCATATGATGACAATGGAATCATGGATGAAGTTTACAACTGTTACCCAGCAATTGTAGAACCGATTGTAGAAAATACATTAGTTGAAGTACAAGAATAATTAGATGGTAAGGAAGGGAGCTTGGGTAACTGAGCTCCTTAACTTATATTTATATTATATGAAAACAGAAAACACAACCGGATCATTAAGAAGGGATTTACAAATCCAACAGATTAGAACTACTCAAAAAACGGTTCCAAGTAAAAAAGCATATAAACGTAAACCTAGAAATAATAAATTTAGTCATGAATAAAGAAGAAATCGAACAAGCTGTTGATCAGTTTGTAACTGAAAGTGAACACTACCATCAGGTAGCAGCTAATCATAGTGAAGAAATACTTAATGAAGTAACATACGCGTTACAACAAGCAAAAGGTGATGCTGAATTGGTTATGGGTCTATTTGAGGACTCTGGTATGTGGCGTCATGCAATGTGTTTAAATGATATAACTGTTTACAAAAATGGAAGTAACTAGAAAATCACAGGTCTCAGGTGTGACTAGAACATTGGATCTAAACATCACACAACAGCAATTACTTGATTATGAGAGAGGAATGAAAATACAGTACGCATTTCCTAACTTAACAGCGGCTGAACGTGAATTTTTCATGACCGGTATTACTGAAGATGAATGGAACGCTATGTTTCCTGATGATGAAGAAGATGATTATGGTTTCCCGGATGAACCGGATCATGGCTCAGCTTTTTCTAAAGATGAAGGAAATTATTTTGATGAGAATTAGGATTTCAGAATCTATTAACATATATTTAAGTAAATAAAAAAAAAATAAAGGTTATGGACAGAAATGAAGCATTAAAACAAGACAGAATTTTTTGGGCACAACGACCAAATAGTAACGCCTTCAATGATGGTGAGTACAAATTGCGTTTGTTAAATGACAAAGTAGTAGGTGTTGGTGACACAGTTATTGTTAGGTTTAGTAATGGTAATTTCCGAGGTAAAGTGAAACAAGTAGCTGGATTTGGCATGTATGAAGATAGAGCAGTCATTTCAGTTGTATTTCCAGGCCGTTCAAATGGCAAAAAGGTACCTATTGATAATGTAATTGATAAAGCATAACACATATGAAAAACAAAGTAAAACTTAACCTAGTTGGTATTAACGGTAACGCTTTTGTTATTATGGGAGCGTTCCAAGTGGCCGCGCGTGAAGCAGGATGGTCTAAAGAAGAAACAAAACAGGTCTTAGATGAGGCTATGAGTGGTGATTATGATTATTTGTTGGATGTTATTTTGAGTCATTGTGACACAGAGTATTTAGAAACATATCCTGAGGAATGGGAGGAGTATGACAATTATGATAATGATGTTCACGATAATTATGAGTTCTAATGGATGATAAAAAAACAGTAGTCAAATTTGAGGGACCATCAATTGATACATTAATGGTGTTAACAATAGTGTTTATAACACTAAAACTAACAAATGTGATTGATTGGGGTTGGGGTTGGGTTTTGGCCCCACTATGGTTACCTGTAGCGTTAATGGTAGCAGTGTTTTTGTTACTAATAACTGCTTACATAATTATTAAAATACTTGATATTAAGTAGGTTAGGCAAACAGGATAAGGCGTCATATATTTAGTCTAAATAAAAAAATAAAAGGTTATGTTTAGATCAACACAAAATAAAGGATTCCAAATGGAATTCAAAAACGGAATCACAATATCCGTTCAATTCGGGACAGGAAGCTACTGTGAACGAAGAAACCTGACTGCACCTATTCAAGGCGAAATGAAAATGGATAGAGTGGAATCAAGCACAGCTGAGATAGCCATATGGGATAAGGATGGAAATTGGTTTGATTTTGGACATGACCAAGTCAAGGGATGGGTTGACGCGGATGAGGTTGCATTTTGGATCATCTTTTGTAAAGGTGAATCAAACTTTGATGATATTAAAATAAGAGCAATTGCTAATGGAATGATGGAGAAAATAGAAGGCTAGGACTACAGAATCCAGTGACATATATTTAATAAGTTATAAAAAACACAAACATATGAACACAAAAGATCTTAAATCAGGTTATTCCATTTATGGAAACAAAGGTAATGTGTGGAGCAACACAGCGCACATTTACAAATCAGGAACAGGTAACTTATGTGGCACACCAGCACTAGCAAGTAATTGGGCCCGAATTGAAGGAGTAGACCATATTGGGTGTGAGAAGTGTTTGGAACAATATAAAAATGAAAAATAATATGATAGCATCACTAATCGGAGCTGTGATAGCGTCAGGATACTTATGTTATCATTGGGAACAACATTTAATTAAAAAATATAAAATAAATAAAACATGTTCGTATTAAACATTATAGGATGGTCGCTCCTAATTGCGGCAAATGTGTTACCTGAAAAATGGTTTAAAAATAAACGACAATTATATGGAACACGAATGACGTGCGCCGGAATAGCAGTGATCATATTCACAACTCAACTGCTAAATTTATGGTATGAGTGGTATTAGGATTCCAAGATTCTTTGACATATATTTAAATAAATAATAAAAACACATAACACACATGGTAAGAAAAAGCACAATCGAAAAACAACAGTTAATTGAGAAACTACGCAACTTGGACTCAAAATTGAAGTACAAGAGTACAGCGTGGAATGAAGCAATTAAAACCGCATTTAACAATTCGGGTAGTTTTGATTTTGTTAATTTGGTTCATTCAAGTCCAAATACGGCTCGTAAATTAGTAATGGAGTTTAAATAATAGGATTCCAAAGTTTGGTTACATATATTTAAACTGTTAAAAAAGAAGCATATGAAAAAATTTGCAATCACAGAAACACGAGTAATACACCATTTATGGGTATATGAAGTTGAAGCAGAAAATGAACAAGATGCTTTAGAACGAGTAATGAATGGAGATGTAGAAGGTAACGATGAAACTGTAGATGGAGGATATGAATCTGAATATGATGTGGAAGAAATAACAGATGAAGGCCCTGAATACGATTCAGCGGGATATACAGAAGCAGATCGTATCGTGGAAGGACAATATATGGTAAGAATCAATAAATAAGAAAATAACATGACACACTCAGAACACAACGAAGCAAGAATCAACTACATCATTCAAACACTAAATGAAATGGATGTGGATGGGGAAACAATGCAATACATCATTGAACAGGTAGGGTTGAAAGAACAAATGTTACATCAATTGAAAAATGATTATAACGTGACTCGATTTGAGGTGATCAATCATGCTAAAAACAGTATGCGAGCGGGACGGATTATGACATTGTATAAGGAAACAAATGATTTTATAGATATTGAATTGTCATATCAAGATGGGGGTAGGACGTTGAAGGTATTTTTGGGATAGGCTTACAAAGTAGGATAACATATATTCAATTCAAATAAAAAATAAAAACACATGGAACTATTATTCACAAGTAAATCAACAGTGACAGAGGCGGAATATCGATTTCAACTTGAAACAGGTGAGGTGGTGTTCTATAAAGAATGGTTGAATGAGGAAGGTAAAGTGATTGATTGTACATTGAGGACCAAAAGTGGATATGAGATAAGTGATCCAATCCTAATGGAGCAGATTCAAGATAAAGTGGATGAGATGGAGAGAAATGGGTGACAAACGTATGTCACACCTGTCCTATAACAATATAAACAAATATGTATATAAGTATAGTATGTGACAGGTGTGGAGATGAATGGGTGATAGGAGAGTGGTGGTAAGGTAACCCCCCTGTTGCGATCCCGCCCCCTTCTCCCCTATACAAGAGATATAAGGATATACCCCCAAATTTGGCTTACTAGATTCAACTTCATATATTTAATCATAATAAAAAACACAAAGACACTATGGATTACGCTGAAAAGTATTTCACCTTAAGTTCACTTTCAAGTTACATGACAGGAACAATTACAGGATTACTAAAATGGAACGACAACATTTCATTACAGGACAAAAAATTGTTGGCTAAACAATTATTGTGGTGTTATGAAACTTCAGGGGCACCAATGTCTGATTCTGTTAAACAAGAAATTCAAGAAATTCTTTCAAAGTAAGATTTGGCTTTCAAAATCCAGCTTCATATATTTAATTTATAAGAAAAAAAGGTTATGAAAAACAAATCACACACAGCACTCCAAATGATAGCCGCAGGCCATCCAGTGGAAACAGTAATGAATATAGTGGGCTTAGAGCCAGAGGAATTATTAGAAATATTAAATGAAGTACTGGGAGTAGAGCCAGGGTTAAAGCCAAAGTTAGAGCCAAGGAAGGTTCACATAGTAGAGTGTGTTTTAGAAGTGTTAGAGTCAGAGATGTTAGGTACGATTGAAGTGAATGTGAATTAAAAGTATGCTCGGGTGGTGAAACTGGTATACACGAGGGACTTAAAATCCCTTGGCCGAAGAGGCCGTGCGGGTTCGACCCCCGCCCCGAGTACAAAGAAATATCGCGGAGTGGTAGCAGAGGTAGCTCGCCAGGCTCATAACCTGGAGGTCACAGGTTCGATTCCTGTCTCCGCAACAAACCATCGACGGATGGGGCCGACGGGCCAATTCAGGTTCTGAGGGTTTGAGACCCAAGGCTGATGTATAAAGCCACCTCATAAGAGGCAGAGCCAAGCTGAGTAGTGTAAAATTAAATGGATAACACCTCGAAAAAGGTCAACCCGCGGTTAAGGCCAGAGTAGAAAATGTGAGTTCGAATCTCACCTCAGCGACTAGTGTTTATAGTGATTTTCATGTGTGTGTTTTAGGAGGGCGCTGTTGTGGGCGCTCTCCGCTTTTTAAAACGTTTATTTCCATTTTTAAGGCCAGGTTAGGCATACAGGATCCTGTTACTTATATTTAAATAAAAGAAAAATAAGATATGTACACACTCAACTGTAAGTATTACAAAAAGAAATTCAACACCATTCATGAATTATTAGATGACATCATGGCATCAGGTATGGATCCAAATTATTGGGTTTATAAGAATGGGAAAAGTATTGGAACAAAAGCAATTGATTTGATTCAATTTTAAGTTAGGATTTCAGGGTTCAGTTACATATATTTAAAATGTTAAAAAATAAATAATAAAAACAATTAAAAAAAAAGGTTATGAAAAACACAATCACAAACACCACAGAAACAAAACAAAAAGGACGTCCAGCTAATCCAAACAGTGCACGTCAAATGAAAATTCAAGATCGTAACGCCAAACGAGAGGCGGGGTTGTTGAAACGAGGTCGCCCAGTTATTGAGGGATCTAAGCGCCAAGAAATTATTAAGAAGCGTAATGAGAAGGTTAGTAATGGAATTGAGCTTAAGAAGGGAAGGCCGGTTAATGTAAATTCAAAGCGCCAAGTAGCGTTAGCCAAGAAGAATAATTCAGATGTTGTTGAATTAGAAAGAGGTTAATTGGTTAAAGTAAAGGGAAGGGACCCGGTTAGGGTCCCCTTACCCCTCGCCTTATATTTAATAATTATAAAATTACAGCCTATGAAAACCTTAATCATTCATCCAGACGATCGATCAACAGATTTTCTTCGCCCTATCTACAGCGGCCTAGAGGGTGCTACTGTGTTAACAAAAGGAGTTTCTAGACACCGTCTGGAGAAGGAAATCCGCTCGCACGATCAAATTTTGATGATGGGCCACGGGACACCTTATGGATTGATGAATGTCTCTAGGATAGGCGAAGGATTATATGCCGTAGGAGAAAAGCAGGTTCCACTTTTAAGAGACAAGCACTGTATTTTCATCTGGTGCAACGCAGATCAATTTGTCGGACGGCACCGCCTAAAAGGTCTCTACACTGGGATGTTTATCAGCGAGGTTAAAGAGGCTAGTTACTGTGGGGTGTCTGCGGATCAAGAGACCGTCGATGCCTCAAACTCTAGGTTCGCCGACCTCTTAGGAGGCGTGATACCAGGTGATTCGCCAGACTATAAGATGATCTTTGAGCACGTAAAAAATTCCTACGGTGAACTTGCCGAGGTAAATAAAATAGCAGATTATAATAACCAGCGCTGGTACTTTGAGCCCGAGGGAGTACCTGCTAGGGAAGCAGATTCTTTTATCCTATGTTCATCTAAAATTAAAAATTATATGAAAAAATTAATTATTATTATTATATCATCTTCAATCTTCGCCTCATGCGCTAGCAAAAAATATGTTTACGAGGTCGCCTACTACCAGGAGTTAGAAAACACAGGCATGTTAGTGACAACAGATTTTATTCACGTGTCTAAGGAAGATACCGCCTGCTGGGACTGGTATAAGGAAACGTCTGTGTTTAAGGAACTGATGCCTAAGTCAGACTCAGTTACAATCACATATTGGGGTACTCGCAAGGAGTGGAAAGCACAAGGTAGATAGGATCACCAGGTCCATTAACTTATATTCAAACAAAAATAAAAAGCACATGAAAAAATTAGCCGTTATCGCGTTTGCAATTTTAAGTATGACTGCCTGTAAGAAAGATGGACACATGTATAAAGCGTCTTTCATAAATAAGGCTAAACTTTATGGTGGCCAGGATGTATCAGGGTCAATCACCACCAACTTTTTTATTATGGACACTAAAGATTCAATCGCCGCACTTGAATTTTATAAGCAAACTGAGGGATATAAGATGCAAATTACCAGATGTGATTCGTTTTGTATTGAGTACTGGGGGACAGCTGCTGAGTGGCAGCGCTAGGATTATTTAATAATATAATTTATATTTAGTAAAATAATTTAAAAACATAAACACATGAAAAAAGCTTTAAATTTCACACAACATCTAGTGATGTCAACATTTCAAGCAGCTACTGCTACACTAATTATTCTAGCGATTATGATGGCAATGACATCATGTTCATCGTCTAAACAGGCTTATTATAGCCGCCACAAATTGTCTAACGTAAATACTCAATACTGTGCTTTTGAATAACAAACAGATTGATATGGTGCTCGAGGATTTGATCACAGACATCATGTTCGTGTACCCAGAGACGTCCCGCGAGGTAGCAGAGACAGCAGCAGCTACATTTATAAGGTACCCGAACATGTTAGTCGAACTAGCGGCGATGGTGAAGGATAAGCGCGCCGCTAGGGTCTCGGAGTGAGTTAACTTATATTTAGGTAAATTAAAAAATTAAAACACATGATAACACTTAGCTCAAACACACAATTCTTTAAAGACATGACCGACGAATCAAGAACGGTGAATGTAAATGGTAATGTAATGCCTATGGGGTACTGGAACCTGATTTTAAGCATCCGTGACTGCAGTTTATACGCTAAAGGAATTAAACCGAATCGCCACTGGAAAATAAGTAATGTGAAGACATATTTTGGATTAAAAGGCGATGCCAGTAAGTTGGTTAAACAGTTGGAGGAAATTAAAATGGCGTTAACAAACAGTTAACGCCTACTGCTAGGTAAACAGAATTTAGTATCATATATTTAAGTATAATTTAAAACATTTAAACACATGAAAGACATCATCGCCTACATTTTATTTTATTTGGTTTGGAACAGCCCAATACACCAATCACACCCGACTGCAATTCCTGTTATGTTAACATTGTGGGTTATAGTAAACATAGCAGAATTATATGATGCAATTAAGCGCTAGGCTATCAAGAACCTTAATCATATATTCAGTAAATAAAATAAATAAATAATTAATAATTAAAAAACACAAATCGCATGAGCAAGAAAAAATCAGTATCAACAGAAAAAGCAGTAGCGAACGTAGAAACAAACGTAGCAAAAGCATTGGGCCGTCCAGCAAATCCTGAGAGCGCTCGCCAGAAGAAAATCGCCGACCGTGAAGCAAAACGTGCAGCGGGAGAATTGAAACGCGGTAGACCAGCTGTAGCAGGATCGAAACGTCAAGCAGTACTAGCGGCACGTGCTGAGAAAGTAGCAGCAGGTGGAACACTAAGTAAAGGCCGTCCGGTGAATGTAAACAGTAAACGTCAACAGGCACTAGCAGCAAAAACATCGGGTGCTGAAGTTAAACGTGGTCGCCCAAGCCGTAACAGTGAGAGCACCGCACATGCGGAAGTTGCGAGCACTGAAAACGCGTAATTAGAAATTGTGTGTGTTATAGGAGGGCGGGACCGTAAGGTCCCACCTCCGTACTCCTGGGCGTGTACGTACGTACATATACGCCTGTATTATAGCACCACGCGCGTTATTATCCATATAACGGTACGTGTTGGGCAAACGGGAATATCATTAATTTTTAGATCTTAAACGTATAGTGCGGCTCGATTGTATATATTTATATATTAAACCTATCCATTTCTACCCCATGATAAACTTATCAAAAAACAGAAATAAATCCCACAATTTCCATTTAACCCCTTTTGATATCTCCCCATAAAAACCAAAATCTTTCCTTTTAAAAATCTTTCACCGTCGACAAAGTATATACTGCTTGGCTTCCAGGACCCCATTTTATATATTAAATAAAAATAAAAGTTATGAAAAAATTTATTCTATTATTAATCACCACAGTGATCATCACATCATGTCAAACATCACACATGCACACTCGTTATCAAACATCAGTGCTAAGAAAATTTGACAGACCAAAACATGGTAGATATATTCCAGAGCGCAAACGCGCAGGAGTAAATCACCCCGCAGTACGAGTTTCAACTAGAAAAATATTAATAAACGAATAATCATATGTCAAAAAACAGTCCTAAACAAAGCGTTGAATGTCTTAAAGAATGGTTAGCATTCATGAAATTTAAACCTAAGAGTAAACCGTACACTAATAACGCTCACAATTCTATTAGTGAGGTTATGAAGCGTAAAAGTAAATAAGTATATACGTATAAAGATAGGTTAGGTAATGGAAAGACGCTTTAAGCCGCTTAAAAAAATTTCATCTGAGGAGGCATCAAAGTATGTCTCCGCGGATGAAGATTTTACTAATAGTTTTTTATATTTTTATACCATAGAATCTTCTACTGATCCGATTTATCCTTCTAAGGATGGTTGGGACACAGTTATATATTATACTAATATTTTGAAAACAGATTGAAAAATATTTATTTTATTTGGAATCTTAGGATATTTATTATATATTAAATCATTATTAACCTTAAAAAAAACAAATTAAAAAACAAAAAATGAAAAAAGTACTTATTCTATTCGCGATTGCTACTTTGTTAGCATCTTGTTCTTCATCTACTAGTGAAACTCCTACTTCAGCTGCGCCAGTTGATACTTTGAGTGTTGAGGTATCTTCAACTGTAGATTCTGTTACAGCTACTACAGACACAGCTGTTACTAAATAATTAAGAATTGCCTCGTATTTATTTATGAGGCAATTTCTCTATCATTATGAACATCAATAGTATATTTAATTTGTTTAATAGTGAAAATAGTGATGATGAAACATCATTGTTGATGGATTTTTCTGAGCATCCTCTTTTTTGGATTAGTGGTTTTAATAAAGTTATAAGTAATCATTTATTTTTTAAACAATATACTGTTAAAACATTTCAAAGTATATCTCCGGATATCAATATAGAGGAGTTAGAGAAAGCTGGTGAGGAGTTAATGTTTAGAAAAGCTTGGAATTATATTAAGGATTTTGATTTAGATAAACCTTTTCATATTGAATGCTTAAAGTCTAAGGCTGATGAATCTATGGTTCATAATTTACAAATAGCTATTCAATTTTTTGAGCCCTTAGAAGAGTATGAAAAATGTGCCCTATTGAAAAATATTGAAAATAAAATAAAAGAGTTTTTAAAATAGTTTGGCCTTTTAAAATTTCTCACGTATATTAGTATTACGGGTTTTAAGGAAAAGAATATGAGGCGAGAAGGAAATGAGTAAGGCGCGGATGAGTAAATGGGGGTAAGTTATAAACTAAATATAAATTTATGAGAAATAGAGAAGCAGCTCTTAGAAAGATTGATCAAATTGATACATCTTTAAACAAATTAATTAATCTCCTCAGAAGAGGTGATGAACAAGGATTTAATGAAACCGCAGAAAATATGCGTGAACAAATCGATCAACTCAGAACATATATCGATTCAGAACCTATTACAGGATACGAACTTAATACATCAGCTCAGTAATATGAATTTAACAGCAGAACAAATCCAAGAAAATTGGGATGAGTTTATCTCATATATTGAAACATATATCTCAGAACCACGTAGATCTTATTTAAAAACTTTTTATGAGAAATATGCAGAGCGTATCATGTTAATGCCTGCTGCTCATAAAAAAGAATATCATAATGCTTTCCCAGGTGGATATATTGAACATGTTAATCGAGTTATTCGAGCTGCTCTTGATTTTGATCAAATTTGGACTAAATATAATGTTCATAAGAATTGGACCACTGAAGAGTTAGTGTTCTCTGCTATGAATCATGATTTAGGTAAGATGGGAGATGAGAAAAATGAAGCATATATTCCTCAGACTGACCAATGGCGTAAAGATAAATTAGGTGAAGATTATAAATTTAATGATGCTTTAGAATTTATGTCAGTACCAGATCGTGGTTTATATTTACTTAATCAACATGGCATTTCATATACTAAAAATGAAATGTTAGCTATTAAATTACATGATGGTTTATATGATGAAGCAAATAAACCTTATTTAATGTCATGGATGCCAGAAACTAAACCACGTACTGCTTTAATTTATATTCTACATCAAGCAGATTTAATGGCTGCTCGTGTTGAATTTGAACGTGAGTGGATGCCTAAATTAACAGGAAATGTGGTTCCTCAAAAAAAGGATAGTACATTACCTAAGACAGAGAAAAAAGCTCCAACTAAAACTAAAGCTTTAAGTAATATAAAAAGCGCTAGTTTAAAAAATGCAATGAATGATTTTTTTAAAGATTAATAATAAATAATAATTAAAATAAAGGTTGTAATGAAAGTTACAGCCTTTTTATATTCAAACTATGGTAATAGCTATATCAATACTCTCAGTTTTAGTGATTATATTAGGTTATACCTCTTATAATCTTCTTAAGAAAAATGAAAAATGTGAGGATATAATTAGTTCATATGAAAACTATATGGTTAACTTATCTAACACAATTAGTTTCTCAAATGAAAAACTTAAAGAAATAGACCGTAAAGGATCATTTGAAAGTGATGATGAAGTAGGATTCTTTTTTCAACAATTAAAGTATCTTCAAGAACAATTAAATAATTTTAAAGTTAAATAAATGAGTAAAAATTACTTTACACAAGATACTGAGGACGCTATAGTAGCCTATAATTTATGTGACGATCCTATTATAAGAAGTAAAATATATGATGAAAAAATTCATTATGCTTTCTTTAAATTAACTCAAAATATTATCCATACATTTAAATTTTATTATACTGAAGTTGAAAATATTGAAGATTTACAACATGAAATTATAACTTTTTTACTCAGTAAAATACATTTATTTGACCCATCTAAAGGAGCTAAAGCATATTCATATTTTGGTACTATTGTTAAACGTTGGTTAATTTTATATAATGAAAAAAATTACAAAAAACGTGTTAACTCAGTTTCTACATCTGTATTAGAAGAAGATAATAGTCACTCATATGTTATTGAAGAAAATAATTCACCTAGTGATAAACTAGGTCATAATGATAAAATATCTTTATTCACAGATTTATTTGTAGATTATTGTACTTCAAATATATATCATATTTTCCCTAAAGAAAATGATGCTAAAATAGCTGATGCTATTCTTGAGTTATTTAGAAAACGTGATAGTTTAGAAGTATTTAATAAAAAAGCATTATATATCTATATACGAGAAATGATAGATGTTAAAACTCCTAAAATTACTAAAATAGCTGATCGTTTATATGATATATATAAAAAAGGTTATATCTTTTATATAGAAAATGGATATATAAAATTTCAATAAATCTAGTATTTATGATAAATAAATATTATCTTAATTATGAGTAGTTTAGATTCTGATATTTTTGGTGATAAAAAATTAAAAGATATTTTTCAAGAAATTTATCAAAACCAAAAGAAAAAAGAAAAACAAATATCCGCGTTGATTGAAGAATTAAAACCTTTAATTGATGATATTGGTGATGCTACCTTAGTTGTTCCATTAATTAAAGAATATCTTGAAATAGGTGTTAAAAATGACGAACAATTAATTAAAATGGCCACAATTATTCAGCGTTGTTTATCAAATGATAATGCTGGAGGAGGAGATAATTATCTAATCTCTGAAGAAGAAAAAGCGCAATTATTAGGTGAAATAAATAAAATCCAAGAAAATTTAAAACCAAATAACAATGATAACTAAATATGGTTTTTCAGCTGTAAATAATAGATTTTCTTCTAAATATGGAAATGATTTTCTTACTAATTTAGCTCAATCTACTAATAATATTATCACTATAGCTAGAGTTAAAGATATATTATTAGATGATAGTGATAAAAATAAATTTAATTCTTTAGGTGAATGGAATGGTTTAGGTATTATACAATATGAATCTATAGATAAAAGAGTTCAAAATATAAGTGGATTCGCTAAACCTATAGATTCAAATATTAAAAAATATCCATTAGTAAATGAATTAGTATATATTATATTAGCTCCTAATACTGATTTAGGAAATAATCCTTACTCAATTAACGCTTATTATATTAATACAATTAATCTTTGGAATCATCCTCATCATAATGGGTATCCTGATAATTCTAATGAATTACCTCCATCTCAAAAAAAGGATTATACTCAAACTCAAGCTGGAAGTGTTAGAAGAGTAACAGATAATTCAACTGAAATTAATTTAGGTAAAACTTTTAAAGAACGAGCTAATATACATCCTTTATTACCTTTTGAAGGTGATACTATACTTGAAGGTAGATGGGGTAATTCAATACGTTTAGGAAGTACAGTTAATGGAACTCCTAATAATTGGTCTTCAACTGGTGAAAATGGAGATCCTATCACTATAATTAGAAATGGACAAGGTGATCAAACTAAAGAAGGATGGATTCCTACCACAGAAAATATAACTTTAGACTTATCTTCTATATACCTAACTAGTACTCAAAATATACCTATAACTGTATCTAGTGATAGTTATGTTAGTTATAATGACAAAGTAGCTCCCACATCTCCAAATAAATATTCTGGGGCCCAAATAATTCTAGACTCAGGTAGATTAGTATTTAATGCTCATTTAGATCATATATTATTAAGCTCAGCTAAATCTATTAATTTTAATGCTTTAGAATCAGTTAATATAGACACTAAAAAGTTTATTACTCAAGCGGATAAAATATTTTTAGGTAAAGAAGATTTAGCTACTGAACCATTATTATTAGGAGATACAACAGCTCAAGTATTAAGAGATCTTACTTCATCTATTAAAGAATTAGCAACAGCATTACAATTTCTTCAATCTGCACCTGTAGCTCCTAATACACCAGCGGTGTTTCCTAATTTATTAGTCCCTGCTACTAAAGTTCTAGGAATTTTAGATTCTTTAAATGCTCAATTAGGTTCATCTCCTAGTAATTGTACTATAACTTCAAAACGTAATTTTACAGTATAATGGCTAAAACTTTAGTAACTCCACCTACAGGATCAGATGGTCAAAGAGATTATAGATATAGTTCTACAGGAGTAGATCTTACAGCTCCATTAAAATTTAATTTAAATCCATTTGATATTGAATCTTTAGGAGGACGTGATAAAGGATATACTCAAGAAAAATGGAGTGCTTTTTTAAGATTTGCTACTCAAAGTTCAAAAGATGAAAATGATAATATTATTCCTCCACGAGTAAATATAAATGATACATCTTTAAATAGTCAAGCAGTATGGGAGAGTTTGACTTTAGATCTTATTAGAGAATTTAATACTAATCAAGATTCTAATTGGGTCCGATTTGGTGGCTCATCACCTAATAGAGGATTTCAAAATCCACTCACTCGAGAAGATATATATGCTATTCAAAGATTTACTCAAAAAACTGATCCTAATGCTCAAGTAGATGGTTGGTTAGGAACTCAAACTCTTAGAATGGAGTATCCTAAATTATTAACAATGATAGTTGTTAATAAATATAAAGATAAAGATGGGAAAGAAATTGTCACAAATGGTGCTCCTGAACTTTTAATCCCTATAGTTTGGGGAAATAAAAGATATGTTGTGTCAAATGGAGATTTTGAGAAATGGAATAAAGAAAATAGTAGTACAAGAAAATCACTTTTTCAAATCATAACACTTTATGATCCTACCAAACATCCTGAAGATAAATGGACATATAATTTTAATACAAGAAGAGAATGGACATCATTAGCAGAAACTGTATCTATATCTAAATCAGCAGAAAAAGTAAATGCTGATACTGTTAAAACAAATGTAGATAAAAAAACATTACAAATTCAAACTGGAATAAAAGGAGTATTAACTAAATGAGCGCTCAAAGTAAAATACCTGCTTTATTGATTAAAACCGCTGAAAAATTAATTCAGCAATCAGTACCTACTATAGCTCAAATAGCGGCTAAAACCGGTATTCAAAATATAGGTCAACCAAATGTAGAGTTACCTAGTGCTTGTTTATTTAATGATGAACTTCAAGAAATTTTAAAATTTAGAAATAGTATAGTAAATCAAATTAATTCTGCTTCTAAAATAATTGAAACTTTAAGTAAATCTTTAGACCCATTAACTACATCAGTTAATACAGCTAAAACAAGTTTAGGTATAGCTAAAACTACTGTTACAGCAATTAGTACTGCTATGTTAGTAACTCCACCATCAATTCCTATTCCTGGTCAATTAATAACAGGATTATCTATTGCTAAAGATTTATTAAATGGTACTATACCTCCTATTATAACTCAAGCATCAAATAAATTAAATTCTATTAAGGGAGCCTTAGATTATGTTAATAGTATTTTATCTAAATTAGTAAATATTTTAAAAAGTATAGATCAATATTTAACTGGATGTGGAGTATCAATAACTGATTCACCAATAATTAATGATTATGCTATTAAAATAAATCAACAGTATTCTGAACTTGAAAATATTCCAAGTAATAAAGAAGTATATCAAGAATTTACTTTAGAAATAATTGAAGAACCATATTCACCAACTGTAAATAGAAGAAAAGCTGTAGCAAAAAATAAAGATAATATAATATTATTATCAACTCCTTTATCATTTACCACAAATGATCAAACTTTACTTAACCAAATTAAACTTTTAATTGACTCAAATAATTTAAAAGCTGATTAATTAAATATTTATAATAGATGAAAACTGATATACTTAAAAAAATTATCAAAGAAGCAGTTAAAGAAGCAATTCAAGAAGAATTAAAAGATATTCTACTTGAAACAATTCGTTCTAACAAGCAACCTATCAAAGAATCTTACCAGGTAAGTGATGATAGAACTTTAAATTTCACATCAAATCAAGTACCTAAAACTCCTATAAATACTAAACAAGCATATATGGATATTTTAGGTGATATGGCTAAAGGTCCTGAAACTGGTTTATCTGGTGAATTTAAAATAAATGGTCCTATTAATACTATGGCTGAAGGAAGTGCTTTACCTCAAGGACAATTAGGATTAGATCAAATAATGAATTTAATAAATAAATAATTATGGCATTTGGAGCAAAAAAGATATTTCCTTTAGATACTAAACCAGGCACTGCTATAGGTGTGTCTTTGCCTTTTAATGCTCCTTCTACTTTTTTTTCAACATATACTACAAAAGACGCTATTAGAAATAATTTATTAAATTATTTATTAACTAATAAAACTGAAAGATTTTTAAATATTGATTTTGGAGCTAATTTAAGACAATTTATTTTTGAACAAATTACAACAAATAATATTAATAATCTTAAAGATTCTATCCAACAATTAATAAATTATTATTTTCCTAATATTAAAGTAGAAAAATTAGATATCTTACAATATCCTGATACTAATGAAATTGAGATAATAATAACATATAGTATAATAGACACAGGAATAAATGATCAAGTTCAAATAACATTCTCATAATAATGGCTGTAATTAAAAATATAAAATATCTTAATAAAAGTTTTAGTGATTATAGGACAAGCTTAATTGATTATGCTAAAACCTATTATCCAACAACATATAATGATTTTAGTCCATCATCTCCTGGGATGATGTTTATTGAGATGGCATCATATGTAGGTGATGTTTTGTCATTTTATTTGGATAATCAAGTACAAGAAAATTATTTACAATTTGCTCGTCAGTCAAATAATTTATTTGAATTAGCTTATATGTTTGGTTATAAACCAAATGTTACTGGTGTGGCAGTTGTAGATATTGATTTTTATCAAAAAGTTCCATCTAAAATATCTGGTGGTTCTTATGTACCTGATTTTGATTATGCTTTATATATAGCTGGTAATTCTACAGCTGTTGATTCTTCAAATAACTCATTTTTAATAAATGATCCCGTTGATTTTACAGTTTCTAGCTCTAATGATCCAACTGAGATTACTATTTATGAAATAGCTGGAGTTAATCCTCAATCTTTTTTATTAAAGAAAACAAGAAAAGCTATATCAGCTGCTATTAATACAACTACATTTTCATTCACTTCTCCTATTAAATTCTCAACAGTTGAAATAAGTACTTCTAATTTAATTGGTATACTAGATTGTGTTGATAGTGATGGTAATAATTGGTATGAAGTAGATTATTTAGGTCAAGAAATGATTTATGATAGTATCAAAAATACTAATGTTAATGATCCTAATCTATCTCAAAACCCAGGTAATACACCTTATTTATTAAAACTTAAAAAAATACAAAATAGATTTACTACCCGTTTTAAAGATTCTAATACTCTACAAATTCAATTCGGAGCAGGTACTACCACAGATTCAGATGAAACTATAATACCTAACCCAGATAATGTAGGTATTGGTTTACCATTTGAACAAGATAAACTCACAACAGCGTATTCACCTTCAAACTTTTTATATACAAAAACTTATGGTATTGCTCCTTCAAATACCACACTAACATTTAGATATTTAACAGGAGGTGGAGTCACAGCTAATATTTCTGCTAATACTTTAAACACATTAAATGGTACTATAAATTTTTTAAATCCTAATATTTCTAATACTGCTTTAGCTGATAATATTTTTAATTCTTTAGCTATAACTAATCCTGAAGCAGCTAGTGGAGGAGGAGATGGAGATTCAATTGAAGAAATAAGACAAAACTCAATATCTAATTTCGCTAGTCAACAACGAAATGTTACTCAAGATGACTATTTAGTAAGAGCTTTATCTATGCCTTCTAAATATGGTGAAGTAGCTAAAGCATATATTGAACCAACAAAATTAAGAAATGCTCTTCCTGGTGAAAACTTAGGTATATTAGATTTATATATTTTAACTTATGATATCAATAAAAATTTAATTAATGCTTCATATGCTTTAAAACAAAATTTAATAACTTATCTTTCTCAATATAGAATGGTAAATGATTCTATTAATATAAAAGATGCTTTTGTTATTAATATAGGAGTTAATTTTGATATTATTGTTTTACCTAATTATAATAATAATTTAGTTTTAACTAATTGTATAACAGCATTACAAACATATTTTGCTATTGAAAATTGGCAAATTAATCAACCTATTATATTAAGAGATTTATATATTCTATTAGATAAAATAGAAGGAGTTCAAACAGTTAAAAATATTGAAATTTCAAATTTTGTAGGAACTAGTTTAGGCTACTCAGAATATGCTTATGATATTCCTGGAGCTACTAAAAATGGAGTAGTTTATCCATCAATAGATCCTATGATTTTTGAAGTAAAATATCCGAACGCTGATATTCAAGGTAGAGTAGTATCATTATAAAAATAAACAATGGCAGTATATAAAATATTCCCAACTCAAGACACAACCCTATATTCATCTTATCCCAATATGAATACAGGAATGGATCCAATATTAGAAGCATCTTTAGAAGTAGGTACTCTACCTAATCCTTCTCCTCAAGCAAGCAGATTTTTAATCCAATTCTCATCTACAGAAATATCAGATATTATTAATAATAAAATATCTGGTTCACAATGGGATTCATATTTAAAATGTTTTATAGCAGATATCTCAGCTTTAAATTCAGATACTACATTAGAAGTATATCCTGTATCTCAATCTTGGAATATGGGAACAGGAAAATATCTTCTTTCTCCTGAAGTTCAAAATGGAGCTAGTTGGGTATGGAAAGATTTTTATAGTGGAAGTGAATGGACAGATGGAACTTTTAATCCAGGAACAACTGGTTCATATTCATCATCAGTAGCAGTAGGTGGTGGTACATGGTATGTAACTCAATCATTAAGTGGATCTCAAATATTTGGATTCTACTCAGATAAAGATTTAAATATTAATACAACAAATATAGTTAAAGCTTGGTATAGTGGATCATATAGTAATAATGGATTCATTGTTAAACAAAAAGATGAATTTATTAATAATGAAGATATTCAACCAAAAATTAAATATTTTTCAATTGATACTCATACTATATATCCTCCTTGTTTAGAATTTAAATGGAACGATTGTATAATTAATACTGGATCATCTACAATTACAACACTTAATACATTACCTTTAACAATAACCATAAGTGAAAATCCAGGTGTTTTCTATACAGAAAGTATAAATAAATTTAGAGTTAATTCTAGACCTCAATATCCTGCTAGAGTATTCTCAACATCTTCATATTATACACAAAATTATTATCTACCAACCTCATCATATTATGCTATTAAAGATTTAGATACAAATGAATTTGTAATTGATTTTGATACTACTTATACTAAATTAAGTATTGATGAGACAAGTAGTTATTTTACTTTATATATGAATGGTTTAGAACCTGAAAGATATTATAAAATACTAATTAAAACTATTATTAATGGTAATACAATAGTATTAGATGATAATTATTACTTTAAAATAGTTAACGGATAATGGAAACAGTTAATTTAAATAAAAAAGTATATGTTAAGAGTCAATATGAGAGAGTTATAGATACTAAATTTTCTCAATTAGCCACTACCATTACTCCAGCTGAACAAGCGGCTTTAACTGCCCCTACGATAACTGTTGATCAATTTTTTCAAGATTATCAACAATTATTTCTTCAAATTCCAAAAGAAGGAGCTACTAATTCACATGAATATCTTGTGAAGACAAGTTCTGAATATATTAATTTTACTCCTATGAGTGATGATATTCAAGCTTTAATAGATGAGATAAATTTATTACAACAACAAAATTTAGAACTTAATCAACAAATAGTAGAATTACAAGTTTCAAGTTCACAAATATAATGGATAAAATAGTAAATATACAAAATGTAGACCCAAATACTTTTCAACTACAAAACTACTCAGTTGAAGATGAATCTCTTATATCTAATTTCACTCAACAAGATATAATTTTTAATCCATCTGAGGATTATCTTGAATATTTTATTTTAGATTTTAATGAAAATGTTTTATATCAAAATGTAGCTGGATATCCTAATTATACTCTTAGAGATAATTTAGTTACAATTGATCCTCAAAATGATTTAGAATCACAAGGATTTACAGAAGGTCAATATTATACTGTTTATAATTTTTTAAAGAGAAAATTATCTTCTTCTCCTAATAGTACATTTTATATTCAAGATATAAGTTCTGATAGAACTGAGTTAAGATTAAATACAACTCAAATTTCTAATATTGATGTAGCTGATTTAACAATCCAATTAGCAAATCAAATAGCTAATTCTACAGGTGTGTATTTAGATTTTGCTTTGAATTTTGGAGAAAATAAATTAGTTATAGCTAATAATATTGCTTTAGATAATACTAATCCTAATGATCCAACAGTTTTAATTAAATTATATGATCCTTTACCAGATGAATTTATAATTAATTCTCAATGTTGGGTTGTAGAACAAATAGCTGAATCTCAAGCATATCAAATTGAATTAACAACTATATTTTCTCCTGAGGAGGAATTTAATTATATAGGTGGTCCTAATTTTAATCTTGAAATTCAAGATCAAATTAATAATTCAACACCTTATTTTAATCAAAATATTTTAACTCAAAATTATTCTTCATTAGGATCAGGAAGTTTACTATATCAAATAAATAGTATTTTAGCTGAGAAAGGTATTGAGATAAATATAGATTATACTGATTATTCAAATTTTATTCATTTTTCTTCAGCACAAACTCGTTTAGAAAATTTTTACTATAAATTATCTCTAATAGAACAATATAATTATAGTGCTAGTTATTCTGACAGTGGTCTTCCTTTAAATTTATATACTTCAGGTAGTCAAATTATATGGCAAAATAAAATAGATGATATTATAACTAACTTTGATGGTTATGAATATTATCTTTACTATGAATCTAGTAGTTATGCTTGGCCTAAAACTAATTCAATTTATCCATATGTAAATGAATTAACAACATCTGTTCCTGCCTTAAATTGGTTTACAACTCAAAGTATTTCAGCTTCTCTTTATGATGAGGAGAATATGGATATTTTAACAAATACAATACCTAATTATTTAATTGATGATCCAAATAATGACCAATATAAATTATTTATTCAAATGATTGGTCAAAATTTTGATAATGTTTGGGTTTATTTAAAAGATATAACTAACAAATTTGATGCTGATAATAGATTAAATTATGGTATTTCTAAAGATATAGTAGCACAAGCTATTCGAGATTTAGGAGTTAAAATATATCAAAATAATTTTTCAACAAATGATCTATACTCGGCGTTATTAGGTATTACTCCATCAGGTAGCTTATATAATCTTCCTTATACTACAGGTTCTTTACCTACACCATCAGGATATGAGTATGTTAATACATTTATAACTGCCTCAGCTACTAGTTCTTTAGAACCCGTAGATGATATTAATAAAGAAATTTATAAACGAATTTATCATAACTTACCAGCTTTACTTAAGAAAAAAGGAACAACAGAAGGTTTAAATTTATTATTAAATATATATGGTATTCCTGATACTATTGTTCGTATAAATGAATTTGGTGGTAAATCATACCAAGATCAGTCATGGGATAACTTTATTGAACAGTTTAATTATGCTTTTTATTCTGAAGGAAATGGATATATTTCAACAAATCTTGATGATAGTGAAAACTCTCTTAATCCAACTACTATACAATTTAGATTTAAAACTAATGGTATTCCTCCTACTTCTCCATACTCTGAATTATTATGGTGGACAGTACCTGCTATCTCAGCTCGAAAATATATAACTTTAACATATAGTGGTACTGGGTATACTAGTGGATCATATAGTGGATCTATACCTGATACTAATAATGAATATGCTACTTTAGAATTTTTTCAAGAATTTGGTGGAGGAAGTTCATGTACATTAAGTTTACCTTTTTATAATGGTGAATGGTGGTCTGTAATGTTAACATTAGATGGAACTAATGCTACTTTATACGCAGCTAATAATATATATGAAGGTTATGATGGTAGTAATATAGGTTTTATAGCTTCTTCTTCTACAACTAGCCCTTCTTTTATAACACCTGCTACTCAATATCTCTCAAATTCAACTTTTAGAACTGTAAATGGTAAAACTTGTTATCCATTCTCTGGCTCTTTTCAAGAATGGAGAGTTTACTATTACTCCAGCTCAGCTGATACTTTAAATGTTGATGCTTTTAAAGATTATACAATGAATCCATATTCAATAGAAGGAAACTCACAAATTGGATCAAATTCAACACCTAATTCTTTATATTTTAGAGCACCATTAGGAACAATGTTAGATAATAATGCTTCTCTAACAACACGAGAATCTATTCATCCTGCTATTTCCTTTATTCCTCCTACTGAATCTTTTACTACATCTGGAAATAGTAATTATATATTAAATGGTACTTTCACTTTTGAACCTAATACTGAAACTATATACCAAAATCAATTTGTAGCTGGTATTAAAAACTCAGTATCTGAAAAAATTAGAATAGTAGATATGGTTTTACCATCAGGTAGTACTTTATCTCAATATATATCTATTCAACAATATTCCCCAGCTAATGAAACATTTACAAAAGATGTGAATTATGTTGAGGCTGCTTTTTCACCTCAAGATGAAATTAATGATGATATTATAGCTCAGCTTGGATATTTCAATATAGGTTCATATATTGGTGATCCAAGACAATTATTATCATTAACAACTTCTGGTTCATTAAATTATTATCCTGATTTTAATAGACTAAGAGATTATTATTTCTCTAAATATACTCATAATTATGACTTGAATGATTATATTAGATTAATTAAATTTTATGATAATTCATTATTTAAAATGATTAAAGATTTTACTCCTGCCAGAGCAGGTTTAGCTTCAGGTTTAGTAATAAAACAAACATTATTAGAAAGATGTAGATATCCTCAACCTAGAGCTAACACACAAAGTACAATTGCTTTTGTAGGAAGTCCAACATCAAAAATACTTAATATACCAAACTAATGCCGTTGCAAGATATAACAATAACAGGATCAATAGGTAGTATAGCTACTCAATCATATGGACAAAGAACATATATTTCTTCTACAGATGATCAATCATTTCCAATAGAACATATTACAGGAAGTGATGCTAAAGCTTGGCCAAATTTTATTCCAGGTACAAACTATACAGTAGATTTAGTAGTAAATGTTACTCAATCTTGGTCTGAATCTATTGTTACTCCTTTAGGTATAGTTCCATATATTCATAATACAATGGAGGAATTCATTGATGGAGAATTTAGTGGTTCAAATTATGTAGTTAGTGATGGGAGTTTAAATGATGCTCAATGTGAGCAATTTTTAACAGTAGGTACTACAACAATTAGTTATAGTATGTTTCCATATGCTACTTCTTATACTGATGGTATTGTTAATGGTTCTACTTCGTCTTTAGATACTTTTTTAAATAAAAATACTCTTCCATATAACGGACAGTTCTTAATGCATTATAATGTTGATTTAAATACTGAAGTTTTTCCAAATATTGAAACGTATACTATTGATTATATTAAAGTAGCTAGATTTGATCAAGAAGGAAATGATAATACTTTATCATTACAAGAATTAACACATTTTATATGGACAGACTCAGAAGTAACTGTAGGTGAAATAGTTTTAACAGTAGAAAATATAACAGAATATCCAACTTATTATTTATATAAAGTAAATTCTAAAGAATGGTATGATATACCTTATTACGCAGATGATAATGTTTTTAATTACGCATTCTCAGCCTCCTCAGCTGATCCATCTGCCTCAGCTGGTTTATATTATATTAGTAATTGGAATGTAATAAATAATGCCTCAGGACAAATAGGAGGAGCATTTTATCAATTTGCTAATACTCCAAATTGTAATATAACATATTCCGCTTCTATAACAGCTACTAACTATAATGCTGTACCTATTAGTTTTAGTTTTGGATTTTGGAGTACAAGTGATTTTAACTATTTTACCCCAGTAAAAACTAGTAGTCTTATAACTATTCCAGCTGGAAATAATCAAACTGTAGCTTTAAATGGTATAGCTAGTTATCAATTTTTAGGAGAAACAAGCTATTGGTTAGAAACTAAAAATCTAAACGCTCCTATTTCTTTAAGTAATGTATTTTGGACTATGACTCAGTCACAGTCTCCTCAAACTGCTACTAGCTCAGTTGTAATTGAGCCTTATTTATTAAGTACATTTAGAAATAGTGATTGTGATGTGTTAATGAATAATGCTAATGGAAATGATATTAGTCAAACTCATCAAAGAGTACTTTATGAAGATGGTGGAACTATTCCTTCAAATTTACAGCAAATTATAAATGGCACAGCTGAACAAGCTGAAATAAATGATTATTTATATAATGCTAGCGCTAATACTCGTCCAAGATATGAAGGAGTAAGAACAACTAGTAATAATTATAATTTACCATATTCTATTGGTTTTACAAGTACTGAGTTATCTGATATAGAATTAAATGATGTAGCTATATCTAATAATGCTTCTAATTTAGCTAATGTTGAACAATTACAAACATATTTAGCATATTTTGATTATATACAAGATACTACAGCTGAATTAATAGATAAATCTGCTGCTCATATTTTATATTTAATTGATAAAGATGGTGTTATTCAAACACCAACATTAACAGGTTCATATTATTCAAATTTAATAGATAATTTTGAGACAAATAAAAATGCTAATATTATTATTGAGGCAGAAAATGGAGACAAATTATTTATTGGTAATAAAAGAGTAATAAGACCTGGAACTATACCTAGAGCTATATTATATACACAAACAGGAAGTGGATTTAATATTCAAGATGGTATAACTTTTGGTGATTCTGGTTCAGCTGTAGCTTCTGATCCTATAAATTATCTTTCTAGATATTCAACAACTGTACCTAATCAATTATTAGATTTTAATTCTCAAATAATTTTAAATTTAGATTATACTACTTTAGCATCTCCTTATATTCAACTTAACGCTGGAAATAATTGGATTGAAGTAATTAGTGGCAGTAATAATGTGAAAATAAGTTTTGCTCTTTATGCTGATTTTGAATTATCTAATCCAACTACTGTACCTAACTATAGTAGTTATAATTTAAATTTATTTTTAGAAAAATCAACAGATGGAGGTTCTTCTTGGTCCACCGCTGCTTATACTCCTTTTAATAGTCGAACATATGTTCAAGGACAAAGTAATACAAATAAATCTAATAATTGGCTTTTACAAGATCAATTTGTTCCTGTAGTTGGAGATTTATATAGATATAGATTTGTAAATCCTAGTAGCTATTATAGATTATATTTTAAACCAACAACAAGAGTTTTAGTCACTCAAACCCCTCCTCCAACAAGTGTTACAGCATCTATTAATATAAGCGATTATTGGACTACAGGATCACAATTAGATGGTACACCTAAAAATCTTATACATAGTACACAGCTTTTACCTTTATACACTCCAAGTAATCCAGTATATCAATCTTATGCCCCAGACCATGGATATGCTCCATGCTTGCCTTTTGTTATAAACTCAGGAGATCAAATAAGATTTGAAGGAGATGAACTTCAAACTTACACTATAGGTAGCGCTAGTATAACTGATGTTATAGCTGGTGAAACACCATACTCAGATTATAACGCCCCAGGTTCATGGAGTGCTAATGTGAATTGGACTATTAATAGTGCTACTTCTGCTACATGCACTGGGGGACCTCCTGGAGTATTTGGAGCCAATTCTCTTCAATTTGATCAAACTTCATATCAAGGTTTTGATTACACTCAATTATATACTATTTATTTTGAAGTAACTAGTTATACTAGTGGTGATATAGATGTCAGTATAGCTGGTGGAAATACCTCTAGTGTTGGTATAACAGGTACAGGATTTTACTCAGCAAGCGGAGTAGCGGAACAAGATCAAACTGGTTTATATATTATATCTAATAATTTTATTGGAACTATTTCAAATATATTTGGCGTGACTCCAAGTTTAGTTTTAAATTTAGATCGAGATATAACTGATGGAACTAACCTAAATTCATTTTTAATTAGACGTTTCCATCCTCATCCTAATTTTGTTGTCATAGATAATGTAGTTCTTAGTGGTAGTGGATTTTTACTCCCAGAGTATTCTACTAATGAATTAAGACAGAATTTTGATAATATAGCTGTTAGTCTTAGAGAAAGAACTTTAATATAAAAATAAAACTTAATAATATTTATAATAAAATATATAATAATATATAACCCATGGGATATTTAAATAACGCAGTTGTAACAGTAGACGCGATTTTAACAACAAAAGGAAGACAATTATTAGCGAAAAATGATGGTTCATTTAGAATTACACAATTTGCTTTAGCAGATGATGAAGTTGATTATACATTATATAATCCTAGTCACCCATCAGGCTCAGCATATTATGGTGAAGCAATTGTAAATATGCCTTTGTTAGAAGCATTTCCTGAGGAAACTCAAATTATGAAATATAAATTAGTTACACTTCCTCGTGGTACAGCTAAAATGCCTATTCTTGATTTAGGTTACTCAGCTATTGTAATTAAACAAGGTGCTTCATTAGCAATCACACCTCAAACATTAAATTATTTTGGTGGTAATACATTTGAAACTTCTGGTTATACTGCAACTATTTCTGATGTTCGTTTAATGAGTACATTTGAAGGAGTAGGTATTAATACACCTTCCGCTCAAGCATTAAATAGTACTACTACATTAGGAACTAGTGTTTCTAAAACAGTTGTAGGTACAACAATTAATATAAGAGCAACTACTGTAAATACATTATTTGGTTCTAATACTCAATTACAAGCAACATTAACTGTTGAAGGTAGAGATAGTGGAGCTCGTTTAACAATTCCTGTCACTGTAACAAAAATATCCTAAAAATAAATTTATATAAAATATGTCATTTAATAGATTAGCACCTGAAGATTTTGTAGTGAGTTCTGACTCTGTCACAGCTCCTTTATGGACAGACGGAAGTACAACATTAACAGTCTTTTATAGTTCATCAGTTCAAGAAGCCGGTTCCTCTGGAGATTTTTACCTAAATGTTTACCAAACTGCCTCAGATGATGATTCAGCTGAAGTTCAATTTGCTGTAGCTTATGGAAACAAATATGGTAGTGGTAGTTCTTTATATAATAATGCGGTTAATGGACAATCTCCAACAAGAACAACTTATGGTCAATATAGGAATTTAGTTCTAGGTAATGAAAATTCTGATTTTACTTTTGGTGGGATAACATCACCAGATTTTTGGGTAATATCAGTAGATAGAAATAGATATAAACAATCTTTACTTCCTGGAGTCTTAACTTTAAAATTATCAGGATCAGGAGGTTTTTTATCTTTAACAGATGATAGTTTAGTAGCTTCATCTATTGTTTTTAATGATGCTGGAAGAGTTTTTCAATTAGTTAGTGGATCTGCTGGTAGTGTCAATACTACTAACCCAAATGGTTACAGTGCTGCTTCTGGTTCTTATGGTCTATTTCTTCCAGATATTGGAACTGTATTACTAAATCCTCTAGCTCTTAGCTCATCTATATTACTAGCCTCTAGCCAATCTAATAATTCAGATGGTTTAAATTATAGAGCTCTATTTAATTCTTTAAATTTAGGAGGAGGATTCTCAGCTAATAGTCAAGAAACTATTTCATCTGATTATATTTTTATACGAGCTAGAAATGCTGAGTTTAACTACTCAGAAAATCCAAGTTTTATTTCAGGTAGTACAGGTGAAGTAATTTATAATTCATTTATTAATAACCCACAAACCTTTCCTACTACAATAGGATTATATAATGATAATAATGAATTATTAGCAGTTGCTAAATTATCAAGACCTTTATTAAAAGACTTTACAAAAGAAGCATTAGTAAGAGTTAAGTTAGATTTCTAAGATGAATGAGTGCATACAAACAACTTCTCACATCCGATGTTATTGTTACACCTTTACAGGTAAGTAAAGGATTTACTTTTCAAGGTAACTCAGAACTCACAGCTTCTGATGTTGGTATTAGTAGATTATTAGGTCGAAATATTACTCAATTTGATTTTAGTCCTAATATAGATCCATATACTGGAGAATATACTGTTATAACACCTGGAGTAAATGCTATATTATATGGTGTAAATACAGTTGATTTTCATAACCAAGCAGTTTCTATTGGGTCAAGTTCATTTGCTATAAATGATACTGTTTTTGTTATAACAGGTAGTACTACTCCTCTTAATAATTTTAACACTATCTTTATACCCTCTGGATCAAATAGTACTATGACAGCTAATAGAATAGCATCACATATTAATGCTTCATCATCATATTATCCTGGAATATATACTATATCTGCTGTTAATTTATTATCATTTTTAAATTTAACTTCAACTGTAACTGGCTACATAGGAAACTACAATTATTTTAATTCAGCTAGTGTATTAACTTATTTTTATGATGGTACAAATGATGTAATCTCTGGTTCATATCAATATCAAAGACTAGTTTATGACTCTGTAAAACAATTATATTATTCAAATTATTTATCTTCCTCATATAGTGACTCAGTTAATAGACAAGTTCTAATTCCTGGAAGAGATTCTGAAGGAGATAGATATATAGGATCAGCAAGTAGTCAAGGTCATTATGATAATTACTTACAAACTACATTATCTTACCCTAGATTTTTCCCAACAGCCTCAAATAGCTATATAGGTGTTTTATCTATTCCCGCTGGTGTGTTTGGTGAATATATAGAACCAAATTCATTTAGAATGAGTTTTGATAGTAGTTCATTTTATGATGATGGTGAAGGAAATATATTAACTGGTTCCAATATAGTAGGAAATATTATATATACTCATGGTATAGTTACATTGACTGGAAATCAAGATCTATTCGCTGCTGCTTCTAGCGCTACTATTTCTCCTTCAACAGTATTTAGCGCTCTTTATGGTAGTGCTATTTATGGATCTAATTATGTATACGGTACAGCTCCATTACCTATTAATGTAAATAATACTATATTTGGATTTGTAGATGCTACTAATTTCACATGTTCGTTTTCAAGTTCATATACTATTTATGAAACTCAATATAAATGTACTATTAGAGAAAATGAATTTAATTTCACATTAAATCCTAGTACTATACAAGATAATACATCAGGTAGTGTGTACGGATATGTAACAGAATCATATTTTTCACCTTATATTACAACAATTGGTTTATATGATGAACAACAAAATTTACTAGCAATAGGTAAGTTAGCACAACCTGTTCCTGGATCACCAACAACAGATACAACAATATTAATTAATATAGATCAATAATTTATGAATAAATGGTTTTCTCAAATATCTGATGATGTTATTAAAGAATATAATTCACTAGAAGATTTTCCTGAAGGAATGTATGGTTTTATTTATATAGTTACTCATACTCCCACAGGTAAAGCATATGTTGGTAAAAAAGCTTTATACCACAATTTAACTAAAAAACTTACTAAAAAAGAATTAGCTGAACAATCAGGTCCTGGCCGTAAATCTACTTCTAAAAAAGTACAAAAAGAATCAGATTGGTTAAAATATCATGGTTCTGCTAAACCTATTCTTGAGATGGTTAAGGAAGGTAAAGAAGATGAGTTCACTCGTGAAATATTGATTATTGTTCCTAATAAAAAATTATTAACATACTATGAGACCAAAGTGTTATTTACATTAGGTGTCCTAGAAAATCCAGATTATTATTTTAACGATAATATATTAGGTAAATTTTTTACAAAAGATTTTTTAAGCTAAGCTTGGCTTATAGAATATAATTTCATATATTAGTAAACATGACTAATAATGCTCTAGTATTCTTAATTGATTCTGTCTTAGGTAAAGGTAAGTCTACATCTAAAGGTAATAGAGCATACCATTGCCCTGAATGCAAACATCATAAATTAAAACTAGAAATTAACCTAAATGAAACATCACCTCATTTCCAATTTTATCAGTGCTGGGTATGTGGATTTAAAGGTAAAAAATTAACTATATTATTTAAAAAGATAGAGGTAGATCAAGATAAAATCAACCAGTTAAAACTGTTAGTAAAAACTGATGGTAAACAAGTTGAAATTATTGATAATAAAAAAGCAGAGTTACCTAAAGAGTTTATACCATTAACTAACGCCCAATTAAACAGTTTAACCGCTAAAAAAGCTATAACATATCTTAAAAATAGAGGTATTACTAAAGAAGATATAATTAAGTATAATATAGGTTATTGTGAATTTGGTTTATTCTCTAATATGATTATTATTCCCTCATATGGTGAGAATGGAAATCTCAATTATTTTACCGCAAGAAACTTCGATAAAAACTCACCTATTAAATATAAAAATCCTGATGTAGCTAGAGATATCATTGGTTTAGAGCATTTTATTAATTGGAATGTACCTATTATTTTATGTGAAGGCATGTTTGATGCTATTACTATTAAACGTAATGCTATACCATTATTAGGTAAAACAATACAGAAGAGCTTAATGAAGAAAATCCTCAACTCATCAGTTGAAAAAATATATATTGCCTTAGATAAAGACGCTATTAAACAGGCGTTAAATTTTTGTGAAACACTAATGAACGAAGGTAAAGAGGTTTATTTGGTGAATCTTGAAGATAAAGATCCTAGTGAAATGGGGTTTGAGAAATTTACTAATTTAATTCAAAACACTTTACCACTAACATTCTCAAATTTACTTGAGAAAAAACTACAAATTATATGATAGAAAAAAATGTGAATGTACATAAAAAAAGTGTTACAAGATTAGTAAAAATAGATTCTGAATCTAAACGAGTTAATATTTTAGATACCAGATATTACAGTCGAGAAAATAAATTATATCCTTCTGTGACTAGTATATTACAATATATGCCCAAAAATAAGTTTTTTGAAAACTGGTTAAAAGATGTAGGACATAATGCAGATATTATAGCTAGAAAAGCCGCTGACGAAGGAACACAGGTACATGATGCTATTGAAAGATATTTAACTGGTGAAAAAATAGTATGGGTTGATGAAAATGGATACTCTAAATATTCTTTAGAAGTATGGAAAATGATTTTAAAATTCCATGATTTTTGGACAACATATAAACCAACATTAATTGAAAGTGAAATCCATTTATTCTCAGATATATATACTTACGCTGGTACTTGTGATTTAGTAGTAGAAATAGATGGTAAAAGATGGTTATTAGATATTAAAACATCAAATTCATTACATACTAGTTATGATCTACAATTAGCCGCTTATGCTCAAGCATGGAATGAGTTATATGAAGAAAAAATTGATCATATAGGAATATTATGGTTAAAATCATCAAAACGCGGTGAAGATAAAAAAGGTGAAAAAATTCAAGGTAAAGGATGGGAATTATATGAACCTACAAAATCTATTGAAGAAAATTTAAAATTATTTGGATATATACATGAGTTATATAAACTAGAACATCCTGAGCCAAAGGCATCAAATGAACAGTTTCCCACTGAAATTCAAATTGTTCCGGGTACTTAACATATTTATGACAAAAATATTTAATGGTATCTTTAATCAGTCTTTTAAGGGAAATATATCTTGATGAAGGAGGTAACGTATTCGGTACCACATCTAGTATAAAAAAAGAATATATTAAACCTACATTAGAAAAATTTGTAGCGGAATTAAAAAAGATATATCCTAAAGTAAAATTTGACTTTAGTACTTTAGGCTCAGTCGGTAAAAAAGACGAGTCTGGTGATATTGATTTAGGTTTTAGTGTTGATCATTTTATTAAAGATGGTGAACCATTATTATCTGATTGGAATATTAATTCTGATGAGTTTAATGCTACTTATGAAAAAATAAGAAAAAGAGCTAAAAGCGCAACTGAGGCTCAAAGTAAACTTAGAGCCATGTTAGAGTTAGTATCTACTAACATGGAAGAAAAATCTGAGTTTATGGAAACTGATAATAAATCAACTGCTAACGGATCCATATTTTGTAATTTCCCTCAGTTTAATGAGAATGGTGAGCAAATAGAAGATAAAGCAGTTCAAATTGATATTAACGTAGGTAATATAGATTGGTTAAATTTTAGTTACTATTCTAATACTTACAAAGATAATGTTAAAGGTTTACATAGAACTCAATTAATGGTAGCTTTATTCCAGGCATTAGATATGACTTTCAGTCACGGTACAGGAGTAAAATTAAAAAGTACTGGTGAGATAGTAGCTACTAGTCCTCAAGAAGCATTACAAGCTTTAAATAAAGGATTTAACATTAATTTAACTCAAGATATTCTAAATGACTATTTTGAATTAATGGATTATATTAAAAAGAATTTACCTGAAGATAAATTGAATAGAGTGTTTGATACATATTTAAGAATTTTAGACTCAACTAGAGCTGATATTCCAAATGATTTACAAGACTATTGGATTAAAAATCAAGATCGTTTAGGCCTTAAAGGTAAATTTCTACCAGACAATTCTAACTTATCTAAATATAAAACAGCGTAATGTCAGGTTCAGCAGGAGGAAATAGAATATCTAGAGCAGCTGTTGAGAATACAGTTAAAGATTATATTGAAAAAGTATTATCTAAATTTTCTGGCTTTAAATCAGCTAAAATTACTGGCTCATACAACGCAGGAACAAAACAAGATTTTGGTGATATTGACTTAATTGTACAATTAGAAGGTGAAGATAAAAAAATAATTAAACAAGATTTAGCTAAATTTTTTGCTTCTCAACCTGACTCAGTAATTGTACCATTTAAAAGTGATAAATATAAAGGTAAGAAATCTCTTAGTAGTGGAGAATTAGTGACTATATTATATCCGATAGTAGGAATGCCTGGTGAATTTGTTCAAATAGATAATATTGTATCTATTAGTGAAGAAGAATCTACATTTAAAAATACATTTTTAGATTATCCAGCTGAGGTACAGGGTTTATTATTAGGTTTAACTAAAGTAATATGTTTAGAAGAAGATCCTAAAGAAATATTTGCTCGTTTAGGTATTAAAAATGTACCTGCTTTAGAACCTAATCAAGAATATGAATTTAATTTATCAAGTCAAGCTTTAACATTACGTATTGTTACTTTAGATAATTTTAAAGAAACTGAAAGAACAGATGTTTGGAAATCATCTAATTGGAATGATGTTAAAAAATTATTTACAAATTATAATATAGACGCTGATTTTAAAACATTATTAAAAGATTTATCTACTAATTTAAAAAATCCTCGTTCTAAAAATAGAGTAAAAGGTATTTTTAAATCAATGGTATCTATTAAAAGTGGTGAAGTTAATACACCTAAAGGTGATAATAAACAAGCAGCTTTAAATTCTGTTGATAGTTTATTAGAAGCTAATGCTTTAACTAGAGCATTACTTTTACCATTATTATTTGAACAAGAATCAAATCCAATAATTGCTTTATACCCAGGTAAATTTAAACCACCTCATAAAGGACATTTTGAAGTAGCTAAAAAATTACTTAATATAGCAGATAAAATAGAAATCCTAATCTCAGCTAAACCAGTTGAGGGTGTTACTGCTGAACAAAGTAAAGCTATTTGGGAACTATATAATACATTATTAGGCGGAAAATTAGATATTAAAATTATTCAGGGTTCACCTGTAAAATATGTTTTAGATACTATAGAAGCTAATCAAAATAACAATTATATAGCTGTATATGGTAAAGGAGAAGAAGATAGATATGTGAAAGTAGGTAATGATCCTCGTTATATGAATGCTAAAGTATTTGATGGTGGAACAACTGTATCTCAAGGTGAAAATATAAACGCCACAGATTTTAGACAAGCATTACAGCCTGAACAAGATATATCTAAATTTCTACCAGCTGGAATACCTCAAGAAAAAATTAAGAAAATATTTAATATTCAAGAAGAAATGTCTCAAGCTGATCTTAAATCAGTTGAAGCATATGCTGATAAGGAATTATCACCTGTAGATGTTGATTTTACTAAACATTTCTTTGATAGATTAAATGATCCTAGAAATATCAAACCTATCTCACCAGCTGAACTTATTGGATTTTTTAAACGTTTAGCTCGTAAGAAAAATGAATTAAATGATTTCCTTACTAAATACAGAGAAGTAGTAGCATCAGATAATAGGACTAATATCAATATTCCATTAGTTCAAATGTCTGATAAAATTATAGCTAAAACTATAATGCGTAAAAAGGATTTCCAGACTCCAGATCCTAAAATTGAGTTAAATGAAAATTGTGGTTGTATGCATTCTCAACCAACTGATTTTAAAAGTGCTTTAGCATCATTAACTAAATATATGATGGATCAAGGTTTAAATATATCACCTTTACCTAAATTAAAAATAATAAATAGTGATGTAAAAAACGCTGAAAATATTTTAGGTAAAACCGCATATTATAATCCTAATGAATGTTCAATTACTTTATATACTTTAAATCGTCATCCAAAAGATGTGTTGCGTTCTTACTCACATGAAATGATTCATCGTATTCAAGATAATGAAGGTAGATTAAATAATGTTAACACTACTAATACTAATGAGGATTCTAACTTACAAGAGTTGGAAAAAGAAGCCTACCTTAACGGAAATATAATTTTTAGAAATTGGGAAGATTCAATTAAGAATGTATAAATTAACAAATATATATAAACAGTTAAGAGAAGAAGAACAAGCAGCTCAAGTAGCACAATATAAAATATATTGTGATATGGATGGTGTACTATGTGATTTTAATAGACGTTTTGAACAGTTTGGAGGTATGTCTCCTAATGAGTATGAAACTAGATTTGGTACTAAAAAGTTTTGGGAACTAATCACTAAAGTAGGTGAACAGTTTTGGTCTAAAATGCCATGGACATCTGGAGGTAAACAATTATGGAGTTATATATCAAAATATAAACCATCATTACTATCAGCTCCTTCATCTGATTATTCATCTCGCTATGGTAAAAAATTATGGGTTCAAGAAAATTTACCTGGAACCAGATTAATTTTATCTAAAAGAGAAAATAAAAAAGATTATGCTTCAGGTAAATCTATTCTTATTGACGATTTACCTAAAAATATAGACGAATGGAAAGTAGCAGGTGGTATAGGTATATTATATACATCAACTGGGCAAGTAATAAATGAATTAGAAAAACTAGGACTATGAATAAATTTAAATATAAGTTAGTAGAACAAGAAGAAGGTGGTGAAGAAAAAAGTAATAAGGAAAAATTAACTTATGACTTAGTACTTACACCTCTAGGTGGTACAGTTAAAGATGCTGTAGCTGCTTTAGAAAAAATAGATAACTATGGAGCTTATGTTTCTAATGTAAGAAATACTAAAGCGGATATTGAAAAAGCAGTAACTGATCATTTTGGACCTAGTCAACCCTTTGCTAAGAAAAAAGCAGAAAAAGAAAGAGGTAAACCATTCCCAGTAAAAACTAAAGCTGCTATTGATGCTTTTATTAAGACTTTGTCATCTAAACCTAGTTTATTAAAATGGAAAATAGTAGGAGATACTTTAGTATTTCCATCAACTGGTAATCCAACTAAAAAAGTAACTGAAAAAATTATTGGTACTGTTATGGATAATGCTGGTCTAGATTTTGATTTAAAGAGTGAAGAATCAATGAGTGAACTTAAAAAATTAGTTAAAGAAGAAATCAAAAAGTTACTAAAATAATATGTCTGAAAACGTTTTAAAAAAAGATTTTAAATCAGCTGATGTTCAGCGTCTTCGTAACCTAATGACAGGTAAACAAGGTGAAAGAACTATTGGTGGTGTAGGTTATAGTAAAAAACAAGAGTTTCATGAGGAAGGTGATATATGGGAAGAAGATGGAAGACAGTGGACCATCAAAAACGGTATAAAGCAAAATATTACTAAATTAGATAAGGCAAAGAAGGAAGTTACCCTTCCACTATTTTGTCCTTGCTGCTCTAATTTAATGAAAAATAAATATGATAAGTTATTTTATATTCAATATAAAAGATGTTTTAATTGTCAGGTAGAATTTGAAACTGACATTCGTAAATTGGGTTTGTGGGAAGAATACGAGAAAAATATTATTAACTCTGATTTAGATCATATTATCGGAGATTATAGTACTTGGATGGATGAAATTATAAATAGCTCAAATGAATCTTTTATCACTGAAGCAGGTGATGTAGAAAAATGGGTTGGTTCTTCAAAGAAAAAGTTGTTGGAAAACAAAGAGGAAACAATTAAATATTTACAAAATCTGAAAAAGTAAACTTATGAGTAATTTACCAATACCAGTAATGGTAGCTATTATAACAGCTTTGATAACATCTATAATAGGACCAACTATTTTAGAATGGATAAAATTAAAGTTTTTTCAAAAAAATAGTAGGGATATTTTAGGTGAATCTATTATTAAAGATGAAAAGGTAGATTTACAAATTGAACAACTTATGGAGGAATTAGGTTGTGATAGAATATGTATTTCTCAATTTCATAATGGAGGTAATTTTTACCCAACAGGTAAATCTATTAAAAAATTTAGTATATTCTATGAACGTACTACAAGTAATACCCCATCAATTAAAGAAACATTTCAAAACATCCCAGTTTCTTTATTCCCTAAAACATTTTCAACTCTATACAAAGAAGGTGAAATAGCTATACCAGACACAAGTAAAAGTGATACAGATTGTGGTCTTTTTCCTATTAATGAAAAAGAATATAGTACTAAATCTTTTTATTTATTAGCTATCCATGATTTAAATGATAATTTTATTGGTGTACTAGCTATGTCATATTATGAAAACAAATATCAATTAACATTAGATGATTGGATTTTAGTTAGACAAAAAATTGGAGCTATTGGTAGTATATTAACTGATTACCTTCATGATAAAAAAATAAAATCTAATTAAAATCATTAATATTTATAACAAAATATACTCAAATGAACAACCAATATGAAAAAATGCAAAAGTTAGCTTTCGGTAAAATAATCATTGAAAGCGAAACTCCTCATACTTTAACTGAATCTACACTTAGAGATAAAATTAAAGAAATCATACATTCTTCATTAGGTGAAGCTAAGAAAAAGAAAAAAGATGTAGCTCCACAAGATGACTCAGTAGAATTAGATATGAGTATGGATACTGAAGAACCAACTGTAGACACTGGTATGGAAATGCCAACTGATACTATGTCTCCTGAGGTATCTAATGAAATTGATATTGATCCTAAAGTTAAAGCTATTCAAGACGCTTTAAGTAAAGCATTAGCAAATGCTAAAGCATTAGGTGATGAAAAATTAACCAACCAAATTGGTAATACTATTACTATGTTAGTTAGAACACAAGTAGTAGGACAACAAGCTGTAGCCGAATCATTAGAGGAAATGTTAGATGATGATAATTCTTCAGATAAAGTAGAATATATGAAAATTGCATTACAACATGTTTGGAATATGGGTAAAAACAATAACAATATTGATTTCACAAGTATGGCTGGATCAATTATTGATGATTTAGAAACTAGATTCTAATTAAAATAAAATTTATAAACAATTAAAAAATAAAAATTATGAACAGTCAAGAACTATTTGAACAAATTAGTGGGTTATATGAAACCGCAAAAACTAATCACGAAGACACAACTAAAGCAGCTAAAGGAAGAGCTCGTAAAGCATTAAGTGAATTAAAGAAACTTATATCAGCTTACAATAAAGCCTCAGTTGCTGAAGCAAAAGTAAAATAATGAAACCAACACCACGTATATTAGCTTTACAAAAACAGTTCTTCAATCAATATAAGGCAAATAAAAAGTCTTGGATTGATAAATATGGCGCTGATGCTGAAAAAGTAATGACTGGTGCTGCGTTTAAAAGAGCTGAATCTACTGCTATGAAAGAAAATAAACAACGAATTAAAGAAGCTGTTAGAAAAGCGCTAATGGGTCCAAGTAATCCAACAGATAAAGCAACATTGGATATTCCATTATTAATTCGTTTATTAGAGTATTCTAAAGAAGATGCTCAAACTGATATGGATTTGCATAAAGTAGCTGAAAATATTATAGCATTATCTAAAGAAGGTAAAACTCTTACTATGAGTGATTATAATCGTATAGTATCTATATCAAATGACTAAAGACGAATTAAAAAATAAAATTAAAGATTTAGTAAAAAAAGTCTACTCAAGTACCGCTAAATCAACTGAGGTGGATTTAGATAGTCCTTCTGTGGTCTCATTAGATAATGAGAGATTTCCAGTATTAGTTAAATTCCCTACTCTTAAAGATACTATTGTTAAAATTTTAACAGATCAGTATGAATTATTTTTAAAAGATATTGAATGGGTAGCACCACGCCCTACTACATTCCGTATTATATTAGGTAATGATCAAGTATTTTATCTTATATATACTGACAGAACTTGGATTGCTAAAGTTGAAGGTAAAAAATATTACTTATTAAATTTAAGTGAAGAGCAAAATTGTATAGAAGCAATTGCTAGAATTTTATCTTACGGTGCTAAACCAACACCAGAAAAATCAGCTCCTGAAGAATCAGCAGCTCCTGAGACAGCTCCAGAAGCCCCAGCTGATGAGGAACCAATTGAAGAACCTACTGAAGAAATACCCCCTATAACATAATGGATTCATTAGATTTGTTTTTTAAAAAATACGCGTATAAATTTCCAAAAGGATATCCTGACTTAAGTGATGAGCAGGATATCAATCTTTTAGCTGATTTATTAGAAAATTTAGGCGTTAAATTAGATGAGCAGGAAAAAGAAGAAAAACCTGATTATGATGGTGAAATATTAAATTTATTAACATCTTTATCTGATGATGAAGTTAAAAAGAAAGTTATTACTTATTTAAATAAAGTAAATAAAGCCGAAGATAAAGATGACAGCCAGTTAGAAAAAGATATATCTAAAGAACTTACTGATAAAAACTTATCAGATCAAATAATAGATTTAATATTACTTTATGCTAATAAAGCAAATCAACTTCAAGAATTAGCAGATTATATAAAAGATCCAACTGTAAATCATAGTGATTTATTAGGTAATGATACTTTAGAAACCTTATTTGCTCCTATTCCATTAACTGATTCTTTTAAAAATAAGATAATTAATATGGCTGGAGCCTCTGAGAATGTTACTTTTGGTAAAGGTGAATTAGCTTTAGTTATATTTTTAAGAAATGCTAAAAAACATAAATCTAGTAAAGAATCAAAAGGTGATATTAGTATAGATAGTCATGTTTTAGAAGTTAAAAGAGGATTATCAATATTAGCCTCTCCAAAATATATAAATAGAGCTTCTAAAATGTCTTTATTTAATAGTGGAAAACCAAAAGATTTTGTTGAAAAATATAATATAGATCTTACTAAAAGTGTACCTTGGATAGCTCAAATCACATCAGTTGGAGCTGATAAGAATGAGATTAGAGATGTAATAGAAAGTTTATATCCTGGGTTAGATGTAGATTTTGGCTCAATAGATGTATCTAATACTCAAGATTTAAATGACGCTATAGGATTAGCTTTAGCTAAAGATTATCTACAAAATAAAGACTTATTATTTATAAATGATAAAAATGAATATATCTGTGCTGAAAATTATAATGTCTTTGAGAAAGCAGTTCAAGAAGGACGTATAAAATTCAACTTAGCCTCAGATATTATTCCTAGATGTAAACTAGTCTAATATTTATAATCATGAATAAAATTCAAAAACTTATACGTGAAGTACTATCCACTCCTCCCTCAGAGGATAAATGTAATTGTGGATGTCATTCATGTGAGAATGTTGGTAATAAAGGTCCAGTACTTAATGAAAATTTAGGTACTAAGATTACTATGACTGAAAATATGCAGTATCATGTGACTAATAAGTTACCTTTAACTGAAAACGCATTCAGATATGGCTCAGAAGCATTTTTAAATTTATGGGCTGAAGCTCGTGAGTTATATGAACAAAAAGCTATTTTCTTAAATGATATTGATAAAGCATTTCTTAATGAAACTGATTTAGGTAAATTTGGTTTATATGAGGGTAGAAAAGTACCTTTAGATTTACTAATGAGTGATGATGATTATGATAGTACATTAGGTAGTAAAGAAGACGCTGAATATACAACTAGTATATTATTTTTACCTTATTTAGATAAATTAAAAGATCTTAAGATGAGATATGAAAGATCTCAAGATCCTAAATCTAAAGAATTTTTTAGTAAATTACATGATGATCTTTTAGACGCTATTACTAGAATGGATAGAGATGCTATTAATAATGTAGTAACTAAATATCCAAAATATTTTGTAGGATTAAATGAGGCAGATAAAAAGAAAACACCCGCTTTAAATAAACCAAAACGTGGTGGTTCAAAGAAATTTTATGTATATGTTCGTGATCCTAAATCCAAGCGTATTAAAAAAGTATCATTTGGTATGGCTGGTGGAGGATTAAGAGCTAAATTAAATAACCCAAAAGCACGTAAAGCGTTTGCTAAACGTCATAATTGCGCTCAAAAGAAAGATAAAACAAAAGCTTCATATTGGAGCTGTCGTTTGCCTCGTTATGCTAAAGCATTAGGATTTAATACAACATTCTCAGGATATTGGTAATATGAATAAATCAGAATTTAAAAAATATATTAAAGAGGAAATACGTAAAACATTACGTGAGGATTCTGCTTCTAAATTATATAAAATTGAAGGTTTATTAGTTACTAATTTAAAAAAGAAAACTCAAACACAAATATTCTCAGACATCCGTTCTGTGACTGGTGTTACAACTATGGATACTGAAGAATATATACCTAATGTTCCTAAACCTGGATACAAATATGATAGAGTAGTTATTAAAGTAGACCCATATCCATACACTAAATTTGGACAATTTGATATAGATACTATTAATCAAATAATAAGTAATATAAATAAAATAAGAGGAGTAGTTAAGTTTGTTGTGAAGGAACCTCAATTAATTAATATAGGTATATAATGACTATTACTCAATATAACTTCCCTCAAACTCAGTATATCCCTACTGAGACTCAAAAAGTACAAATTTATTTACATCATACCGCTGGTAATTCTAATCCATTTGGTACTTATAAAGATTGGGAAAGTAATAAAGAAAGAATTGCTACTTGTATTGTTGTTGGTGGAAAACCTAAAAAAGGCAATACACATTTTGATGGTCAAGTAGTACAAGGATATTCATCTAGATTTTGGGCTTATCATTTAGGTTTAAAAGAATCTACATTTCATAAATTTGATTTACCATATAAGTCCTTAGACAAAATTTCAATTGGTGTTGAAATTTGTAACTGGGGCCAATTAGTTCGCAAAAATACTAAATTCTACAGTTGGGCTAATACGGTTGTACCTGAAGAAGAAATAATTGAATTAGCAACACCATTTAGAGGATTTAAATATTTCCATAATTATACTGATGCTCAAATTCAATCAGTAAAAGAACTATTAGTTTATTGGAAACAAAGATGGAATATTCCTTTGACATATAATGATGATATTTGGGATGTAACACCTAGGGCCTTAAGAGGTGAAGCAGGTGTATATACTCATAATAGTGTACGTTATGATAAAGTAGATATTTATCCTCACCCTAAGATGATTGAAATGCTTAAATCATTATGAATTTAAAAGATATAATTATACAACTACTTGAAGAAAAAGCAAAACGTGACAGATGTTTACGTATTGCTGATCGTAAGTTCGATAAACCATCTGCTTATAAATCAGGTGCTGTTGTTAGATGTCGCCAAGGTAAAATTTGGAAAGGTATAAAAGAGGAAGAATTAAAAGAAATAATTAAAGAAATTATTCAAGAAGACGAATCACTTCATAAATGGTTCAAACGTCAAGGTACCTCAGGTAAAGAAGGTGGTTGGGTAGATTGTAATACTTGTCGTAAAGATAAAAAAACAGGTAGAAAAAAATGTAAGGCATGTGGTAGAAAAAAAGGTGAAAAACGTGCTAAATATCCATCATGTCGTCCAACACCAGCTCAATGTGGGCAACCAGGTAAAGGTAAAAAATGGGGTAAAACAAAATGAAAAAAGAATTTAACATAACAGATTGGGTATCTAAAACTAGATTAAAAGAACATGAAGGAGAAGAATATCCTCCATACATGTATTCTCCTATAGGTTTTAGTTGCGCTGTTTGTAAATATCATTACATGGAAGATGAAAAACACATGTGTAAAAATAAAAAATATCAAGAATATAAAGGCACAGCAGAATTAGTTGATGATGAGGGTAATCAAATAAAAGATCCAACTAAATGGTGTTCTAATTGGTTTTTGCCTAAAGAATAAATATATTTATAACAAATATTTTGCCTGTGAAAAATATACATTCATTTATAGTCCATGTTGTGAATAATTTATTTCCTCTCAATGAATACTCATCTGGGGAAATAAAAAAATTAATGGACAAATTCAAGGAAGAAGCTGATGATTTAAATATTGATATAGATGATGCTAAATTAGAATCATATATCCAACGTTTTGATCAGTTAAAGAATTCACCTAAAATACAAGAAAAAGATTTACGTAAATACTCATTATCTAAACTTATTAAATTAGTTACATCTTCTGAAGGAGCTGATGATGATAGAGAAGATACAACACCAGATGTAGTATATGATGATAATAATATCACTATATGGAATGGCAGTAAAGAAGATAATTGTGTAACTTATGGTAGAGGTGAACGTTGGTGTATAACCAGAGGTTCTTTTTCTAATTATAGATATAGTAAAGATAGATCATATCCTACATTCTATTTAGCTAAAAATGATAATTTATCAGACAGTGACAAATTAAGTTTTGTAGCTATTCAAGTTAGAGATAATCCAGACGAAAATAAAAAATACGTTTATACTAATAGAGCTAATAGTCCTCATGAATCTCAACCAATGAATTTTAGCTCTTTAATGAGTGAAGTACCATGGTTAAGAGATATACCTAATATTAAAAATATACTTAAATATATTCCTTTATCATCAACTGAAAAGGCTACTCAAGTATACGGTAAAGGTGGAGGAGAAATATCTATTCGTAGGTGGGTAGATTTACCTTTCCCAACTAAAAAACAATATTTAGTAGCCAGGAAAGGAAGAAATTTATTCTCAGATATTAATGATGAAGAATTTGTATCCAAATATTTACCTCAATATCCACAGTTAGCTACATTTATAGCTGTTACTCCAGGAGTATTAAATACAACTCTTTTATTAAAACATTTGGATAAATTCTCAAATCAAGATAGAAAATCTATTACTGCTAATTTACGTGATAGAATTAAAATAGAAGAATTATCTAAAGAAAATTTACCATTCCCTGTTAAAAAATTATTAGTAGCTTTAAATAAATGGGATTTAGAATCTAATGAAAGACTATATATTACTAAAGATGGTAATACTATAGTTAAATTAACTTTTGGAGATGATGTTAGTGCTGGTTTATATACAGCTGAAGATGATTATCCAAATATTAAATTAAACGCTCGTACATCTAAATATTTAACTGAGTACCCGGATCTTGATAAAATACCATTTAATAATCTTTTAAAACTAGCAACTAATAATGTTGTTAGTAAAGAATTCATTAATACAGTATTAACTAAAGCTCAAGAAGATCCTAACTCCGCTATTCTAATTAAGAATACTGACACAGGTAAATTAATATTAGATTCTAATTCATTCTCTTCATATAAATTAGAAGATGGTAAAATAACACCTATTCCTTTTGATAGTGAAGAAGTACAAAATGCTTTATCAGATGAATCAGAAAATAGTGGTTTCCAAGAAAATGCGGTTAACTTAGTATTCTCTGAAGCAAATGAACTTCCTAAACAATTAGATAAAGATGCTTTTTATAGAATATTAAACAGCACACCATATGATAATAGAACAAGAGGCGGATATGTAGTACTAGCAAACCCAGAATCTAACCAAATATTCGCTATAACTACTTCTCCAGCAAGTGGGTTTGATTTAGGTAGAATATATGGAAGTGATAATAACTGGAGAGCAAGAACATATAGTAATTCTTTTAGTGAAAACATAAGTAATTGGAGAGTATATTTTGATTATTTAAGAAGTAAAAATAGAGCTTACACTAGTGAGGAATTATTATCTTTAGTAAATAATAGCTATAGAGCAGAATGGAAAAAAAGTATTATTGCTTCTAATCCTCCTATGATTGATAATAGTAGAATTAGACCAGCTGTAATTGATGGAAAACATGTTCTTATAAACACTCAAGATCCAAGAAACAGTCAAGTAGTATCTGATAGAACAGGTCGACTAATTAGAACTAGCATTAAACCAAATGAAGTAGCTAGAGCTTTAGGACAAGCTGCCCCAGCAGCTCCAGCCGCGGCTCCAGCGGCAGGAAGAAGAGGTAGACCAACAGGAGCAAGAGTAGCTGCACCCGCAGCAGCCCCCGCAGCCGGAGGAGAAGTTAATGCAGATGTAGCGACAGCTATTGAAAACGCAGGATTAACAGCTGGATTTAATACTTTACCAGCTAATATAAGAACAAGAATACAAGCAGGAAACGTAGCTCCATATACTAGAAGAAACGCTTCTTTAGATGCTATTGGTAGAGTAACTGGAATGGTAGCGGCTGGTCAAAGTAGATTTTATATACTTAGATTACCTAGTGGACGAGTAATTGGATTTGCCACTATGCAACCTGACGCTAGACATTATATTGTAACAGCAAATGCATCTTATAGAGTACCTAGAGTAAGTCAATTAGCAGCTTCTTTACAACAAAATAATATATCTGAAGAATTAAAAACATTAGTAAGATTCCACTCAGTTGCTATGCCTGAAGAAGCTCAACAAATGAGAGAAATTTTATTAAACCTAAAAAATAAGAAAAATGAAAGTAAGTGATTTGAGACGTATAATTCAAGAAGAATTAGCATCAATATTAGCTGAGAATGCTCCTGCTAAAGAAAAGGAAACTATTGAAGCACCTCCTACTACTAAACCTGGTACTACACCAAAACGTAGAGGATTTGATAAACCAGCTCCTGGTGTGAAACCAACACCTAAAAATGAAAATCTTTCAGAAGCTGAAAAAGAATTAGCTAATAAAATAGCTCAACGCTTTTTAAAACTTAAAAAATAATGGGACGTTTACTTGAAATAGAATACGAAAAAATATTTAAACCTGAGACCATGGCTGCCTTAAAGGGCAAATCAGGTGAATCTTTAAAACAAATGCTTGGTAACAAGTCATTAATGCAAACTATATCTCGCTCATCACAGTTAGTAAGTGAAATTGTGGCGGCTGAAGATGGTCACCGTGATGCTTTAGAAGGTATGGCAGCTGATATGGTTACTCAAGCTTATCCTATTATTGACTACGCGAATATTAAAATTGACGCTAAAATAGTCAGTATGGGTAATTTAAATGTAGCTCCTGAACCTAATGAAGAAGAAGTAAACAATCCTAATTTTGGAGAAGGTGATCCTGATCTAATGAAGGCTAAACGTCGTATTATTAATGGTATTACTCAAGGTGCTTCTATTCGTGGAGCTTTTGCTTTTTATTTATTTAGAGAATATCTAGATCTTTTAGATGATACTTTAGTAGATAAGTACGGTGAAATATTAAAATTATCTTTTGGCATATATGATGATGAAAATGCTATTGCTATGCTGTTAGCTATGATCGCCCAAAATAAAAATATGCCTGGTGGAGAAAGTGAAATGGTTTATGATGAAGAAGAAGATCGCTTTGTTATTAAAGCTAGAGCTATTTGTTTCCCAATGTTAGTTCATGAAATTGTAAAAGGTTTATATGAAATTGTTGGTACACAAGGTTTTAGTGGAGATAAAGAACAAAATAAAGCAATCATAGGAGCAGTAGATAAAGTATCTAATGAACCTCGTGATTTCCAATATGGTAAATTCATTTATGATGGCTTAAATGATTTATATCTTGACAGTAACATAGATGATGCTCGTGTTAGAGAATTATTTTTCGCTGAAGTATATAAATTAAGTGAAAGTGAATTCATTAGTTTTATTGAAAATTTAATCAATAATAAACTTACATCTACTCAGCGTAACTGGGCTATGGGTGAAATGAAACAGATCGCTAAAGATCTAACTAAAGATGATACTGGTTTAGAAGGTTTAGATGAGGATAAAAAACCATATAGAGATTTAGAAGTGACTGATAAGTATATTATTCGTGAATTTAATGAAAATATAGATCCAATTGAATTAATGTGGCATCGTGATAATGAAGATCGTGTAATTGAAATTATTGGTGAAACAGATTGGAAAATCCAATTAGATAATCAATTACCAACTTCAATGAATGAATCAATTTCTATACCTAGACATATGTGGCATCGTGTTATAAAAGGTACAGGTAATTTAAAGTTAAAAATACATAAATCTTAATTAACTCATATATATTTATAATAAAAACATTTTATAATGGATCAAAATACCCAACTTAGACAACTTATTAGAGAATCAATTCAAGAATATATTCGTGAAGTAGAGGCATCAGGTAATATCGCAGCTCAAGAAGCTAAAATTAGAGCTTGTGAAGAAGCTATTGCTATTCGTGAGAAAAAAATTAATTTAGAAGGTTTAGATGAAACAATGCATGAAATGATTGATCAGTCTAAACTTAATGAACTTAAAAAAGAAGTTAAAGCTCTTGAAAGTTACAAGAAAAAAACTGAAAGACTTCTTGAAAAAATGAAAAATAAAGCTGGTAAAGGTGATGAGAAAGAAGTTGTAAAAGATGGTTTAGAAGAAGAAGGAGTAGTTGACGAAGTTACCATTGATCCTCCAGCTGGTCCTCAATTAGAAGAAGATTCATTAAATGAAGAACAAATGTTGCTTATGCAAAAAAGAGCAGGCATCATTTCAGAAACTGAATATAATGCTAAATTAGAAGAAGCTAAAAAGAAAATGACTGCTGCTCAAAAAGAGAAAAAAGAAGATATTGTGAAAAGCATGAAAAAATCTAAGAGCTTTGGTAAGTCTAAAGAAGAAAAAGCTAAAATGTATGCTACCGCTACTAAATTAGCTACCAAGAAAAAGTAATTTTTCAAATTTTTTTATAAAGTTAGGCCTCCTCGGAGGCCTTTTTTATATTTAAATAAAATTAAGGTTATGAACATATTTTATATCAATGAAGATCCAATTGTGGCTGCTAGAGAATTAGCTGATGACCACATTAGAAAAATGCAAATTGAAAGTGCTCAAATGTTATGTACTACATTTTGGCATTATGGACATTGGGCTCCATATAAAAAAGCTCATTATAATCATCCATCAACAAAATGGACTCGTCAGTCTATACATCATGTAGATTGGTTATTAAATCATGGGTTTGAAATATGCAGTGAATTTAAAAAACGCTATGGTAAAACTCACGCTACTGAAAATGTATTAGAATGGGTTAGAGTAAACAAACATCTTTTAGATGGTAAAATTCCAACAACAGAATTTATTCCTCCACCACAATGTATGCCTGAAGAATATAAATTACCAGATACAATAGAGGCATATAAGAAATTCTATATTGAAGATAAAATAGGTGTTAAAGGTTTAAGTTGGAAAAAATTAAACAATAAACCGTCTTGGATTCCATAAATATTTATTATAAAATATTATGGCCAAGAAAAAAGTAACTAAAACACCCTCTAAGAAAGCTGCTCCTAAAACTAAAGCAGTAGATAAACTACAACCTAAAAGTAAAGCATTTTTTGGATGGACCCCAGATGTTCCTGATCAACGTGATATAATGTTTTCTTTACCAAAGAAAATGAAAAAACTACCTACTAAGGTAGATTTAAGAACAGATAAAGTAGCAATTTTTGATCAAGGATCTTTAGGTAGTTGTACAGCAAATGCTATATCAACTGCTTTCGCTTTTGAATTAGTTAAACAAAATGATCCTTTATTTGTTCCTTCTAGATTATTTATATATTATAACACTAGATTGTTAGAAGGTAATGTTGATAGAGATAGTGGAGCTACTCTTAGAAACACAGTTAAATCAATTAATAAAGTAGGTACCTGTGAAGAAAAATATTGGCCATACGCTATAGAAAAATTCAAAAATAAACCCACAGAAAGCTCATATAAAGACGCTGATGGTAATAAAGCCGTAAAATATGAACGTTTAACTCGTTCGTTATATGACTTTAAATCATGTTTAGCCTCAGGTCATCCATTTGTATGTGGTTTTGCTGTTTATGAAAGTTTTCAAACTAAAGAAGTAGCTAAAACTGGTAAAATGCCTATGCCTGGTCCTAATGAAAGATCATTAGGAGGTCACGCGGTTATTGTGATGGGATATGATGATGAAACAGAATGTTTTATAGTTAGAAATTCATGGGGTACTAAATGGGGTGACAAAGGTCATTTCTATATGCCTTATGATTACTTATTAAATCGCAATTTAGCAGATGACTTTTGGGTAATACAAAAAGTAGTATCGTAACCTTTAAATTTTTTACAATATTTATAATAAACATTAAAAAATTAAAATTATGACAGATGTAAAATCATGGATCCAATCAAAGACGATTTGGTCAGTATTAGTAACTCTTGCTCCAATCATTTCTAGATTAGCTGGATTTGATGTTGACGCTACTTTAGCAGATATTTTAACAATCGCTGGTGCTGCCGGTGCTATTTATTTCCGTGTAGCAGCTTCTACAAAACTGAAATAATTAAATTTACAAAAACTAAAGTCCGCGAAAGCGGACTTTTTTAACAATTTTAAAAATGAAAAAACTATTATTATTAATGAGCTTACTATTAACTGTAAGCTTTTGCTCCGCTCAAACTTTTACTCCAGATATAGTAAAAGGTCGTGTTACTAATAAATCTTATAAAGCTATTACTATAGATAGTACAGCAGATAGATTTAGAGTTATCCCAGACATTACCGTATCTATGAAGGTACGTACTCCAGCCTTACAATTAACTTTCACTCAAGTTGAAAAAATTGATGGAAACTGGAGATTAACAACACCAATTTATGTTGGATATAGTTATATTTTCTCTTTTGCTAATGGAGTTATACATCAAGATAGTTCAATTACTGTTGAAAATAGATTTTTCTTTGGTGGTGGATTTAATGTTGGTGTCGTGCCTGATCCTAATGGTGAGTTAATGGGATCTGTTCCTATTGGAGCTATTGTAGGATATTCTAGATATGGATTATTTGGTGGTGTAAATGTTTTAAATGGAAAACCTCTTATTGGTGTATCAATTAATTTATTAAATGTACCTATTTTACAAAGTACAACTAGATTTACACTTAAGTAATTTATAGAATAGATTCATTACCTATTCGAGAGTAAAATTTATAGGAGTAGTGGCCCACCCTTTAGGTGGGCCTTTTTATTTGGCTTACAAGAAAAATTTAAATATATTTAATTATAAGATAAAAAAACATATGTACAAAAGAATAGTAATTGTAGGTGCTGGTGTGGCAGGTATTAATGCTGCTACTAAATTAGTTGATAATGGATACCCAGGAGAATGTATTACCATTATAGATAAAGGAAATGACCCACACAATCGTTTACCTGAAGAAGTAATGACAGGTATGTTAGGAGCTGGAGGGTGGAGTGATGGTAAATTAACTTACCATACAGCAATTGGAGGAGTATTAAGTAAATACTGTGGTGAGGATAAAGCAATGGAATTAATGGATCAAGTTATTAGTAATTTTAGACGTTTCCATCCTAAACCAGAAGAAATATTTTGTTCTGATCCACAAGAAGAACCTGAATTCATTAAACCATATTTTGGATTAAGATTATTCCCGGTATGGCATATTGGTTCAAACTATTTGCATGAAATTGCTAAAGCATGGTATTCATATTTAATTGATAAAGGTGTTAAATTTAGATGGAATACTGAAGTAGTAGAAATTGATTTTAATAATGAATATCTATGGCTTAAAAAAGGACAAGATGATGACTTTAGAGCACATTATGATAAATTAATCTTCGCAGTAGGTAAAAGTGGTATTGACTTTGCTCAATCACTATCAAATGAATATAAATTACCAACTGAGCCTAAATCAGTTCAAATTGGAGTACGTTTTGAAGCACCACAAAAATATTTCCAAAAATTAATTGATGTAAGTTATGATTTCAAATTATATAAGAAATTTGATAAAGTATCATTACGTTCGTTTTGTACAAACAATAACGCAGCATATGTAGCTGTTGAAGAAACATATGGTGATATTACTTATAATGGTCACGCTAAAAAAGGTGAACAATTTAGAAATGATATGACTAACTTTGGTATTTTAATGGAAATCAAAGGTATTGAAGATCCATTTAAATGGAGTAGAGAAGCAGTTAAAAAATTACAAATTGATGGTACCGGTACTTATTACTCACCTAATCGTACTCGTACACCAGCTTTAACATCTGAAGGAAATACAGTATCAGCAATTCAAGTAGATACAATGGAACCATTATTTGAAGCATTAGGTGAAGAATACGCTCAATATATTGAAGACTTCATTACAGAAATGCAAATTGTATTTCCAGAAATGGGAGATGATTGGGGTATATATATGCCTGAGGTAAAATATTTAAGTCCTGAACCATTAGTAAATTATAACAATTTATCATTAACTGACTATCCTAATGTACATTTTGTAGGAGATGCTTTAAGTGCTCGTGGTATTACTGTTAGTGGAGCACAAGGTATATATGTTGCTGAGTCATTGCTTTCTTAAAATTTAATAATATTTATAATAAAATATTACTTAAATGGCAAATAAACTAGTTCAAATAATTAGAAGTATTGTTAGAGAAGAAATAACTATATCTGAAGACCGTCTTGGTAAAGGATTAGTTATAGTTAATCCTGAAAAAGCAGCTAAAATTAAAAGATTATACCCAGAAGACAACTATGTTGTTAAAATAATTACAGCTATTGAAGGTGCTACTGATTATGATATGACTAGATTGGGATATAAAGATCCAAATACAGGAAATTTTGTTAAAGGTTTAGCCCAAATCTTAAACATGAAAAACACTAGATTTGGTCCTCAAGTTAAGGAACTTATTGCTAGTGGTGTCATAGCAGATAAAGCAGAAACCGCTATTCCTAAAAAAGTAAAACCTGAAACTCCAGGTAAAAAAGGTAGAAAAGCAAGTGATACAAGTAGAGAAGGAGTTGAAAGATTATTAAAGCAACGTTGGATAACTGATCCAAATTATGTACCTTCTGAAGAGGAAATTACATATGTTATACCTAAAAGTGGTGGACAAACAGAAACACTTACTGCTGATCAAGTAGCTAAATTAAAAGCAAAAGCTTTAGGTTTATCTAAACGCGGTCGAAAACCAAGTGGTGAAGATCCATTACTCTCTAGAATAAATAGAGCATTAAGTGAAGAACCACTTCATGAAGTATATCGAAGATTACAAAAAATTAAGTAAATAAGAGGCTCGGATTACCGAGCCTTTTCTCTTATATTTAATAAAAATAAAAGTTATGATACACGATGATCTTTCCAAAATTGGAAAACAATTAATGTTTAGTGAACCATTTTATGGTGTATTTTTATCAACACTAAATAAAGTAATTAGACAAGATGTTCCTACTGCTGGAGTATGTAAGAATGGAATTAACTACCAATTAGCAGTAAATGAAGAATTTTGGAATAGTTTAGACACAGATAAGAAAAAAATTGGTTTATTTAAACATGAATTACTTCATATATGTTTTGGTCATCTAACATTTAAAGATGATTTTCCAGACCATGAATTAGCAAATGTAGCTATGGATATTGAAATTAATCAGTATTTAACGCCTGATTATTATCCATCACCTGATATTTTATTACCAACTTCATTTCCTGAACTTAATTTACCATTAAAAGCTGGTGCTAGAGAGTATTATAGACTATTACAAAAATCACTTGATGAATGCTCCTGTAAGACCTTAAAAGATTTAATGGATGCTTTAAGAGGTGAAGGTGATGGATTACATCCAACATGGAAAGAATTTGATGATTTATCTGATGCTGATAAGAAATTAGCTGAAGCACAATTAAGACATCAAGTAAAACAAGTTTTAGAATCATCTAAAGATATGGGTTTTGTACCATCTGAACTTAAATCATATATTGATGAATTACTTGAAGTCACACCTCCATCATATGATTGGAAAGGATATTTTAGAAGATTTTTTGGCTCATCAAGTAAAGTATATACTAAAAAAACAAGACGAAAATATAATAAACGATTTCCATCTAATCCAGCATTAAAAATTAAACCTAAAAAACATGTATTAGTAGGAATTGACACATCCGGTTCAGTTAGTGATAAGGACATATTAGAATTTTTTAACGAAATTAATCATATGCATAAAACAGGCATTAGTATTACTATAGCTGAAGGAGATGCTAGTGTACATAATGTTTATGAATATGATGGTAAAGTACCTAAAACTGTAACTGGTAGAGGAGGTACAGATATGAATCCATTTGTAAAATATTTTAATGAACATAGACAATATAATAGTTTGATTATATTAACAGACGGATATATTCCTGAAAAATCAACTACTACTTTTAAACCTATGTTGATAGTATTATCATCAAATGGATCAGATATAGAAACTGTTAAAGAATTAAATTGGGGAAATATAATTAAAATCCAATAGTTCGGATTCCAGGATTTTAAATCATATATTTAATCTAAATAAAAAATAAAAGTTATGGCTAAAGCAAAAACATCATCAAAATCAACAACACAGCGTGTTTCATTAAACATTAATGAAGCAAAAGATTTCTTACGTCACATTGTTAACAACAATCGTTACCTACAAGAAAATAACAAACCGCCAGTAGCAGTTGAAATTGTAGGAGATTCAGGTATTGGTAAAACATCATCTATTGTTCAATTAAAAGATGAGTTAGGATTTAATTTTGTTAAATTGAATCTCGCCCAAATTGAAGAATTAGGTGATTTGGTTGGTTTTCCAATTCGTCAATTTGAAATGGAAAGTCAAACACAAAAAGGATGGGTTGATGAACACGCAGTAGAAGATTTTCATAAAAAAGGATGGATGACTACAGGTCGTAATCGAATGAGCTATTGTCCACCTGAATGGATCTCAGGTAAAGAAAATGGTGGTGTACTATTATTAGATGATTGGAATCGCGCTGATATCAGGTTTATACAAGCTGTGATGGAACTAATTGATCGTCAAGAATATATTAGTTGGAAGTTACCTAAAGATTGGCATATTATATTAACAAGTAATCCTGATAATGGAGAATATTTAGTTAATAGTATAGATAACGCTCAACGCACTCGATTTATTACTGTTGATTTAAAATTTGATATCAAATGTTGGAGTGTGTGGGCTGAAGAAAATCAAATTGATGGTCGATGTATTAACTTCTTATTAAAACATCCAGAACTAGTATCAACAAATACTAACTCAAGAAGTATTACAACATTTTTTAATGCTATTTCATCAATTAAATCATTTGAATCTAATTTAGGTTTGATACAAATGATTGGAGAAGGATCAGTTGGGCCTGAATTTACAACATTATTTACAATGTTTATTAATAATAAGTTAGATAAGATGATTTCACCTGAAGATATCTTATTCCATGAAAGTGAAGAATATGTTTTAAATACACTTAAAGGAATTATTGGTAAAGGTGATAAGTATAGAGCAGATTTAGCTTCAATTTTATCAACACGTCTTATTAACTATAGTTTGTTTTATGCTAAAACTAGTAAGATTGAAAAAGGAATGATTGATCGTTTAGCGTTTCTAATGAATGAAGATTTATTCGCAGTTGATTTGAAATATAGTATAGTTAAATCAATTTATAATGGTAACTCATCAGCGTTTAAATCATTAATGTTAAACAAAACGCTTCTAAAATTCTTAACTAAATAATTATGTATAGAGAAATATATTCCGCTAATTGGAACACATCAAAATATAGTATTAATTACTCATTAACAGCTGGATTTCTAACTAAAGAAATTTTAACTAAGTATAATAAACTTTGTGAAAAAAATAAAGATAATAAACTTAAAGATAACTCTACAATTTATTTATCTCCAATATCAAATTATCCAGTTTATAAATTAAAAAATCATATTCAAGAAAATAAATTGAATATTAAAAAAGCTAGAAAGTGGGATAAAATAGATACTATTATTATTGATAAGGATTTTTTAAACAGTTTTAAAACTGAAAAAAATAAAATATATACACTTATCCCAGCTAAAGAAATACAAAAAGATAAAAATAAATATTTTGGTAGAGATAATTGGGCATATAATAAAACTAATGGATACTCAGATACTTTATTTTTCTATACAGAAAGTGAAAACATTATAAAACATTCTGGTGATTTTAAACAATTTAGTAATCATCCTCAAATAGAAGGTTTTCCAATTAAAAGAGATCATGGTCATAAAAAAGTATGTGATAACATAGAATTTATAATTGAATTATTTGAAAATATAGAAAAATATAATTTACATGTTGTTCTTGACTCATCTATAGACAAAGAAATTAATAAAGATACAGTTATTGATTTAGAAATCTATGAGACATTATATAACATGTTGAATAGTACTGATGAAGGTAATACTAAAATAGCTAGAGAAATTATAGCAAATTGTGAATATGATCAATCTAGACCATATATTCTATTTTTAGCTAGTGTGTTTGAAAAATTACTAACTAAATCAGATAATAAAAATTATCATGCTGTATATAAACGTCTAAATTTAGAGCGAACATATTTTGACTGCTGGACTTATAAAGTAAGTACACATTTTGCAATAATACAAAAAATACTAGAAAAATGTCCAGAATATAAAATTATATTTAGCCAGTGTATGAAAATTCATTTAAACGCTTTATATAAATCAGAAATAATTAAAGAAATAGTGCCTGTCTAATATTTATAACAAAATATTTTAAATGGCCAAGATTGTACTTTTAAGTTGTACTAAATCTAAATTGGATCATAGGGCTCCCGCGCAGGAGCTCTACTCCGCTTCTCCTATGTTCAGAAAAACATTAGAATTTGGTAAATCACTTAATCCTGATAAAATGTTTATATTATCAGCTAAACACCATTTAGTTCCTTTAAACAAAGAATTGGCACCTTATGATAAAACTCTTAAGGAAATGCCATCAGATGAAAAAGAAAAATGGGGAGAAGAAACAGTAAAACAAATGAAATCTGCTGGTCTTAATTTAAATAAAGATAAATTTATATTCTTAACTGGAAATGAATATTTAAAACCATTTAAATCCTATATCCCAGAATCAAATATGGAAACTCCAATGGAAGGAAAACGCTTAGGAGAACGATTAAAATGGTTAAATTCTCAGATAAGTAAATTAAATGAATTGTTTAATAAAGTAAAAAATATGATTTATGAGTGCTTATCTAAATAAAGTAATAGAATTATACCTTAATGATCTATCAGACTATGATGGTTCTGATTTATTATTAGCTGAATCTGCTTTAAAGCCTATGAGACAGCTCATAACAGAAGGTAAAAAAGATCAAAACCAAATTATAATTGAAGCATTTAAGAGTGCTTCTCCTGAACATAAAATTGTAATAGAAGACTTTCTAATTTACATGAGAGAACTTTAATGGCTGGATATAGTAAAAAAGTAATATCTAAAGTTGTAGTCAATGAAGCCATCAAAGCTCAACGAGCAGTATCAGCTTCATTATCTGTAAGTGCAAGTTATGCTTTAACCTCCTCTTATGCTATGAATGGTGGGGGTGGGGGAGGTACTCCTGGTGGTTCTAATACTCAAATTCAATATAATAATTCTAATACTTTTGGAGGAGTTCCTGTATTAACATATAATGGTACTACTTTAATAGGTACCGGATCTTTTAATGGATCATTTATAGGTCCTCTAACAGGAACATCAAGTTGGTCCACTAATGCTCTAACAGCTTCCTACTTCTCAGGAAATTCTTTATCAGCTAGTTACGCACTTTCAGCTAGTCACTCTGAAATTTCAAATAAAATTAATGTATTAGATGCTAGTACAACCGCATCTTTATTTTATCCAGTTATCGTTGATGATGCTGGACAAATGGTTCCTTATTTAGATACTAGTTTTTCTTATACTCCATCTACAAATCAATTAAATGTTGGTGGAATAACTAGTAGTTTATTTGGTACAGCGAGTTGGTCTAGTAATTCAGTATTAGCAGTTAATGCTTCAACTGCTTCTTATGTTAATTCTCTAGTTCAAAATGTTATAATAACTGGTAGTTTAGATATTTTAAATCAAAATGGAGCTTCCTCTTTAATAATTAAATCTGGATCTTCTTCTGTACTAACAGTAACAGGATCTGGAGTTACAGTTTTAGGTATCTTTCCTTCACCTCCAATCTCAATAGCTGGTGGTATATATTTTGATGGTACTGATTTTTATCTCGGATATTAATATATTTATAATAAAATAAAAATAATCTTTAAAAACGTTAAGAATGGCAACTTGGAAGAAAGTAGTAGTATCAGGATCACAAGCACATTTAACAGCAGTCACAGCTAGTACAGCTATTTTAGTTGGAACTAACCAACAAATAACAACAGCACAATCAACAACATTTTTAACAGGTTCATTCACTGGATCATTTAAAGGTGATGGTAGTAATTTAACTGGTGTAACAGCTACATTTCCATCAACTCAATTAACACCAATATTAGGTACAACACAAGTATTTGTTAATGATGGAGCAAATAAATACGCTACAGTGTCTCAATTTAGCTCAGCTTCTTGGGCTGGAGTTAGCGGTGATATATTAATTAATGGCTCTGGAGTAGCAACAATACAACCAGACTCAGTAGCTTTAGGTACAGATACAACTGGAAATTATGTTGCTAGTGTAGCGAATAGTACAGGTATTACTACTATAGCCGCTGCGTCTGAAGGAGCAGCAGTAACTGTCTCTGTATCAGGAGCAAGCGCATTAAGTACAAATACTGTGACTAAATGGACTGGTACAGCATTTGCTAATTCAACTATCACAGATGATGGCTCTACAGTAATAATTGGAGGTAATCTTCAAGTTAATGGTACTACAACAACAGTAAGCTCATCTAATTTATTAGTTACAGATAAATTTATTTTATTATCTTCTGGCTCTACAAGTGCTGCTGATGGTGGTATTATAATTCAAACTAGTGCTGCTGGAACAGGTGAATCTTTATTCTATGACGGAGGAATATCTAGATGGTCAGTAGCTCCTGGGGTAGCATCTGGGGATACTACTGCTACGCCTAATAGTTGGCTTGTTTCTGTATCAGCTTCAGCTGGAACTCCATCTGGTAATCCAACATATGGAGGTACTAGTGGATATGGAAATATGTTTGTAAATACTTCTGATGAATCTATTTGGATTTGGTCTTAAAATTTCATATAATTAAGTTATGGCGTTATTAGATATTATTAAAAAATCTCCTGGTGAAGATCCTAATAAATTAAATTCTCAAGAATTAGAATTAATAATTCAATTATTAAGACAAGCTAATATTAAAGGAGAACATATTGAAATTTTCTACAATTTAGTAGTAAAATTACAAAATCAACATACAGAACAATCTAAATTAGAACAATAAAGTTATGGATATATTTTCAATTGATCTTACTTTAAGTGAGATTCAACTTTTAAGACAATCTTTAGATGTAATTACTATTTCAGGTAAAGACGCCAAAATAATAGCTAATCTACAGTTAAAACTTGAACATGAAATACAATCAATTCAAATGCAATTACAAGAAACTGAATTAGAAAAACAACGTGAATTAGTTAAAGCTATAGAAACAGATAAAAAGAAAAATAAATCTTAATTTATTATCTATATTTATAACAAATTATAGGCCTTTAAAAGGAAGTGGGCTGGTACAACCCAGTACCCAACCATAATTGATATAAAAATGCCAAATTGGAAAAAACTTATAGTATCAGGTTCTAATGCCATACTATCTTCTGTAACAGCTTCAAACGGTTTTTTTGGAACCGCTTCATGGGCTACAAATGCTATAACTGCATCATATGCTTTAAGTAGTCCTGGTGGTGGAGGATCACCAGGTGGTACTGATACTTATATACAATTTAATTCTCAAAGCGCATTTGGAGGCTCTATTAACTTAACATACACATATGATACAACTAGCCAGCAAAAATATAGATTGTATCATGAAGGAAATGTTGATTTTAGAACAACACCCTTTACTGTAGACTATCCAGCGAGCTATTATCAGGTTAATTTATGTAATGCTCTTAAACAACATGCTGGTATTAGTCATTACCAATATTCAATGCCTATAAGTACTGGTGCGACATCAATTTATTTATTTGATGCTCAAGGAGGTACACCTGGTAATTTAAGTATGCAAGGATTTAAATGTGACTATAGTTTATTAATACGAGATGGTAGTCTTAATAAAGTAGCTTCTCGAGTAGGAACATTATTAGGGGCATGGAGTTATGATACCTCAACTCCACCTGTATTACAAGACACATATGTTAATGGAGACTCAGTTTTTAATGAATTAGGATTAGTGGTATTTACATTATCATGGAGTGGAACTGATATATCTTTAGATATGGATGCAACAGGTACAAGCGCTGGTTATGATATAATATTTAATGGTCTATTTACTAATTTCGGTAATTCAGTATAAAAGATATAAAATATGTCAGTAATAAAAAGCTCAGACAATACAATAATAAATATAGCTAGTACTGATAGACTCACTATCAATAACTCAGGCATAACAGTCTCTGGTGATATAAATGCATCTGGAGGAACATTAACTATTAATTCAATTATATCAACTAATCCAATAACCTCTTCTTTAACATCATCTTATGTTAATACACTTAATCAAAATGTTTTAATTACAGGTAGTTTAACTGTAGGTGCTACTAGTTTAGGAGCTAATGAAAATACTTTAGTCATCGGACCATCTCCAGCTGGAGGTACTGGTGAAGGAGGTCAAATATTATTACAAGCACCAGGTGGAACTTATACTTCCGCTTCAATGTTTGATAATTATCAAAACTTAACTAGATTATTAAGAGGTACTAATGCTGGTAGTGATGCAATTGTAGCAAGTTGGGATATGCATACAAAACAAATGCAAATTCCAACTTATAACTCCGCAACTGCATTAACTGGTTCAGCGGTAGCAGTATTAAATACTGATGCTAATGGATATGTAATATCATCGGCTGCTGGATTAAGTCATCAAATAGCAGCTCAACAAGCTGCTGGCAGTGTAATTAAAGGATATAATATAGGCTGTCCAGTAGTTATGTTAGCCACTCAAGGACAATCTTTAACTAGTGGAGTATGTCTTTATACAGCTATTTATATATATACAACAACCACTATCACTGGGGTTAAATTTCAACAACAAACCCAAGGTAACTACACAGCCAATAACTATAATGGAGTTGGTTTATACCGAGCAAGTGGAGGAACATTAACATTAGTAGCATCATCATCAAATGATGGTAATATATGGAAAGGAGCAGCCAATTCATTCCAAACAAAAGCATTCACATCAACATACTCAGCAGCGACAGGAATTTATTATATTGGAGCATTATACTCTACCTCAGCACAAACAACAGCCCCAGCTATAGCATTTGCTGGTTCAGCCGCGGCGGGCACTATTAGTCTTGGTAATATAGACTTTACAAACAGTAATAAAACAAACGGTACTGCAGGTTCTGGATTAACAACATTAGCTACATCACAGGCTGCGTCTGGTATTACAACTGTACAACATAGATACGCATTTTATTTATATTAAAAAATTATGGAACCATATATCTTAATTGAACCAATACAATTTGGACAACTGCAAGAAAAACAAGCAAATGCTATTATTTGGACTGTCACACCTTTGATGAGAGGAGCTACATCAGCTATTGCTCAATGTACACTTATTTGGGAAGACGGAAACGGAAATACTAAACATGTTGATATGTTTGATGTAGAACTAGATCATGCTACTTTAAATAATTGGGGAGCAGATGATACAGTTATTGATGATGCTGTTTTAACTTTTTCACCACTTTTTGTTAGAAGAAATCCATAAAATTTGGCTTTCTTAAAATTTTAACATATATTAAAATAAAAAGTTATGAATCCTGTAAAAAAATACAAGTCACCTGACGGTACAATTCGTTTTATTAAGGACAATAAATTACATAACGCTGATGGTCCTGCTTTAATTCATCCAAATGGTAAAGAAGAATATTATTTAAATGGTATTTTCTTAACTAAAGATGATTTTAAAAAACGTAAAAAAGAAGGAGTTGGATTACCTTTCTATAAACAAAGTGGTAATAAAATGAGACATTAATATGAAAATAGGTTTTTGTGGAACAGTAAGTGTAGGAAAAACTACATTAGTAAATGCGTTAAAAGAATTACCTGAATTTAAAGACTATAAGTTTGCTACTGAGCGTAGTAAATATTTGCGTGATTTAGGCATTCCATTAAATACAGATAGTACATTAAAAGGTCAAACTATATTTTTAGCAGAACGTTGTAGTGAATTAATAAATGAAAACATTATAACTGATAGAACAATTATAGATGTTATGGCATTTACAAATTGTGCTAAATCTGTAGAGTTAGGTGAAAAAATTAATTTTGAAGAGTATGCTTCTCAATTTATAGAAGAATATGATTGGATATTCTATGTAAGTCCAGCTGGAGTTCCTATTGAGGATAATAATGTTCGCGCTACAGATACAGATTACAGAAATACAATAGATAATATGATTAAATATCTATGTTCTTCTAAATTAAATGAAATAAAAAATTTCGGAATAATTAGTGGCTCTACTGAGGATAGAATAAAACAGATAAAATCTTATTTAAATCTGTAATATTTATAACTAAAACTCGCTAATGAAACGTAAGGATTTAATTAAATATATTAAAGAAGAAATTGTAATAGCATTAACTGAGGCTGGAGAAAAAACAGCAATGGTAACTACTCAAAGTGGAAAAACATCTGCTATTGATTATAAAACAAGTGATGAATTAAATAGAATTAAAGATAATACTGACATTAAGAGTATTGAAACTGGAACTGGTCAAAAAATCAAAGAAATGGCTAATATAGTTAGCTTAATTAAGATTCAAGATCCAGCTAAATTTGCTCTAGCCAAAGAAATATACACAGCTGGTAGAACATCAGCTTTACTAGCGGCAGTTGAAGCAGCTGGTGAAGAAGGTATAACTCAAAAAGACTTAGGTACAGCTTTAGGTGTTAAAAATGATTCTGAATTAAATCCTATTATTAGTAATCTTAGAGCAGCAGGTGCTTTAACTCCTAAAAGAGAAAAAACCATTACACCAGCTGAAGAAGAGCCAGAATTACCAACTCTTACTCCTGAAGAAGAGCCAGAAGAAGAAGAAACAGTTGATACTTATTACACTGGTGATGAAGAAGAAACACCTGAAGAAGAACCAGTAATAGCACCAACTAAAGCTACTGATAATTTAGGAAGATGGGTTGATGAATTAGCTAAACTTAATGCTAAAAAAGATGATTTACTTAAGAAATTAAAATCTAAAGAAATCACTATGGACCAATATAAAGAAATGATTGGTAATATTCCAACACAAATTAAAGCTTTACAAGCTAAAATAGATAAATTCGCTTAATAATGTCGCAAGACTTAAAACAAATAATAAAAGAAGAATACATAAAGTGCGCTCAAGATCCGGCGCACTTTATGCGTAAATATTGTTATATCCAACATCCACAACGTGGACGAGTTATATTTAACTTATATCCATTCCAGGGTAAAGTATTGAATCTTTGGAAAGAAAATCCATATTCAATAGTACTTAAATCAAGACAGTTAGGTATTTCTACATTAGCCGCTAGTTATTCATTATGGTTAATGCTTTTTCATAAGGATAAAAACGTATTATGTTTAGCTACTAAACAAGAAACAGCTAAAAATATGGTAACTAAAGTACGTTTTATGTACGATAATTTACCATCATGGTTAAAAATTCCAGCTGATGAAAATAACAAGTTAAGTTTAAAACTAAATAACGGATCACAAATAAAAGCAGTATCAGCAGCGGGTGATGCGGGTCGATCAGAAGCAGTATCTTTACTTATAGTGGATGAGGCCGCTTTTATTGAAAATATAGGTGAAATTTGGGCTTCTGCTCAACAAACCTTAGCTACAGGTGGTGGTGCTATTGTATTATCTACACCTTACGGTACTGGTAACTGGTTTCATCAAACATGGGTAAAAGCAGAATCACAAGAAAATGATTTCTTACCAATTAAATTACCTTGGTATGTTCATCCAGAACGAGATGAGGCTTGGAGAAAACGTCAAGATGAATTATTAGGTGACCCTAGATTAGCAGCTCAAGAATGTGATTGCGACTTTACAACATCTGGTGATGTAGTTTACTATCCAGAACATATAGAATATTATCTAACTTCTTATGTCACTGAACCAATGGAACGTAGAGGAGTAGATAAAAATTTATGGATTTGGGAATCACCTGATTACTCTAGAAATTATTTAGTGGTAGCTGACGTAGCTAGAGGAGATGGAAAGGATTTCTCTACATGCCATGTATTTGATATTGAAACAAATGCTCAAGTAGCTGAATTTAAAAGTCAACTTTCAACTAGAGAATTTGGATATTTCTTAGTAGGATTAGCCACAGAATATAATGAAGCACTTTTAGTAGTAGAAAACGCAAATGTAGGTTGGGACACATTAAGTGCTATACAAGAAAGAGGATATAGGAATCTCTATTTTTCATCAAAGAGTGATTCCACAACAGGAGATTCGTATATTAACTCTGGAAATCCATCAAGTATGGTAGCTGGATTTACTAACTCATTAAAAACTAGACCTTTAGTTATTAACAAAGGTAGAGAATATTTTGGTGATCATAGTGTTATAATTAGATCAAAACGATTAATTGAAGAAATGAAAGTGTTTATTTGGAAAAATGGAAGAGCAGAAGCACAATCAGGATATAACGATGATCTAGTTATGGCATATAGTATAGCAATGTATCTTAGAGATACAGCTCTAAAAAATAAAGCTCAAAATTTAGAATTAACAAAAGCAGCGATAAGTAATATATCAAGACCTTCTTCATATCAAGGGGCTTACTTCTCATCTGGTGTAGATAATCCATATCATATGCCTACAAATAATGGAAGCTCTGAAGATATTAGTTGGTTATTTTAAAAAATAAAATATGGCAGATACTAGTGTATTTTCAAGATTAAAAAGACTGTTTTCAACAGACGTTATTATTCGTAACGAAGGTGGAAATCAACTTAAAGTAATGGACGTAGATTCCATTCAAAGAAGCGGTAAATATGAAACTAATGCTCTAATTGATAGATATAGTAGAGTTTATTCAACAAACGCTACCTCACTCTATGGTCAACAATTAAATGTCAATTACCAATATTTAAGATCCCAGTTATACTCAGATTATGATGTGATGGATAATGATGCTATTGTAGCATCTGCTTTAGATATAGTATCAGATGAATGTTCATTAAAGAATGAAATGGGAGAAGTACTCCAAATTCGTAGTTCAGATGAAGATATTCAAAAAATACTTTACAATTTATTCTATGATGTTTTAAACATAGAATTTAATTTGTGGTCTTGGACTCGTCAAATGTGTAAATATGGTGATTTCTTTTTAAAATTAGAAATTGCTGAAAAATTTGGTGTATATAATGTTATTCCTTATACAGCATATCATATTGAAAGACAAGAAGGATATGATCCAAATGCTCCAACAGCTGTAAGATTCAGATTTAATCCAGATGGATTTGTTGGTGGTACAGGTCAATATACTGTACCTAATATGGGTGGAAATAATAACGCTCCAGGAATATATTTTGATAATTATGAAATGGCTCACTTCCGTTTATTAACAGATGTGAACTATTTACCTTATGGTAGATCATATATTGAACCAGCCCGTAAATTATTTAAACAATATACGTTGATGGAAGACGCTATGTTAATTCATAGAATTGCTCGTGCGCCAGAAAAACGTGTATTTTATATTAATGTAGGTGCTATTCCTCCTAATGAGGTTGAAAATTTCATGCAAAAGACAATTCGTACCATGAAAAAAACACCTTATATTGATCCACAAACCGGTGAATATAATTTAAAATATAACATGCAAAACATGTTAGAAGATTTTTATATTCCTGTTAGAGGTAATGATCAAACAACTAAAATAGAAACTACTAAAGGCTTAGAGTATAACGGTATTGAAGATGTTAACTATTTAAGAGATAAATTATTTGCTGCTCTTAAGGTACCTAAAGCATTTATGGGTTATGAAAAAGATTTAACAGGTAAAGCAACATTAGCAGCTGAAGATATCAGATTTGCTCGCACAATTGATAGATTACAACGTATTATATTATCAGAGTTATATAAAATTGCTTTAGTACACTTATATGTTCAAGGTTATAAAGGTGAAACTTTAACTAATTTTGAATTATCATTAACAACACCTTCGATTATCTATGATCAAGAACGTATCATGTTAATGAAGGAAAAAGTTGAATTAGCTAAAAATATTATAGATGCTCAATTATTACCTAGTGATTGGGTTTATCATCATATATTCCACTTTAGTGAGGATCAATTTGATGAATACAGAGAACTTATTTTACAAGATGCTAAACGTAAATTTAGATTATCTCAAGTTACTGAGGAAGGAAATGACCCACTTGAAACAGGTAAGTCATATGGTACTCCTCATGATCTAGCTGCTTTATATGGCAAAGGTAGAATGGTATCTGATCCAGGTAATGTACCCGCGGGATATGGTGATAACGCTGAGTTAGGTAGACCAAAAGAAAAGGTAAGTACTATTAATACTCAACAAAATCCATTAGGTAGAGATAGATTAGGTAGAACAGCTATGAAAAAAGATGATGATATGGCGGGTATGTCTAAGCAATTGACTGAAAGTGCTCAAACTACTTATTTAAAGAATAAACAATTATTAAATGAGATTGAGAAAAAAATAATTTTTCAAACAGATAAAGCAAAAGAATCATTACTTGATGAAAATCAATTGCGAGATTAAAAACTCCTTATATATTTATAACAAAAAAACGCAACTTTAGATGCTTATTAAACATTCAAAATTTAAGAATACTGGCATTCTCTTTGAATTACTTGTTAGACAAATAACAGCAGATACATTATCTGGTAAAAACTCAGAAGCCACTAATATCCTTAAGAAATATTTTAGCAAAACTGAATTAGGTCGTGAATATAAATTATATGATAGTTTATTAAAACGTACTAACTTAACTGAAGGTAAAGCGGAAGTCATAATAAATACAGTTTTAGATAGTTCTAAACAATTAAATAGATCAGCTCTTAAGAGACAAAAATATAATTTAATTAAAGAAATTAAACAGTATTATAATTTAGAAGATTTTTTTAAAACTAAATTGCCTCATTATAAAGCTCAAGCAGCTATTTATACTTTAATTGAAGCTTATAATAATGATAAAAAATTAGCTCATGAGCAAGTAATATCTAATAAATTAGCATTGCTAGAACATTTAACTTCAACATCAGTTAAACCTAAAGAAAAAACAGATGAAGTATTAAATGAATTTGCTCATTATGATAAAGATACTCGTATCTTAACTTATAAAATTTTATTAAATAAGTTTAATGATAAGTATGCTGATTTTAGTAACACTAAAAAAGAAATTCTTAAAGAATTTATAAATAGTGTTGATAATACAACTAAACTTAAAGAATTTTATAATATTAAAATTAATGAGTTTAAAACAGATCTTATCAAATTAAATAAGAAAACTAAAAACGAAGTTACTAAAATTAAAATTAATGAGGTAGCTAATTTATTAGTTGAACTAAATAAGAATGATAAAGTATCTAATGATAATATTGTTAATTTATTACAATATTGTGATTTATTAGAAGAACTTAAATCAGCAAATGGCAGCAAATAATAAATTTACGTCTGGTGGGTACACATCAAAGCAATCTGATATAGATCCTGAAACAGGAACTATTACCTGGAATATTACTTATAAACCAGATTATGCTTTAATGTATAAAGCTTTTAGAGAGCTTAATAGTGAGTATAAGAAATTTCTTACATATAAAGAAACTGCTGAAGATCCTAACTTTAAAAAGATATATAATGCTTTTAATACAGTTTGGAATGCTTTTAGAACACATATCCGTACTGCCTACCCAGCTGAATATAAAAAATTAAAAACAATTGACGAAAACAAACTTAAAAAAGTTGTATTCGCTAAATTAAAAGAAATGAGTGCGACAGGAACTGGAGCATCATTTACACCTGGCGCGGGAGAGAATTACGCTACTCCATTTGCTTTTAATCCAAATAAAAAAGCTAAAGGAGCGCAAAACATATATTACTATAAGTTAGGTTGGAAACCAGTTGATACTAAAAAACTTCATAAACAAGCTAAAGGTATTGAGCATAAAGATTTATGGAAGAAAAAATTAGAGGAGACAGAAGCAACTGATACTTATATTAATTCACTTAATTTAACTGACCCTACTTTATCACAATTTATTGAAAAAAGAGTAGGTGATTTTGATCAAATAGAAGATAAATTAAATACATTGCTTCCATTACTAAAACAAGCTAAAACTAAAACTATGGAGTATTATAAAAATTCTCCAGATTTTAAAGTACAATACGGAACAGATTTAGCTGTAGATTATTTAGACGATATTATTAAATTATTTAGAAATAAAAAATAATGAAAACACTTCAAGAACATTACAACGCCATCAAAACTGGCCAAGGAAATAAAGCTCAATTTGTAAAACAAGCTCGTTTATTATTTCCAGAATATTTTAACCAATATACTGATTTTGATACTGCCACAAATGTATTAAAATCTAAGCAAATTATTAGTGAAGCAGCGGGTGGTGTTGTAGCTAAAGGATTTAGTGTATATGATTGGAAGAAAATTTTAGCTGAAGAAACAAAAGCTGTAGAAAAAGAAATATCTAAAGAAGCAGCAGAAGCAAATAAAAATGCTTTTCAACCATCAGATATGAAAAATTCTGATAACGTTAATTTTAACGAAATCATGAAAGGATTTTATTGTGAGATGAAGGATGAGAAAAATAAAGATAAAACA